TCACCCCCGGAATCCCCGCCAATGGTTTCGGTTTGTCAGGAAGCGGTCGGCAAGCAGGATCAGCGGGTAGAGAAAGAGGCGGGCACTTCCTCGTCCCCACCGGCTGTAGACCTTGAGCGGCGCTTCGTCCATGTCTATCGTCTGCTCCATGATCTGCACGAAGCCATAGCGCCCGAGGGCTGTAAGCTCCCGCTCCGTTTCCTCCACGCTCAGCCCGCATTTCTTTGCGAGGGAGGCCGAGGTAAAGGCGGGGGGCTGCAGCTTGTCCGCAGGGCTTTCCGTCTCGATCAACACCCGCACAATATGGCGGAAGGTGGGGCGGGCAAGGGTGGCGAAGAAGTCGTCGAGCAGATCCTTGTCGAGCAGGGGAAGAACATCCTCATCCTTTTCATGCGATACGCAGGCGAAATCCCGCCACAAAAGCACGGAGGCTCCCGAATCCGCCGCGACGCCCGAGTTCGTTTGGCCGTTTTCCCGGATCGCCCGGATCATGTCCGCCGGAGCCGTGTTGTCCGACGAATCGGAGCACCAGCATTCCGCGTAGGTTTTGAGCAGGGCGTCGAAACACAGTTCGGGGAATTCCTCGAAGGAAACGTCTTTTCTCCGTCCCTCCCGTCCGAACAGCCCGTCGATGGACGTCCCGAACACATCCGCCAGCACGGGGAGCAGGGAAATGTCCGGAGCCGTGTTGCTGTTCTCCCATTTGCTTACGGTCTGCGCGGACACGCCGATGGTCTCCCCGAGCGCCTCCTGCGTCAGTCCCTTCTCCCGCCTCAGCTCCGCGATCCTTTCGCCGATCGTCTTCATATCTTCAACCTCGTTCCTTTTGCGTCCGGTTTCCCGGTCTGCCTTTATTGTACCGGATCGCCGCGGAGAAATCCATCGACGAAACGGAGAGCGTCTCCCGGATCCGGGGAGTTTTTGCCGGGGAAACGAAAAAGGGAAGAAATCCCTGTTTCCAAGATTCCTTCCCGAAGTCACTGGGAGTGACGCGCGGCAGTCGAAACATCCCCCGTTTTCAGGGACTATTGTATCGCCTTCAATCATTTCTCCGGCATCCGGTATGTCCTCGTCTTCAATTTCGTCGAGTCGAATCACTCGGCTGTCGGAGGAGTAGTTATAATTCAGAATCAGGTAATCGTCGTAAACGTAAACCGAGTTGATGAAGATTTTGATTAGCCGCTTCTGGCAGTCGTGGTCCTCGTAGTCCAAGCTCCTGAGACTATAAAGAAAAAACTCAATTTTTTCACGGGTCAGTCCGTTTTCAGCGTTAAGGTTTAGCTCCGCGAGAGAGGCCTCCAGCGCCGTTTTCTGCGCCTCTAACTCGGCCATGCGCACTTGCGTGGCCTCGCTGAAAAAGCCCGCCTCAACCGCCCGTAGAAGGTTTCTGATGGATGTCTGGACGCCGTTGATCTGCGATTGTAGCGCCCGTTGCTTAGAATCATCCCCGGCTTTGATTTTATAATACGCCCACGTCCGGTCGATCACCTCGTTCAGCAACTCGTCGTCGTTCAGCAGGTCCAGTGTGAAGCGGACGATGAACGGTTCGATGAAGGACTGGCGTATTGCCTTGGCCTTGCAGTTGCCCCCGCGTTTGTGTTCGCGGCAGAGGTAATAGCTGTACCGACGCTGGGCGCGGCCAAACCCGCTCTCCCCGGTCATCGGGGATCCACAGCGCCCGCAGAAGATCTTGTCCGCCAGCAGGTAGTCAGTTTTATACCATGCTTTGGACGGGGTCTTCTGGTTGATGCGCATGAGGTCTTGGACTCTCTCAAAAACTTCTACACTGATTAACGGAGGGATAGCGCCCTCCGTTACTGCTTTGTCCGGGCCGTGTTCGTAAATGCCGATGTACTTTTTGTTAGATAGAATACTACGAAGGCTGTTCTTGTTGAACTCACCGCCCTGAGCCGTGCGGACGCCTTTTTGATTCAAGTCCCGGCAGATTTCGGCGCAGGTGGCCCCGCTCAGATAGCTTTCAAAGATCCCCTGCACGATGGGAGCCGTATCCGGATCGATCTCGTAGGTTTTCTGCGGTGAGGCTCGGTATCCCAGCGGAAGTCGTCCGCCCATAATCTTCCCTTTTTTATAGTTCTCCCGGAGGCCGCGTTTCACGTTTTGAGACAGCTGGAGGCTGTAGTACTCCGCCATCCCTTCGAGCACGGATTCTAAGATCACACCTTCCGGGGATTCCGGGAGGTTTTCGGCCACATACTCCACACGGACCCCGTGACGCTTTGCGCGGTATTTATTAAAGGTGATTTCTTCGCGGTTCCGTCCGAAGCGGTCCACCTTCCAAACAATGATCACTTGGAACTGTTTCTTGGCGCAGTCCGCCAACATCTGCTGGAAATCATCCCGGCAATCGTTCCGGCCCGTCTTAGCTCGGTCGATGTATTCGTGGATGATTGTGTATCCCTTCACCTCGGCGTAGGCGTGGGCAGCTGCAAGCTGGCCTTCGATGGATTGCTCGGTCTGGTTGTGTGAGGAGTATCGAGCATACACTACGGCGATGTTGCCAGTGGATTCCGGGAGCTTGGACTTCTGGTTTTGATGGATGTCTACGTTCATGAAGACCTCCCGGATTACTTGCTCCCGGCCTCGGCCAACAGCCCGATCATCAGGTTATCGACTCTTTCCCGGTCAACCGGGCGAAGGCGTTCATAACGGCTTATCAGCACCTTCGTGCGGATGTCCTCGTTGGACGCGGAGTACGATATGGGTGGTATTTTGTCGGTGTGGAGTTTCGAGTAGTCGGTCGGATCGTCCGTCCGGCCCAGCAGATAGTCGATGGACACGTTAAACACATCCGCGATAAGAATGAGGGTCTTGGCGTTCGGAACATAGCCGTGCTGTTTCCATTGTGTGACGTGGGCGCGTGAAATGCCAAGGGGCTTCGTGGTGCTGTCAGCTGCGGGCTTTATTCCCCGCGCTTCACACAGCGCGTTGTAACGATCAAAAAAGCTCATGACAGTCTCCGGAAAAGTTTTTTAACAGGAAATTGCCGGACCCCCCTTGACAAGTTAAAGTTCTTATGGTAATATAAGGGCTGTAAAAGAACTTTAACTCACGCCTCTCTGGTCCCGGCTTTTGCGAGAAGCCGTCCGGAGGCGGTAAGCGGAAGGTGCGGTGAGGCAACCCCATTATACCGCTAAGGTTAAAGAAATTCAACCCTTTTTTACGAAATTTAGATTCTACGCCCCAAGAGCGAAAGGAGGGATGTGTTTGCTGCCTGATTGGATTGCCGACGTTGCGAGACGCCAGAAGCGTTCACGCATCACCGGTAAGGTCCTCGCAGACCGATGCGGCTACTCCCCGACTTACCTGTCCATGGTTCTGTCAGGGGCAAAAGAAAGCCCTCAAGCGCGGGAGAGGATTCTCAATGCGCTTACCGATCTCGAGCTGGAGCTCGGGACCTACGAAGCGGAGGAAGCGGAAAATGGGGGTCAGGAAATCGGACGCAAGGCCGAAAATTGACACAGCGCAAATAGAAGAGCTGGATTGGAATGTCTTAACGTCTGCCCTTCTAACTGCGATAGAACGGTTTTACGATGATCCGGCTAACGTTGCACGTTTTAATTCGTGGAAAAAAGAAAATGGCACAAAAAAGGAGGCAAGCCATGATTGAGGTCAAAGTCAGCATCACAGCCCCTGAGCTGTCCGAGGCGATAACGAGACTCGCCGCGGCGCTCGAAAAGCATGGGATTTCCACGTTGCAGGATTCCATTGCGCAAAGCGCGGAACCTGTGAAAGCTCCGGAAGCACCCGCGCCGAAGACGGAGGCAACCCCGGAACCGGTAGCACCCGCCCCGGTGACGGAAACCGCTCCTGAGAAACCGAGCGTTACCTACACCCTTGACGAGCTGGGCCGGGCCGCGGCTCCGTTGGTAGATAACGGCAGGACCGCCGAGTTGATAGCCCTGCTCGAGACATTCGGTGTGAAAACGCTCATTGATCTGAAGGCATCGGACTATCCGGCGTTCGTTGCGGGATTAGCGGATAGATTCGGCGTATCGGTTAGGGGGGCTGCGTAATGCCCCATGCGGAGCTGTGCTCCCCCTCAGCTTTTGAGCGGTGGAGCCACTGTACAGCGGCTCCCCACTTCGAGCAGAACTTCCCTGAAGAGGCACCGAGCAGGTATGCAGAGGAGGGAACCTTAGCCCATCGTATCTGCGAACTGTACGGACGGAAAAAGTTTGATTCCGGTTTCTCGGAAGCGGACTTTCAGGCCGGTATGGACGAGGCGAAAGCTAATCCGTTGTACGATCCGGAAATGTTGAGGACCGCGGAGTTCTACCTCCAGTACCTGAACGAGAAGTCGATTTCATTCCCGGCCAAACCCTATGTGGTTTTTGAAACCCAAGTAGATCTGAGCGAGTACATCCCGGGTTGCTTCGGAACGTGCGACTGCATCATGATCGGCGGCGGTCGGCTCCACATAACCGACTATAAACACGGTCAGCACATTCGGGTCTCAGCTATAGGCAACGGGCAAATGCGGCTCTACGCACTCGGTGCGCTGAGACGATACGCGGCGCTGTTCGGTGGAACGATTGAACGGGTTTCTACCGCAATCGTGCAACCGAGGATCACGGACGAAATCGTCGAAGACGATATGAGCGTAGATGAACTGCTCGGGTGGTGGGAGGAACTCAAACCGACTGCGCAGGAAGCCTACAACGGCCCGGGAACGTTCGTCCCCGGTAGTCACTGCCAGTTCTGCCGAGGGAAGAACATGTGCCGGGCACGCGCCGAGGGGGTTCTCAAAATTGAGGACTACAGGCAGAGGCCGGTAACACCTCCGAACAAGCTCCCGTCACTGACCTACGACGAGATCGCCGACATTCTCAGCCGGGGAGACGGTTTGATCGAGTGGTACAACGGTATAAAAGCCCATGCCACTCAGCTTCTGTTACAAGGGGAGGAGATCCCCGGCTGGAAGGTCGTCGAAGGGAAGTTAGGAAACCGCTCCTTTACAAACGCGGATAAGGCGTTCGAGGTTCTCGCCGAACAAGGCGTGGAATCCGAAATGCTTTATAAGCGCGAACCGAAATCACTGGCCGAGATCGAGAAGATGGTCGGTAAGAAGAAGTTCGCAGAAATCGCGGGGCCATTCATAACCCGCGCTCCCGGAAAGCCCACGCTGGTAACAGCGGACGATCCGCGAGACAGAATCACGTCTACAGCCGCGGATGATTTCGCGGATATAGAAATACAGGAAGCATCCTGAAATTTGCACGGTAGAAAGGAAAACGCTTATGTACGCTAACGATGCACAGAAAGTCAGAACGAGCGAGGTGCGGCTCTCCTACACGCACCTCAACGAGCCCTACGCAAACCCCACCCTCGTGGATTCCAAACCGAGGTATTCCACTTCGCTCTTGATTCCCAAGTCGGACACGGCCCTGCTTGCCGAACTTCGCGCGGCGATCAGCGCGGCGGCGGATGCGGCCACCTCCACGGTTTGGGGCGGGTACAGACTCCCCGATGACGTGCTCTACTCCCTTATTAAAGATGGAGACGGTGTAAAGCGCGACGGTAAGCCTTACGGCCCCGAAGCCAAGGGGTGCTGGGTGCTCTCCGCGGCGGCAACTCCCAGCCAGAAGCCCACGGTGGTTCATATCAGCAACGTGAAAACGCCGCTGGCCCCCGAGGACATCTATTCCGGGATGTACGCTCAGGTGATGCTCCGGTTTTACGGCACGGCAAAGGGCGGGAACAAGGTCTGCTGCGGGCTCGGAAACGTGTGCAAGACTCGGGATGGTGAACACCTCGATAACGGCAGAACGGACGCCAGCGAGGACTTCGCTGACATCGAAGCCGCGGTTGCGACATCGGCTCCGCAGGTGAATCCTCTGACCGGTCTTCCGATGGTAGGATAACAGGCAAACGGGGGTCCCACAGGCCCCCATTTGCATATACGAGAGGGGTTGGCTATGCGACTATCAATCGACCTTGAAACCTACTCCAGCGTGGATCTTGGCGACGCGGGACTTTACAAGTATGTGGAGAGTCCGGATTTTGAAATCCTTCTTCTCGCATACGCTGTAGACGACAATCCCGTTGACATCATCGATCTCGCGCAGGGTGAAGAGGTTCCCGATTGGCTGATAAAAGCGTTGCACGACCCCTCTACCATTAAGTACGCCCACAATGCGGCCTTTGAGTTCGACTGCCTCTCCAAATACTACGGGGAAATGGTTCCCGAACAGTGGCGTTGCACGATGTTCCACGCCCTGTATTGTGGATACCCCGGAAAACTTGAAGCGGTCGGCGCGGCGGTGGGTTTCGACGAAGACAAGAAAAAGCTGGCAACGGGTAAAGAGCTGATCCGGTACTTCTGCAAGCCGGTGAACCCGACACAGAAGAACGGGGGCCGCACACGGAACTACCCTCACCACGATCCCGCGAAGTGGAATCTGTTCAAGGAATACTGCAAGCAGGACGTGGTGGCGGAAATGGAGATCGAAAATCGGCTCTCCATACATCCGGTTCCGGATTTCCTGCAGAAACAGTGGGAAACCGACCTTCGGATCAACCGGCGCGGTGTAGCAGTTGACCTCGATCTTACCTCGGGCGCTCAGGCAATCGACGCCAAGATCCGCGAGAGCCTTCTGATGGAGGCCACAGAGATTTCCGGGTTGTCAAACCCAAACAGCGTGTCACAACTTGTCGGGTGGCTTAATCAAAACGGCCAAACCGACATTACCGACCTGCGGAAGGAAACGGTCAATGACCTGCTTTCGGGGTGGAGCGGTACAGAGGAAGAGAAACGGATGCTCGAGATCCGACAGGAGCTTGGCAAGACATCCAACAAGAAGTACGACGCCATCAGCGAGTGCGTTTGCAACGATGGCCGGGTACGAGGCCTTCTCCAGTTCTACGGAGCCAACCGGACGGGCCGATGGGCTGGCCGACTGGTTCAGGTTCAGAACCTCCCGCGGACCTACATCGGGTCGCTCGACTTGGCTCGGGATCTTGTGAAAGGGCGGAAGGGCGAGGCCCTTCGAGTGATTTACGGATCGATCCCTGATACCCTTTCTCAGCTTATCCGCACGGCTTTTGTGGCATCACCCGGAAACGTGTTGATCGATGCCGATTTCTCGGCAATCGAAGCCCGCGTGATTTCGTGGCTCGCGGGGGAGGAGTGGCGGTTGGAGATCTTCCGGACAACCGGTAAGATCTACGAGGCTTCGGCCTCCATGATCTACCACGTCCCCGTTGAAACCATAGCGAAGGGGCAACCGAACTACCACCTCCGACAGAGAGGAAAGGTGGCGGAGCTGGCTCTTGGCTATCAAGGTTCGGTAGGGGCCATGCGCAGAATGGACGCGGCTCACGCGCTCGATGACCTCTCAGACGACGATCTTTTGGGAATCGTGAAGGGATGGCGGCAGAGCAACAACAAGATCCAGCAGCTGTGGTACGACGCGGAGGGCGCGGCCATTCATACGGTCGAAACCGGAGAGGCTTCGATGGTGAAGTGCCTGACTTTCCGGATGGAATACGACAGAGAACACGGGGGCTCGTGCCTTAGCATTGAACTGCCGTCAAAGCGGAAGTTGTTTTACAACAACCCCACGCTTACGCGGAACCGGTGGAACAAGGCGTCGCTCCAATTCTCAGGCGTAAACCAAACGACGAAAAAATGGGAGCACGCGGAAACCTACGGTGGTAAGATCATTGAGAACTGCACTCAGGCAATCGCCCGGGATTGCTTAGCCGAGGCAATTGAGCGCCTTGAGGCCGCGGGATTCCCTATCGTGTTCCACATACACGATGAAGTCGTAATTGACACGAGGCCCTTTGCGGACGATGAAAAAATGCTTCAGGCGGTGATTGACGTCATGAGACAACCGCCCGAATGGGCTCCCGGTCTTCCCTTAAACGGCGATGGCTGGGTGGGAACGTACTTCAAGAAGGATTAAGCAACATGGGCTGGTGTAGCTCAATTTGGCAGAGCGGGCGTCTTGTAATCGTCAGGTTTTTGCGGGTTCGATTCCCGCCGCCAGCTTTTGCCGGGGTAGCATAGTGGCCGAATGCGGCGGGCCTGAACCCCGTAGAGTGCTCGACAGAGGCTCCGTGAGTTCGAATCTCACCCCCGGCGTCTTCCGGAGAAATCCGGTCGGTGCGGAGTGTCCGCGCAGCGATACCGAAATCGTGTCTTAAGCGGTGAACCGAAAATACTGTCCGGTATGATTGGCTCGCATAGCAACCGATTAGGGCGCACAAAAATCGCTTCTATTCAGCCGTAGCTTTAGTAGGTCAGAGCACCGGGCCGTTAGCCCGGAGGATGCGGTTCGATTCCGCACAGCTGGCCCTCTCTGGTATGCAGGGGGACATAAACGCATACTCGGTCGTGATGCAGGGCTGTAACGCGGGAAGGCCAACCGTGTCTGCATCAACAAGGGACGTTACCTCAATTGGTAGAGACACCGGCTCATAACCGGTAAGTTGAAGGTTCGAGTCCTTCACGTCCCATCGGCGAAGTGGCGGAAAAGGTAACGCTGATTTCACGGTGTCAAGAGGAATGCGAATAGGGGTTCGAGTCCCCCTGTCAACGGTGTTCGACTCCCGCTGGCGCATGGTGCAACAACATCCCCATGTGAGGTGCAAATCCTCACCTTCGCTGAAAAATATGCGGTGGCGGAATAGGTAGACGCACATCCGGAGTTGAGCCTTTCATCGGTTAACGGTTGCTCAACTCAGAAAACCGATATGAGAGGTGCAAATCCTCTCCCGCATAATCTGAACTGGGGTGGCGGAATAGGTAGACGCAGAGACGGTCAGGTGACAGGGGTACGGATAAAAACGTAATCAGGTACTTCCCCTATGGGTTCGATTCCCTCCAATCCGGGCAGACGTCGGCCCATGTGAGGTGCAAATCCTCACCCCCGCCTAAGTTGCAAAAATGGAGGAACACATGAATTTCAAGTGTAGTATAACAAGGCAGAAATGTCAAATCGATGATTTTGAATTTGACAATGTGTTATGCCCTTTTTATAAAAGTGGAAACTACCGGTACAAACCCACAGAAGGGAATTTCCATTACGATCCTTCCAAAGGCGAACAGAGAACGGTTTTCTGTTTTGATGATACTTGCAGGTTTTATGGGATAAAACGGTCAGAGGAAATCAAAGGCCGAGACTGGCTGGATAAATAATATCGCGCGGTAGAGCAGAGGTCAGCTCGCCAGCTTCATAAGCTGGAGGTCGCAGGTCCGAATCCTGCCCGCGCAATCAAATTGATCCGGAAGCGATACAGGAGATACAGGATCGCCCATCTGGTCCGTTGCCATCAAAAGGGATGGAGGTAAATAGTTCCGTAGTCCTTACTGCGGAGCTTCCGTACAACGGCGTTATGACCCTACCGGCACGTAAGATCGGGGAACGTACATAGAGGGTTGATAATATACGACGGCTGGTTATAGAAGGTACGGAACGACGGTCCGCCAAGGGCTTTGTGCGAAGTCCGCGCTGGTGGCAACGTGCGTAGAAGCGACTGTCGTTTTCGGGGAAGTCCTACCCGGCCCCATCTGAGAATGAGGAAAGAAAATGAACACACTGAAAGTCGAAGCCCTACTTGCAAAGAAGTATGGCTATAAACGTCTTCCCGGTGATTTGTCCGAAAAGTACCGGCAGTATTTTCATGAGAACATTCCGAGTTGGCTGAAGATTGAGGGAGAAACCAGACCTCTTTATACCGTGAAGGGATCGAAAGTGTGCGATTTCTATGACAGGATCGTCATTGGAGATTACGGAGCGTTCATTGAGTTCTTTGCCGAACCGGAAGAAACGCACTTCATTATCCAACCCGGTCAGGAATACAGGGTGAATGATCCGAGGTACAGCAACAACGTGAAGTATATCTGGATGACAGTTGATGATGGATCCGGAATCAAGATTTACAGACAGAGAAAAACCGTAACCTATGCAGACTACCTTCCGGACCGGTATTATGTGAGTGTGCATGAAGTAACGGCTTGAAATTCGGGGGATTAGCGTAATGGTTGGAATTTATAAATTCACAAATGTAATTGATGGTAAGTCTTATATTGGAAAAAGCAAAAATATAACCAGAAGATATAATCACCATAAGCGTTTGGCTGGCGGTGAAGCAGATGGCTTTAATCTATATGTAGACTCTGTTATGCGAGAAGTGGGATTCCATAATTTTGAGTTTATGGTACTTGAAGAGTGCCATCCAGAAGAACTCGATGAGAAGGAAAAATATTATATAAAAAAGTTTAACACCTTAATTCCGAACGGATACAATATAAGTTTTGGGGGAAGAGGAGGAAGGTTTCAATCCATAAAATCATTTGAAGAAATAAAAGAAATCCAGAGGTTATTGAGCGATACAGTTTTATCGGAAGCAGAGATAGGGCGGAAATTTGGGGTTACAGATGTTACTATTTCATATATAAATGTTGGAAAAATATGGAAAAACGAAAATGTGAGTTATCCAATAAGAACCTTAAGCCTAAATCGTATAATCACTCCGGTACATTGTGAACGATGCGGGAAAGCAATACATAAAAGAAATAAATTCCATTTATGCCAGAGCTGTTATTCAAAAAAGAAAGGCGAGCACATTCCGCCGAAAGAGTTGTTATTTGAGGAACTGATGGGATCAAGTTTTGAAGCGGTCGGTAGAAAATATGGTGTGACGGGAAACGCTGTAAAAAAATGGTGCGAGAAGTATGGTTTACCGAATCACGCCTATGAATATCGAAAACTACGAGATTTGAGGGATAAACATTAATGGTAATGTGCATGACTTTGAATCATGAAAAGAAGGTTCGATTCCTTCATCCCCTGTTTAACTTGCAACCAACTTGCAACTAACTTGCAACCTTGAAAGGGGGTGATCCTACTGTGGACGGAGCAGGTAACGAGTTTCCGTTGACTATATCGCCGCCCGGAATTGATGAAATCATCGAATCTCTAAAGGGAGTAGGGATTGAAGTTGTTCCGGGCGAATCAACAGAGTATGTTATCGCTGAAGAACCGGATGGTAAGCGGTACAAACTTCCGAAGGATTTCAATATCTTCACGAATCCGATTAAGATTCCGATTGAAGAAAATGGAGGTGGGAAGATATGATCTATACAGAGATTAAGGAAGACCTGTTTGAGGTTCCGGATCATTATTATTTAGCGCATTGTATTAACGGCAACTATACGCTTGGCGCAGGAATCGCAAGATCATTCGCCGATAGAATGAACATGAGGTATCATCTTGTGTCACAGTATCCGATTAAGGCCGGGGAACAGTATAAGTATATTGGAAAAGCTCTTCTTGTGGGACGTGTATTTAATCTTGTTACAAAAGCATTCCATTATAACAAGCCAACCTATGAATCGCTCCGATCTGCATTGAATGATATGCACGATCAATGTGAGGAACTTGGAATCAAGTATCTTGCCATGCCAAAGATTGGTTGCGGCCTTGACAGGCTCGATTGGAGCAAGGTGGGCGTGATGATCCGAGAAATCTTCAGTGATTTGGATATTGAAATTCTGGTGTGTTATATATAAGCGAATAATATGTGGTGTATGCCCATGCCGAAAAGCGACGATAGTTGCCGGAGAATCGATCAACCCGACAGAGAAAAGGCGGCATACGTTTACTGAGCGTGAGGGGGACTCAGTAAGCTAAAGAAATCATGACATACTATACAAAACGCTATTTTCTCGGAATACCTATATATTCTGTGATTCATTATCCTCGAAAATGTGTAATAACTTTCTTCGATAAATTTTTGATGGAACACGGAATTGATGTTCCCGAAGAATATGAACCGTGGATGAGTTAAAAAATCTTTAATTACATCCGGGATGACTGGCTGTAATTAAAGAAAAAGACCGATTTCTTTAATTAAGATGAAAGGTGAACCACATGGCTGTTCAGAGATTGTACGGGTATATAATCGTATGTAACCGGTGTGGCAAGCAATCTGAGTATATCGGGAGACAGCCTCTGACTGATGATGACATTCAGAAATTAAGTCCGGATTGGCAGTTTATAGAAGACAAGAGGTTCCCGGCGTATAAGAATATCTGCCCAGCTTGCCTTATTAAAGATAGAGGTCAAAATAGTGAAGAAAAGAATAACGGTCATCCTTGAATATGAGAATGAAGATGAAACCGATCTTTTGAATTTGGATCGATTCATAATTGATGACCTTGAGACGGAATTAAACTGCTGTTCGCATTTCTTTGAGATCAAATCTATCGACATTGAGGAGGATAAAATGGCCGATTGGCACGAAGATTACAGCGACCGGTTTGACGAGCTTCGGAAACATCGGGTAGAACTGAGCCATTACAAATATGGATCAGTCCGAAAGAATTACCGTACTGGTAACATTGATGCTATCGCCACGATGAAGAAGTGCGTCGATAAGTACCGGGCCACGGGCAACACTGAGTACCTTTGCGATGGGGCGAATTACCTCATGTTCGAATTCATGTTTCCGCAAGTTCCGGGGGCCTACTTCCGGGCCACCGATTCAAGTGAGTCTGCTGGTATCGTTGGTATCAGCGAAAAAGAAATGGAAGAACTGAAGAAGGAGGATTTCTAAAATGAAACGCACAAGGATCTTTGCAGCGGCGTGTCTTGCCGCATTGATGCTCTCTGCTGCGTCGTGCAACCGGGGGATCACCGACTTCCACCAGAAGTTCGATTATGCCTTCATTTACTTCGGCGACAAGATCGTCGTTGAGGGTGAGGTCGAAAAATGGTGGGACTATGACAGCAGCGACATGGTTCAGGTTCAGATCGATGGGAAAGTTTATCTGACCCACTCCGCCAATGTTCTGCTCGTCCAGAAATAAGGGGAGGCGAGTGTGGGGCCGGAAAGAGATTACAGAGTCATTGCCATAGACTTTGACAACACCCTGTTCATAACCGAGTATCCGGAAATCATCGCCCCGATTGACCCGATCATCGAAAGGGCGAAGAAACACAAAGAGGGTGGAGACAAGCTCATTCTATGGACGTGCAGAGAAGGCCCAGAGCTTGAGGCCGCTATACAGGCTTGCCGGGAGCAGGGGTTGAAGTTTGATGCTGTGAACGACAACCTCCCTGAACTGAAAGAGTTCTGGGGGACTAACCCGAGGAAGATAGGGGCCGACGAATATTGGGACGATAAGAACCAATCTGCACTGGCTCTTATTTGGGATTGGGAAATCCGAAAAAGACTTGAATTTCCGCGAGGCGAATATGGAGAACGAAAGAAAGAAAAAGGTTTTAATCTCCCAGCCGATGGCTACGAAGACTGATTTTGAGATCGAAGAGGCGAGGGCAAGAGCTACCCGTGTTCTTGAAGAAAAAGGATATGAGGTGGCAAATACCTTATTTGACGGTGAATGGTATAATCCCACGAATATGCACAACAGGGGCGTGGTCTTTATCCCGTTGTGTTTCCTCGCAAAATCCCTTGAAGCCATGAGTCAGTGTCATGCGGTTTATTTCTGTAAGGGGTGGGAGAACGCTCGTGGATGTAAAATCGAACATGAAGCCGCTGTCCAGTACGGACTGACGATTTTCTACGAGGAGGGCTGAATGCATTTTATTGCCTCTTGCTCATTCGGTAAAGACAGCCTCGCAATGGTTCTTCTTTTAATTGAAAAGAAATACCCGCTTAACGAAGTCGTATTTTTCGATACCGGGATGGAGTTTCAAGCGATCTACAATAACAGGGACAAACTAAAACCGATTCTCATGGAACACGGTATTAAATTCACAGAAATAAAACCCCGAACCCCATTCCTGTACAATATGCTCGAGCGTCCGGTATGCGGCCCGAACGGCCCGCATACCGGGTATGGATGGTGCGGCGGGGTGTGCCGATGGGGGACCGAAGAGAAAACGCGTAGTCTCGATAAAGCGGTTATCCCCCCCCCCAGAACGGCATTATATCGGTATCGCGGCGGATGAATCGCAACGACTGGCCCGCCTTGTCCTTCCGAAAGTGGCGCCTCTTGCCGATTGGGGTATAACAGAACAGGGCGCGCTTGCATATTGCTATGGTAACGGATGGAATTGGAACGAACCGTCCCCTGTTACCGAAACCGGGTACATCGATTTATACGCCATTATGGATAGGGTGTCCTGCTGGTGTTGTGCAAACAAAAACCGGAAAGAGCTAAAAAATATCTGGCGGTATCTTCCCGATTATTGGCGAAAGTTAAAATACCTTCAAAGCCGAATTGAACGTCCTATGAAAAGCTATTGCAACAAGAAATACGGAAAGTACGGGAACCTTTTCGAGCTCGAAAAAGTATTTATAGAGGAGGACTAAGTGGAAAAACGTGAAGAAGTGCTGGAAAAAGCCATGATTTCTCAGCCTATGGCCGGGCTGACAGACTTTGAAATCGAGGATGTAAAATCGAACATGAAGCGGCGGTGGCCTACGGGTTGGAGATCATCTACGAATAAAGGAGAGACGCTATGAGCATCAAAATCGAAAACATTCTCGGCCCGTCCATTGATCAGTGGCAGTCAGCCATCAGAGGAATGCGGAACCCTCTGAACAGTTGGGCGAAGTCCGACACGACGTGGGACATGATCGAAGATCCAGAGCCCATCAATCCGGAGGACATGGTGTACATCAAGATCGGAGAAAACGATCTTGACCTCATGCGGCGGCTTGCAAAAGCCGGAAGCGACCACCGGAAGTACCTCCGGATGCTTCCCGTGATGATGGATGTAACGGCCCCCCTCTTCTGGTGGAAGGAATACGACACCTATAAAGTGGGAACCGTCGCCAACTCCTGCTCCACCATGCACACGATCCACATGAGCGAGTTCACGCTTGACGATTTCAGCCTTGAAACCTGCCGGGATACGGAAAAGCAGGTTCAGGCGCATTTGTTCGGATTAAAGCCATACATTGGCATGATGGTAGACATGCTGAACAAGGCGCGTGAGGGCTATTTGAAAACGGGGGATGAAGTATTCTGGCGGTACATGATCGAGCTGCTTCCGGCTTCCTTCAATCAGAAGCGGACCCTGTTCCTGAATTATGAGGTCCTCTGGAACATGTATCAGGCCCGGAAGAACCACAAGTTGAAAGAGTGGCGTGAGTTCTGTTCAACGATATGGGAGCAGGTCCCGTATTTCCGCACCATCTTCGAGGAGGACTCGAAATGATCCTTGTTTCGCTCCTTTTATTTTCGGTAGGCGTCCTTGTGCTGACCGGGGCTGGGATGGCCTACACATACAAGGGAACCCGGTATAGCGGGATCGATTCAGTGCTCGACAGCGAAAGAAAAAAGTACGACGAAAAGGACCATCGAATGTACGCTATTTTGTCCGGGTTATCTTACGCCGGGTTTTCGGTTGGCGCAGTTGCCATTTTCGTGGCGATGGTCATGTTTTTCCTCGCCATTTCAACTAAGTGAGGAGGTGAGACTGTGGCGCTGATGTCTATCGTGTTCCTTGTCATTTCCGCGGTTTGCTTCATTTCCGCAATCGTGATAAGGGTCTACCGGGCGCGGCATTACCGGGACCTCTACGACCCACTTTTGATGCACAGGGTTACCCGTGACGACTTTATGAGGGACGCACGGCTGTGGGACTTGCAGACTAACCTAACCATGGCCGGGGGGTTCTTCCTCGTTTCGGCGGGACTTACACTCTTGGGGTGGGTCGCATGAACAAAGAGCCAGAGAAGACCATCCGTCTTACCATGACGGAGGATGATGCAAGGCTCGTGGCGAAAGCCTGTGAGTTCTACGCCCGGATAGCCTACGGCCAGTTTACCGAGATCGCCTACAACTTCCTTGATCTGAGCTTGCCCGTGGACGAATTCTGCAAACGGCGCGATGAAATGGAAGACCTGCTTTTCCGCGCCCGCGCGATCCTGTACCCTGATTTGGGGCGGCACGTCGGAACGTCCTACGGATACGGGAGATTCAAGTACGCGGACAAGGCCTTCGACGTGTACCAGCTTCTCCGGCTTGCCTACGGTGATAACCGGTATCCGCTTCTCACTGCGCCTTACCCTAACGTGGAGTTGAAGGTCGGGAACGAGTGGAAGAAGCTCGCATTCGGTCCGCGCAGAATGCGGTGGGAATAAAAGGATAGATCATGGATACTGAGCTTGAAGAAAAAGCCTGTCCGTTCTGTGGACAGTTGATAATGTGCGGGCCTGATGTAAAGCCAGAACGACTTTGCCGGTGCGCCGAGGCCGTGCGGTATGCGGCTGACGAGGAAACTCTTGAAGATATGCAGACCCTTCTCTATGAGCTTTTTGGAGACAAATGTCAGGATTGTTCCAAATCTTTTTATTCCTGTAGGAGAAGAAGAGCTGTCCGCTTTGAATCATGTGATCGTGCTGGTGTCCGCTGGTCTGTTCACCAAGGCAGTTATCACCCTTCAGGACGGTTCTCAGTGCATCGTAAAGAAGGATGCGGTTACGAGAAAGATTACAATTAAGGGGTGAAATAAAATGTATCCCAATAAACAAAAAGAATCTTATGAGAAGCCTGAAATGGAGGTACTTCTTCCTGAGAGAGGTTCGAGTGTTCTCCGGCCAGTTGAACCATGGGAAATCCCTATGCGTGGTCGTCCTTGCAAGATTACATATAAAGATGAGACCACTTCAATGGGAAGGTTCATTGCGTTTGCGACTGATTTCATGGAACTGCAAGATGGTATAGGACAATACCCTGTCGCCATTGTTGAGCTTGAAGACGGAACCGTTCAAGTGGTCTATGTTGAACAGGTTCAGTTCATGGACCGGAGATAAAAATCGGAGGTAACGATAATGTCGAGACTGATTATTGATCTTCCGGACGATCAGGAATTTGAGAAGTCCGTTCAGAACGCTTACGAGGCTATGGCAAAACAGATGGTTCGGAACGCTGTAGACAAGGCTATGGAGGAAGAGCTGGGGAGGGTGGTCAACGGTAGGATCAGCAAGTATCTTGAGGCGTTTGGAAACCCAAAGCTGGTCTCTATCATCGATAACGCTATGACGTCTGCCCTTCATATCGAGGTCGAGAGAGCCATTGCGAAGTGCGCGGCAAACGAAGCGCTGATCCGCAGATCCGCGGAAAAAGTGTACGAGGATAATCTTGCATACGCCATGCGGTTCAACGGGGAGAGCGTTCAAGATTACCTCGCCCGCAAGATAAACGAGTACATCGAGGATGCCTTTGAAAAGAAGCTGAAAGCCCAGCTTCCGGGGGCCATCAAGGAAGCGTTCGGATCGCTGAAATAAGCCCGGTTTCCCGTCAAAACAGGGGGACCGGTTACAATGTAGGGACAAGGTAAACCACATTTACCTCGGCCTCGAAAGGAGGGGCAAACAAGTGAGCATTGAAAACCGCAAAAAGACACCACCGGGAGAACGTGGGAAGGGCCGCATGGCGACCCATTGGAACGGAGAACGGAGGCTTGTATGATCGGGTGGTTTCTGTTGTTTCTCGCAAGCGGCGCGGCCTCGTCCGTCATGGCGGCAGGGCTTATCAACTACCGGGATGCCCGGACGGTGGTATCATGGACCGCGAAGAAAGGAAAGCGAAAGGCCAGAGAGGTACGGGCTCTCGTCGAAAGGTACTCCGATGACGAGGAACTGATGACCAAGGGCGTCCAACGGTACATCGTTATAACGGCCCTCATCGTTTCCTTCGTGGCTCTTACCGTGGTCTTGCTTACGACCGCGCTTATAACTTTTATTCTGTATATCTGTGGAGGTGCTACATGATCAACCTTGGAGGGGGCTATCTGGTTTGCCCCACGAGCTACGGCTACAACCTCGTCCTTGATAGGGGGCAAAAGAACAAGGAAACCGGGAAACCCGTTTACTACCCGGTTTCGTACCACGGTAACCTCGAATCCGCGGTAGCCGCGGCTATGCGTATCGCCCAGAGGGAAGAGTTGTCGAAGCAGGATTACTCGCTCAAGGAGGCCGTTGCAGTCATGGAACGGATCCAGAAAGAGTTCATCGAAACCCTGCACGAGGTAATCGGGAGAAAGGAAACGATCGAAGATGAAGACTGAGTACCAGAACAACATCGAAGCGATGATGGAGGCGCAGACGGACAAAGGCCTCCACAAATACGGGGTGACCTTGGAGGATAACACCACGCTCACGACGGAACAGCGCATCGAGCATTTCCAAGAAGAAGCCATTGATGCGCTGTTCTACGGGGAGCACCTTAAGGCGGCTCTACGGAATGAGGGCCTCACAGCGAACGACTACCAACGGGCGGCTATGCGCACGGCCCCGGATTCCATAGGAGCGGATGAAATGCTTCTGAACAGCTTCTTCGGGTTGCAAGGGGAGCTGGGTGAACTTTTCGACCTGTACAAGAAGCACCGGTATCAAGGGCATCCGCTCGACCCGGGGGCAATGAAACTGGAGCTGGGTGATCTGCTGTGGTACGCCGCGGAAATGGCTACGGCTCTTGGGTTTACCCTTTCCGAGGTAATGACCGCGAACATCGAAAAGCTCAAAGCCCGGTATCCCGAGGGGTTTGATAAGGCCAGAAGTATTCACAGGGAGGCGTGACATGCCGGAGAACGAAGAACACAAGCCGTGCAGCTGGGGGGACGGTATAACCATCAAACCGGACGGCGAACACGAGCTCGACCCGTGTGTTTACCGGGACGTGCAGGAAATCAAGAACGTAACGATAGTGGTTTCCCGATGCGTCCGATGCGGGCGCATCGTTATCGGGTGGAAACCGCAGCTGAACACTGAGGTCGTGTACGACGAGCTGAGCGGGGAAGGAAGCGAGGGTAACCATGACACTGTTTGAAGGCGTATTGCGCGACGCTATTCACATCGACCCGACTCCTGTAATCCGCGCCGGGTTTGAACAGGTGACCTTCGGGGGCGATCCTTCGCTCCCAAGGTTAGAGCCGATCCCGGTTGCAACCATCAGCATAAAGCTGGTAGCGACCGAGGCCCTGAATCGGCTTGTAGACTTAATCAGGAGCGAAGAAGAGGAGGCACCGGACGACGGGGCGTGGTATGAGTTCTACATCACTTTCAATGACTACACCCCGTCCGGTGTGGACGGGTGGATACAGGTTGTTGTTCGGGGAACCGCGGCAAGCGACGCCGGATTTACCCATAGAATTGAGCTTACGCGGCTCGAACAAAACATGGTCCGCGCCTACATTGACGATCAGTGCCGACAGCACATGGGGATCAGGCAGGGTATCACCGATCTGTTGCGTGCATCGAAAAATCGGATGCCGGTATAACCAAAAAACAGGGGGCAAAAATAGTCGAATTTGCCCTTGATTTTCAAGGAGTATTATGCTAACATAAGGGCTACGGTTAAAGAACTTTAACTGAAAAAGGAGACCTTGCAAACCATGAGGTTAGAACACGACGCCCAACTCACGTTGTCGGTAGGCAACAGCCGAAAATCCCTGAGCTGGGTTAAAACGACGATGTCTCTCTCGGACTTGTACGAGAGGCTCTCAGCGCCGTTACGCGGAATGGAAACCATGGAGTCCTATCTCGCCGCGCCGAAGAAAAGGCAGGACGAGTTGAAGGATGTCGGCGGATTCGTCGGCGGGACTCTGGAAGGCGAGAGGCGGTTGAGTACGAAGGTAGTCAACCGCTGTTTAGTCACTCTCGATTTCGATACCATGCCTCCCTATTCGACGGATAACGTGATCCAGAAGGTAGCGAGCATCGGATTCAGCTACTGCGTTTACAGCACGCGCAAGCACCGCAAAGAAGCCCCGCGCTTGCGGATCCTCTTCCCGTTGGACAGGCCGGTCACCCCGGACGAGTACGACGCCATCGCGCGAAAACTCGCGGGGGCGATTGGCATTGAAATGGCCGACCCTACCACCTTCGAGCCGCACCGGTTGATGTACTGGCCGTCCTGTTGCGTGGACGGCGAGTACATCTTCCGGTACGCAGACCTTCCCATCATCGGGGCGGACTTTGTCCTTGGCCTCTACGACGATTGGCAGAATTGGGAGGCGCGACCGCAGGTCCCGGGGGAAGGGAACAAGTACAAACGGCTCGCGGTGAAGGCAGGAAACCCCACCGAAAAGCCGGGGGTGGTAGGTGCGTTCTGCCGGGTCTACAACATCCATACGGCCATGGAGAAGTTCCTCCCGGGCATTTACGAGCCCGTGGGGAATAACGGAGATCGGTACACCTATCTGAACGGATCGACGACTGGCGGTGCCGTGGTGTACGAAGACGGGCTGTTCATGTACTCCCATCACGCCACGGACCCCTGCTGCGACAAATTGGTGAACGCGTTCGACATGGTCCGGCTCCACCTCTTCGGGGATCTCGATGAAGACTGTGCACCGGACACAGCGGTGAACCGGCTTCCGTCTTACACGAACATGTGCGAGAAGGCCATCGGGGACGAAGCGGTGATCCAGCTCATGACAGAGGAGCGGATGGCGGCAACGGCGACAGAGTTCGGGGATTTGACCCCACCTGCTCCGGAAATCGCCGATGGGGGCGGCGCGGAGGAAAACGATAAAGCATGGGCGTCCATGCTCTCCCGAAACGTGAAAACGGGAGCCGTGAAGCCGACCATCGAGAACGCGCTTATCATTTTCGAGAACGACCCAAACCTGAAAAACCGGTTTGCACTGAACCAGTTTGCAGGGCGCGGCGAGGTGCTGGGGCAACTGCCATGGATGCATGAAGCCGAGCGGCGGATGTGGACGGACACCGATTCAAACGGCGTCTACTGGTATTTGGAGAAGACCTACGGTTTCAACGGGCGGGGGGCCATCGATTCCGCGCTGGACCTTCACGCGGCAAAGTACGCGTTCAACGAGGTTCAGGAATACATCAACCATCTGGAGTGGGACGGTGAGAACCGGCTTGATACGATGTTCACGGACTATCTGGGGGCGAACGACACCGCCTACACACGCGCGGTCTGCCGGAAGGCATTTACAGCCGCAATAGCCCGGGCCATGAACCCCGGATGCAAGTACGACCAGATGGTCATTCTCTGCGGGCCGCAGGGCCTCGGGAAAAGCACGCTCCTGTACAAGATGGCGCACGGATGGTTCAACGATTCCATTCGGACCTTTGAAGGGAAGGAGGCGTCGGAACTTCTGCAGGGGGTATGGCTGGTCGAAATCGCGGAGCTCGATGCGTTCCGCCGTACCGACGTCTCCCGAATCAAGCAGTTCCTCTCACTCCGTGCGGACCGATACCGCGCGGCGTACGCCCACAACGCCCGCGAGTTCCCCCGTAGGTGCGTCTTTTTCGGCACGTCCAATCAGGTGGACTTCCTTCAAGATACCACGGGAAATCGGCGCTTCTGGCCCGTTGACGTGGGCCTTGTTCAGCACGAGAAGAACGCCTTCACCGATCTGACACCGGAGGTGATCGATCAGATTTGGGCCGAGGCGAAGATGCGCTGGTCAATGGGGGAGCCGTTGTACCTGACCGACGAAACCATTGAAGAGGCAAAGCGTCAACAGGAGGATCATCGGGACGCGTCGTCACAGGAGGGCTTGGTAGCGGACTTCCTGTCGAAGGACATCCCTGCCGATTGGGACCGCTGGACGGTCGAAGAAAGACGTTCTTTCTGGAGCGGAGGGGGCGCGGGAAACGTCCCGCTGGTTCCCCGGAATAAGATTACAGCTATTGAAGTTTGGTGCGAACTTTTCATGCGCGGACAGGCCGACATCAAGCGAAATGACTCCCGGGAAATCAACGCGATCATCGCCAGCATTCCAGAATGGCGGCGTCTCAGCGGCACATTTCGATGCGGTCCGTATGGCGTTCAGAGGGGCTTCGTCCGGTTCAACGGGGTGTAACATTCCGAAGCGGCTGTTACAAAATCGGGAGTTTGTTACAAAGAGAATTGTACGCAATGTAACATTAAAAAATTTGTTACAGGAATGTGACAAAAATTGTTTCACCCGAAAACCGTTACAAGAAGCCCTTGGAACATATAAATGTAACATTGTAACATAAAACATAAGGATAATAGTATATAGGGGCTTAGGGGGGTATTTAGCCCCTATACCCTCTAATCGTATAAATCTATTAGAAAAACATGTTTGTTACGTTTTTTGTTACAAAGGTTGAGCACAACCGAAAATCGGCCCCAAAACGAAGAAGGGCTGAAATTGGCATTTTTTGGTAAAACGGCCTGTTTTTTGCGGGTAGTTTCGGTGGCGTGTTCGACCGGAAATCGAGTCGAAAATAGGTCCTCAAATCGGCATAACCTCGGAGGTGGCCGCGTGGAAAAATATAGTGAAAACTATTATGAGCAGAGATTGACCCGCGCTGTGAAAATGCTCGGCGGGCTCTGTTGGAAGTTCGTGTCGCCCGGTCACTCAGGTGTACCTGACCGAATCATCATCCTCCCGGGCGGCGCGGTACTGTTCGTCGAGCTGAAAGCGCCGGGAAAGAAGGAGCGACTTTTACAGCAGGTAATCCAAGACCGGATGCGCAAACTCGGTGTGACCGTCTTCTCGAGCGTGAACTCCACCGAGAAGATCGACGAGGTGATTGCCGAGTGTGTGAAGAGGACGCACCGAAAATCGGGAGACCAGAAGGGGGTGATTTCATGAAGTTCATACCGTATCCGTACCAGCAGTACTGCATCGACCGGATCACGAACGACCCCGCCGTGGGGTTGTTCCTCGATATGGGCTTGGGTTGACAAAACCGTTATCACGCTGACCGCGATTCGAGAGTTGAAGTACCTTCGGTTTTGCGTCAACAAGTGCCTCGTCGTTGCGCCGAAGAAGGTGGCCGAGGATACATGGCAGACGGAATCCCGAAAGTGGGACCACCTCGATTACCTCCGGATTTCCACGGTTCTCGGGACGCTGAAGGACCGGACCCGTGCTCTCGAACAGCCCGCGGACGTCTATGTGATCAACCGGGAAAACGTTCCGTGGCTCGTCACTTACTACGGCAGGGATTGGCCCTTCGACATGGTGGTACTTGACGAAAGCAGCTCGTTTAAGAATCCACAGGCTAAGCGGTTCAAAGCGCTGAAAGCCGTCCGGCCCCGGATCCACCGTATCGTTGAACTGACCGGCACACCCCAGCCAAACTCCCTGATGGACCTCTGGTCACAGATTTACCTGCTTGATGGCGGGGCGCGGCTCGGGAAGTTCATCTCGCGCTACCGCGAGGCCTACTTCCGTCCGGACAAACGGAACCAGATGATCGTGTATTCCTACGCACCGTTGCCGGGAGCTATGGAGCAGATACAAAATCAGATCTCCGACATTTGCGTGAGCATGAAGTCGGAAGACTACCTCGATCTCCCGGATCTGATTTACAACGATATTCCAGTGAAGCTCGATAGCCGGGCAAGGAAGCTGTACCGGGACATGGAGCGGCAGATGGTCCTGCGAATTCAGGATCAGACGGTAACCGCGGAAACGGCTGGTGTGCTTTCCGGTAAATTACTGCAACTCTGCTCCGGGGCGATTTACGACGAAGAGAAGAACGTGGTCGAGGTACACAGCTGCAAGATCGAGGCCTTCATGGAAACCGTGGAGCAGTTAAACGGGGAGCACGCGGTCGTGTGCTACTACTACCAGCACGACCTTGACCGGCTCCTAAAGGCGCTCGATGAGAGCGGCCTCCGGGTCCGGGTCTACCGTGATGCACGGGATAAGGAGGCGTGGAACGCCGGAGAGGTGGACCTGCTCCTCGCACACCCGGCCTCGTGTGGTTACGGGCTGAATTTGCAGCAAGGAGGGCACCACATCATCTGGTTTACGCTTACCCAGAGCCTCGAGGAATACCAGCAGATGAACAAACGGCTCCACCGGCAGGGTCAGCAGTTTCCGGTCGTAGTTCATCACTTGCTCGTGACGGACGGGCGGGATTGCGACGTGAAGAAAGCCCTGACCGGGAAAAGCGACGCACAAGAGAGTCTGCTTGAATCAATCAAAGCACGAATTGAGGAAGTGAGGAGGGAGAACGGCCAATGACCAAAAAAGAGCTGTCGCAATGCTATTACCTGAAAAAGGAGATTCGAAACGACCGCGAACGGCTCGAGCGATTGCGGGCAGAGGCGAAGTACCCGCCCACCCCGAAGCTGTCGGACGAGCCTCCGGGACCGCATACAAACGAAGGGCGGACTGAAAGGCTCGCCCTCGAAATTGTAGACCTTGAGGCGATCATCGCTGCAAAGCAAATTCAGCGGATCCACGAGCTCGGGAAGCTGGAACGGTTCATCGCCGACATAGAGGACAGCATGACGAGGCAGATCTTTGAATACCGGCACGTCGATGGTATGCGGTGGAGCGAGATCGCCACTCGCATGGGCGGTAATAACACCCCAGACAGTGTTCGGATGGCGCACGATAGATACCTGAAAAAATTCTCCGATACATGAAAGTTGTTCGTTTTGTTCGTTTTTTTCTGCTATAATGGTAGCGTGGAGTTCTGTAAGGCCCTCTCGTTTTCCGTGCCTCCGGATTCGGTAGGGTCGAGCTTCATGGTGTCATTTTCGGTTGCCCCGGCGTTGTGCTGGGGCAGTTTCTTTTCATCAGCGTGGTGGTTGTGGGTTGAGACCGCCCGGCTGATTTTTTTATGTTATGCCTGTAAAAAAGAAAGATGGCGCGGAAGTGAAGAAGGCTCCCGCGCGGAAGAAAACAACGATGCCCGTAAAGATCGACGAAGCGAAAACGCCGGAGGATCTTTTTGCTGTGGACACCATCCCGCAGGACATTGGCGAAGTGATGCCGGAGCCGCATGAGTTTCTTTCCGAGACTCAGCGCGATGGGGAGAAGTTCGAAGCCGCAGACATATACCGGGAGACATGGGAGCAGCTGAAAAAGCTCGGCTGTGCTCCGCTGGTATCCCGGGAGCTGCTCGAACGGTACGCCGTGAGTACCGCCCGGTGGCGTCAGTGTGAAGCGATGACCACGAAGCTCGGGTTCCTTTCCAAGCACCCGACTTCTGGTAAGCCGGTCACATCGCCATATGTGGAAATGGGGATTGACTACATGAACCAGTCGCTCCGGCTCTGGGATGAAATCAGCAAGATCATAAAAGCACACGGTGAAGCTGACGCAGACGAGACGGGCTCATCCATGGACTTAATGGGCAAACGCCTGTAAGTCAGAAAGGACAGTAAATGTACGAGAAGGTCAACCCCGCGCATCCGGATAAGGTCGCAGACCGAATTGCGGGCGCGCTTGTCGATTTAGCTTACAGCCTCGACGACAATCCGAAGATTGCCGTCGAGGTTCTTCTTGGCCACGGCATTTGCCACATCATAGCAGAGACGTCGGTGATGCTCCCCCGTCTCGAGGTGCAGAATGCCGTGGCCCGCATTGCGGGAAATCTTACAACGGACTACCGCGAGGTAAAGCAGGATGTTCATCTCGCCGAGAATCAGGCTGGGAAGATCCGGTGTGGTGACAACGGCATCTTCAAAGGTGTGCCGGTCACCGATGAACAGAAGAAACTCACCCAGATCGCAAAAGATCTCTTCGATCGGTATGGTACGGACGGGAAGTACATTCTTGACGGCGACCATCTGATCATCTGCCAGAGCAATGCGAAAACGGAAGCCCTGCTTCAAATGCATCCCGGCGCAACGGTTAATCCCCTCGGCGAGTGGACGGGTGGTTCGGAAGTGGACTGCGGCGCAACCAACCGGAAGCTGGGCAGCGATATGGGCGATTCGGTAACGGGAGGCGGTCTCCACGGCAAGGATCTCTCCAAGGCCGACGTCAGCGTGAACATCTACGCTTGGCTCCTCGCTCAGCACGAAGGGAAACCCGTGGAGCTGTGTTGCGCTATCGGCGACGATACGGTGAACGGGATCGAGTACCAGTTCATCGTTGGGCTGGCCCGTGCGTTCATCAAAAAGATCGGCGGATTTGAGAAGTTCGCGGAATGGGGGCTGATCCGATGAAGACAACCACAGAAATGACCCTTGTCCCTATCGGTAAGCTGGTCCCTTACGCCAATAATGCCCGGACGCACTCGAAGGAGCAGATTCTGAAGCTTCGGTCTTCCCTGAGAGAGTTCGGCTTTATCAACCCGGTAATCATCGACCGGGACTACAACATCATCGCCGGTCACGGGCGCGTTTTGGCCGCGCAGGAAGAAAACATCGCCGAGATTCCTTGTGTGTTCGTAGATTACTTGACCGAAGCCCAGAAGAAGGCGTACATCCTCGCGGATAACCGCATGGCGCTGGACGCTGGGTGGGACGAGGAAATGCTCCGCGTGGAGATCGAAGCCTTGAAGGACATGGCGTTTGATCCGCTTCTTACCGGCTTCGATGAGAAGGAGCTGGATGCGCTCTTCGCCACGGACGAAGCAAAGGAAGATAACTTCGACGTTGATGAAGAGCTGAAACAGCCTGTTTTTTCTCAGCTCGGCGACCTGTGGCTTCTCGGCAAGCACCGCGTTATCTGCGGCGACAGCACCGGGGAAGAAGTTTACACCCGGCTGATGGACGGCATGAAGGCCAACCTCGTTCTGACCGACCCCCCGTACAACGTGGATGTTGAGGAAACGGCAGGGAAGATCATGAACGACAACATGGGCGACTCGGAGTTTTATAACTTCCTGCTTTCTGCCTACCGTTGCATGCACGCCAACCTCGCCGACGACGGGTCCATCTATGTGTTCCATGCGGATACGGAAGGACTGAATTTCAGGAAGGCGTTTAAGGACGCCGGTTTCTATCTTTCTGGGTGTTGCATCTGGAAGAAGAACAGTCTGGTTCTGGGGCGAAGCCCCTACCAATGGATTCACGAGCCGTGCCTTTTCGGGTGGAAACAGAAAGGCAAGCACCAGTGGTACAGCGACCGTAAGCAAACGACCATCTGGGAATACGACAAACCTCGCTCCTCGAAAGACCACCCGACCATGAAGCCGATCCCTCTGATGAGCTATCCGATCAAGAACAGCACCATGACGAACGGCATCGTTCTCGACCCGTTCCTTGGGTCCGGGTCAACCCTGATCGCTTGTTGTGAGACCGGTCGGCTGTGCCGCGGGATCGAGCTTGACCCGAAGTTTGTGGACGTGATTGTGAAACGGTACATCGAATGGAACAATGGTAAGTTCGACGACGTTTCGGTCATCCGAAATGGTGAAACCCTTCGTTTCGACGAGGTCGCTACATTCGAGGCCTTGGAAGACTGACGCATTTTGCCGCGGTTTTTGATGGTACCCTGTGTTTCCGCTGATTGTGTACAGTTACCAAGTTGTCCTCTCGTAGGCGTTTTCATATTGTACCCTCTAAATCTCCGAAACCCGTTGATTTATTACGGGTTCAGAGTTAATATGAGTAAAACCTAAGCAGGAGGGTACAATATGCAAAACGAAATGATAGGGGCCACGGATCAGGGGACGACAGTCTTTGCGGTGAGCATCCCCCGAAGCTATTTCACTGAGACGGCTCTCAGCAATCTCCGTAAGATCATGGACAGCAAGGCCGCGCTTTTGAAGAAGGCGCTCGGGACGGATCGCCTTGACATCATTGAAACCGACGACGAGATTCAGTTCCCATGGTTCCCGGAACCGAATGCGGATGAGTTCGTCACCTACGCTTGGCTGATCGACGGTCTGTGCGAAATGGCACGAAAGGCAAAGCGTGTGGTGGCCACGGGAAGGCCTGTTGAAAGCGAGAAGTACACGATGCGATGCTTCCTGCTTCGGCTGGGCTTCACCGGGCCAGAGAATAAAAAGGCCCGGAAGATTCTTCTTCGGAATCTCACGGGAAGCGCGGCGTTCCAGAATCAGGAGAAAGCTAACGCCTTTAGCGAGAAACTCAAAGCTAAGCGCCGCGATGCGAAAGTGGCTCGATCCGAGGCCACGGAATGACGGTGTGTTTTCAACAAAACACACCCCGAAACATTGTGTAAGTTATTATCGCAAATAGCGTTGATATTAGCCCCCGAGTATGGTAATATGGGCATACCGAAAAGGAAACACCCCAAACCATACACGGAGGCGCACAATGAGCAACAAGACCGAACTTCAGATCGCCGCGATGAAGGCCCAGACCTTTGGGGTCGAGATCGAGATGAACAACATCACCCGCTCCGATGCGGCTAAGTTGGCCGCCGAGTTTTTCGGAACCGGACGGTGGGAGAACACCGCGAGCCGGAACGGATACAGCGCATGGAGCGCTTGGGACGCCGAGGGACGCGAGTGGAAGTTCGAAAAGGACTCCAGCATCCAAGGCCCCGATGATGAAAAGTGCGAGATGGTTACCCCGATTCTCCACTACAACGACATCGAAACCCTGCAGGAGCTTTGCAGACAGCTCCGCAAGGCTGGCGCGAAGAGCACCCCGCGCAGAGGATGCGGGATCCACATTCACGTCGGCGCAGAGGGCCACACGGCGCAGAGCCTCCGGAACCTTGCCAACATCATGGCAAGCCACGAAGACCTTCTCAGAGAGGCCCTTTACCTCGACGAAAGCCGCCTCGGGACCTACTGCAAGCCGGTCGATCCGAATTTCCTCAAAGAAGTAAACGGGAAGAAACCGCAGACCATGGCGAAGCTCGCAGACATCTGGTACGAAAGCCAAGGCGACGACTACATGAGAAGCGCCCATTACAACCCGAGCCGCTACCACATGCTTAACCTCCACGCGACCTTTACCAAAGGCACGGTTGAGTTCCGCCTCTTCCAGTTCGACAACCCGCACCACAACGAAAAAGGCGAGCAGATTCAGGGCGGCATCCACGCGGGGAAGCTCAAGGCTTACATCCAGCTGAGCCTCGCGCTGAGCCAGATGGCAAAAGAGGTCAAAACGGCCAGCCCCAAGGTTGCGCACACCGACAACAAGAAGTACGCCATGAGATGCTGGCTCCTCCGGTTGGGCTTCATCGGGCAGGAGTTCGCCACAGCCCGCGATGTCCTTACGAAGAACCTCCCCGGCGACGCGGCCTTCCGCCACGGCAGAAACGCCGCCTAAGCCCCTCCACGAGCGCCACACGCCGCCTTCGGGCGGCTTAAGGTGGTAGAAGGGTAAACCACCCTCGAAAGGAGAAAAGGCTATGGCAGCGAAGAAACGAGTTTACTACATCGCATACGGAAGCAACCTGAATGTGGAGCAGATGTCGCGCAGATGCCCCGGCGCGAGACCGCTTGGGACCACCCTCCTCCAGAATTGGCAGTTGTCCTTTAAGGGAAGCAAAACGGGAGCATACCTTACCATCGACCCCGCTCCCCGCGCGCTTGTACCCGCGGTGGTGTGGGAGGTAACCCAATCCGACATCGAGGCCTTGGACCATTACGAAGGGTACCCGGTCTTCTACACGAAAAAAGAGATCGAGGTTACCTACCGGGGGATCCGGACGCACCGGGCAAGAACGGTGACGGCCTTTGTTTACACCATGACCGAGGGCAGACCGGTCGGGATTCCTACCAACAGCTACGTTCGCACCTGTGCGATTGGATACGACGAGTTCGGCTTCAACAAGCAGTTCCTCTGGAGCGCGTTGGACAGAGGTTACAAGGAGGCGATGAAGGATGCCTGAGATCAGACGAACCGCGGTTTGTCCGCGTTGCGGCACGACCTACCACGGAGTTCCTGCGGTTTCCCGGACGGATAACAAGACGCCCATTTGCCCCGAGTGTGGGGCAAGGGAGGCGCTCGCAGCTCTCGGGATAGACGAAAAAGAGGTGGAGCAGATCATCACGACCATCCGGGAGCATTCCAGCGGATTTGATGGCCGGGAGGGAAAGGAGTAAAACACACAAGTAGTCCTCCGAATGATTGTGTAATTTATTACGCCGGATTGGGTTGATAAATCGCCCGGGGTATGGTAATATGTTCCTACAAAAAGAGAACGGAGGCCAAACCCCATGAAGAACACAGTCAAGAAGACCACGCGCAGAACCCCGGTAAACTACCAAGGATTCCTTGCAATCAAGCGCACCGAAAGCTGGTGGGAAATTCCTTACGCTTGCGCAGGACGGTGCTACGGGGTGACGGTTTGGCAGTCAAGCATAAGCGGTGACTGGCTGGTTTCCTGCGGCGCGGTGGTTGAGGGCGCAAAGGATTTTGAAGACGGGATGCGGAAAGCTCTGAACTGGCACGGAGTTCAGGCCTACGCTTTTCCGGAGTCTAAAGAATACCTGCGGTGCATCCTCTACAATTACCGGTAAACGAACGGAGGCCAAACCCCATGAAGAACACCATCTACACCTTCATTACCAAGGACGGGAAAAGATACAGCCACAGCGGGAACAACCGCTTCGAAGCACAACAAGCCATTGAGCTTGCCTTTCGCATCGACCTTACCGGCTCCACCTTCGAGGAAGTCTACAAACTCCGGGTGGTTAGAACCGGTACGGTCCGCTGAATTCTGCCCCGACAGGAGGTTACCTACCATGACGTTCAACCCTTCCACCCTCGCCCACATCCGCACCCTCGCGGATCAAGGGGCCACCATTGGCGGCTCCACCCCGCTGACCGTTGGCTTCTGTGAAGAAGCACTAACCCGCATGCAACAGGACCCCGCGGTCGTCAGCTACAACTACGACATGGCGCTCCCCGGCATCGACGCAAAGTTCATGCTGGTAATCAACCGCAACGGTACGGTTGATTCCGGTTCGAAGGAACGCGTCGAGCAGGTACTGCGGATGCGGTAAGATCCGCACAAGCACGCCCAAGAAGAACCCGAGGAAACGAGGGTTCTTTCCTTTTGCCAGCATGAAACGCAAAGAAAAAACCGGGTTGCCCCGGTTTCGGGTTCGGTTCCTCAGAAGAAGTCCCGCTCGCTCATGCCGACCTCGGCCAGCTTAGCCGTCATGTAGGGGACCCGCGCGGTGTAAGGCTCGGCGTCCTCGTCTTCGTCTTCGTAGAAGGGATCGCGGTCGTATCCGTTATCCTTGTAGTGCTTGTCCCTAATGTCCTGCCGTTCGAAATCGTCTATCGCCCAGCCTTCCGCTTCAAGGGCCGCAAGTTCAGCGGCGATTTCCTTCTCGATCTCCCGGACTGTTTTCTTCACGATTGTCATTTTGTGCCCTCCGTTTATTCAGTGTGTTCCTTTTGGTAGGCACATATTACCTCTACTCCGGTAGATTATCAAGGGTTATTTGCGGAATACATTACACAAAGTTCTGCCCTTCCTTTTGTCTGAATTATTTGTTCCTCTTCCGGCCAGCGGAGGTTCCCGGGAAGCCGTTTGTACGCGGATTAACTTCCGGAGGAACAAGGATTCGTGGGCAAGCATAACTCTCGCCACAAGCGCTCCACGGCGCTCACAGGCGACGATTCAAACGGCCACAAAAAGGCGGCTCACCGAGCGCCTTTCTGTGGAGGCTTGAATTGATATGGCAACAAAACGACCTTATAAAAACTCCGGTGCGGGCAAGGGCAAAGGTGCTCGCAACGGTGGAACCTTAATCACGCTTGATAAGCGCACGCCGGAAGAACGGCGCAAGATTGCATCAATGGGCGGAAAGGCCTCGGCTGTGAAAGCCAAGCGAGAACGCGACCTGAAAAAGCTGGCGCAGGAGTTCTTGAACATGGATGTCGCCGCGACACAAGCAACCATCCGTAATAAGATGGCGGCTCTCGGTCTTGCGGAGGACGACATGTTCTATGCGAATGCGATCTTAGCGGCTATGATCGTTCGGGCTTCGAATGGCGACGTAAACGCCGCGAAGTTCGTCCGGGATACCGCTGGCTTCAACCCGGAAGAGAAGGTCAATCTGAACGCTGAGGTAAGCGAAAAGTCCGATGTGTTGATCTACCTGCCCGAGATCGAGAAGGATGAGGATGAAGATGCCGACGAAGAAACCGGTGGAGACCCCGACCGAGACAACGAGCAGTGAGAGCATAATCATTCGCCCGCAACCGGGGCCGCAGGAGCGGTTTCTCGCTACGAGCGCTGATATTGCAATCTATGGCGGGAGCGCGGGCGGTGGAAAGGCACAGCCCCTTGACGAGCCCGTTCTGACGCCTTATGGCTTCTGGCCGATGCGGAGTATCCGCGTCGGGGTTCAGGTTTTAGCTCCGGACGGCTCTCGTGCTACAGTTATTCAGGTCCATCCGCAGGGTGTGGTTCCGGTTTATCGCGTCAGCTTGTACGGGAACGCCAGTACCCGGTGTACAGCGGAACACCTGTGGAAGGTTTACTACCGTTCGGATTGGGCGATAAAAACGACACGAGAGCTGATCAAACTTCTGGGTTCGGGGGAGCCTATCTACGTTCCGGTGTACAGTGGTTCCCGGTGGACTTCCCGGAGGCGGATAGAATCCATCGAGTCGTGCGGCGAGACCGAGTGCCAGTGCATCACGCTGGATTCCCCCGATGGATTGTATGTGACGAAGGATTTCATCGTCACGCATAACTCCTACGGATTGCTTCTGACCTTTCTCCGGTACAAGAATGAGCCGGGTTTCACTGCTACGATATTCCGTCAGAACTACAATCAGATCTTCGCGCCCGGTGGTTTGTGGGATGAAGCCGAGAAAATCTACGGGCGCATCCCCGGAGCCGAGAAAAAGACAATGGATGGCGCTTGGCAGTTTCGTGGGAAAGACGGGCGGATTCTTAGTAAGATCAAGTTTGCGCACATCGAACGGGATGATGCTGTACATAAGTGGCAGGGCTCACAGATAGCCGAAATTGGCTGGGATGAGCTCACCCATTTTACAAAGGCAGAGTTCTTTTATATGCTCTCCCGTAACCGTAGTACCTGCGGTGTGAAGCCCTTCGTCCGTGCGACTTGCAACCCGGACGCAAACTCATGGGTGGCGGAGTTCATCGATTGGTGGATCGACCCGGATACCGGGTATCCCATCCAAGAACGAAGCGGGGTCAAGCGGTGGTTCATTCGTCGTGATGAACAGCTTTTCTGGGCCGACCGGAAACAGGATTTGTGGGCGGAGTTTGATCTTCAAACCCCGGAGGAGAAGCAAGAGCCCAAGTCTGTCACGTTTATTGCGTCGTCCATCTATGACAACAAGGAGCTGTTGCGGGTCAACCCGAGCTACCTTGCAAACTTGAAAGCCCTATCCGTCGTGGAGCGCGAACGGCTCCTGTACGGCAACTGGAAGATCAAACCCTCCGCAGGGCTGTTCTTCAAACGGACGCAGCTCGGGTCCATACTCGAGGTTATCCCGGATGACATCCTTCAATGGGTGCGGTGCTGGGACTTAGCCGCGACCGAGAAAGAGGAAAACGGCGATGCAGCTTACACGGCGGGCGTGCTGATCGGGAAAAGGAAGAACGGCAGATACATAATCGCGGACGTCATAAACAAGCAGATGAGTGCCGCGGATGTCCGGAAGACGATCTACCTGACAGCACAGGCAGACCGGGCGAAGTTCAAACGCATCCGGATCCGGTTACCTCAAGACCCGGGCCAAGCCGGGAAGGAACAGGCACAGTCCTATATAAAACTGCTCTCCGGTTTTGATGTGACCGCGGTTCCCGAGACCGGGAGCAAGGAGAGCCGGGCCGAGCCTATGGCGGCTCAATGGCAAGCCGGAAACTTCGACATCGTACACGCGGATTGGAATGAACCATACCTTGAACAGCTTGAGAATTTCCCCGAGTGGAAGTTTAAGGACATGGTGGACGCTTCGGCTAACGGCTTCGCGGAAGTCGAGCTGAAAGCGATGTTTAATATCGATACACTACTTTGATTTGATCACGGGCGGGAGCCCGTTTTATCGTTGGTGAGGTGATGAAACTATGGCGATGGACACGCGCGGGTATAAAAATCTCCTGCGGAAACAAACGGGAAAAGCTGTGCGTCCTGTCCGTTATGATGGGTATGTAAACCTCATCAACCGTTACGGGACCTCAAAAGATATAGACGAGCAGTACTTCTTTTCTCCGGAGCCGGATGTGCCGGATGATGAACTGGAGCTGTTTTACGAAGGAAACGGGCTGTTCGCAAAGATCATCGATACCCCCGCTGAGGAAGCCGTGAAGCACGGCTTTGAGTTGGAAGATCTGAACGACGATGAAATCAAAAACTTCTACGAATCCGCTCTGGATGAGCTGGATTGGGAAGAAGTGTGCATGACCTGCATTAAATGGGCGCGTCTTTATGGCGGGAGCCTCGCGGTCATGCTGATCAACGATGGCCGCGGGCTTGAAGAACCGCTCGATTGGGATTCTATCGAGTCCATCGACGATATTGTTGTCTACGACCGGTCGCTGATCGTTCCGGACCAGTCCAGCATCTATAAGTACGAGAAGGACAACCCGTTCGGCACAAGAGGCAGTCGCCTCGGAACACCCGAATGGTACGAGATAAACAGCACAAACGGGAACTTCCGGGTTCACGACAGCCGGGTTCTCGCGTTCCGAAATGGCGTGCTTCCGCAGAGAGCAACACACCAGAACTACCAGCTCTGGGGCATTCCGGAATATGTGCGGATCAACCGAGCGATCCGAAATGCGGAGGTTGCGCACGAGAGCGCTCCGAAGATGCTCTCGAAGTCCGTCCAGCCCGTGTACAAGATGAAGAATCTGTCTGAGCTGCTGGCGACCACGGATGGCGAGGACAAGGTTCTGCGGAGGCTCCGTTTGATCGATATGGCGCGGAGCTTCCTGAATTCCATTACCATCGACCAAGAAGGCGAAGACTACAGTTTCGCCTCCTTTGCGTTTAACGGAGTCGATCAGGTTATCACCTCCTCGTGCAACTGGCTTTCCGCGCTGACGTCCATTCCGCAGACTATCCTGTTTGGGCGGTCGCCCGCGGGCATGAATGCGACCGGAGACGCCGACCTCGAAAACTACTACAACTATGTGGAACGGATTCAGAAGCGGATGGTTCGGTCGAATCTCCGGTATCTGTTGTCCGTGATATTTACCGCGGGTCTGCATACCGGCGAGATCGATCATATTCCCGAGTTCAGCATCAAGTTCTCCCCGTTGTGGTCCATGACTGAATCCGAGCAGGTTGCGCTTGATTTGCAGAAAGCTCAGGTTGAGTCCGCGCGTGCGCAGACGGCGTCCACATACATTCAAAATCAGGTTATCGATCCCGGCGAAGTCCGGAAGAGCCTCGCGGAATCGGACGAGTTCGACATCGAGACGATGCTGGACGATTACACCGAGGAGGAACTTGAAGAGAACGCTCCAAAGGGCGAAGAGGGCGGGATGCCCGGTGAAGGTGGTTTGCCCGGTATGCCTCCCATGGGTGGTGCGCCGGACGGTGGCGGTATGCTTCCCATGGGTGGTGATCCCGGGTCGGGGCAGGAGGCCCCGGCACAGCCCGCACAGGCCGCTTCTGAGCCCGTTTCCGAGAGCGGGGAAGAAGGATACGCCCTGCAAGGAAACAGCCCTGAAACCGCCCCTGAAGCGACCAAGCTGCCTCAAGACCAGCTCGAGGAAGACCCGGATCATGAAGATGCGGAAAACATGGATGATGAGGACGAAGGGGCAGATAAAATCATATCTCGCCACGGCAAACCGGACTACGAGGCTCCGGTTCCCGCGGGAGAGGCTTCTTCATGGCTCGTCCAAGACCTCGACCCTCTCATGACGAACAACCCGGACACATCTTCTCCCGATTGGACCGATGATGAGATCAAACGCAGAATCCGTTCTGTGGGTGTTCTGGTAGTTGATCAGTTCGGGAAGATCCTCACTGGTGTGCGTAAGGGCGGAAGCGGTGAGAACTACGGACTGCTTGGCGGTCCCGGTGGCCACGTTGAGCCGGGGGAATCCCTCGAAGACGCGGCTATCCGTGAAACCTATGAGGAGTTCGGGATCGTCCCGAAAGATCTGATGTTCATTTCCCTCGGTCGCTACGAAGAGGACAGTGGGATGATCCCTGCCATCTTTCTTTGCACGGAGTGGGCCGGAAGGATCTACCCGGTAGACGGGGAGATGGAGAATATCCGGTTCCGGACTATAGACGACATCGAAACACACAAGTTGTTCGGGCCGTTCGAATCTTCTCTGGAAATACTCGAAAAAGAGTTGACTTCCGAGGATGAAGATGGTAATATAGTGATGGATGAATTCGTGGAGAGCGACCATCCCAGAGATGAAGACGGACGGTTTTCCAAGAATTCCACATCCGGTGCTAAGAGCGCTTCACCAAGCGGCGGGAAGAGCTCGACGAAATATGCTGAAATTGACGATGATGATGAAGAATATAATCCAGATCTTGATGGACCGGGGGAAGAGGCCAAACGAGAGAAAGAGCATGCAATAAGCTACTATAAAGCCGTTAGGCGTCGGCACGGTGATGTCAAGAAGATCGCAAGGAATACCGGATTTCCCGAGCAAGTGATCGATAGAATTCGTGAACATGTTTTCATGAAGAAGCACGATCTGGGAGACGATAAAATGAAACGCTTTTCCCCGGATTATGATATGGCACAGTCATGGCAGCGGTTAGTGAAGGGAAAAAACATTCAACCCCATGACGTCACCCTTTTGAAGCATGAACAAAAAGAGTACGAGCTGATGGATTCGGGACTATCTCAGGATAAAGCCCACGCGTTAGCGACCCGAGAATTTGATTATCAAGGAGAGGTGGAAAAATACAATGGTAAAAGTCAAAAACATAACAAAGACACCTGATTTCATTTCTGGGGAAGCGTATGTTGAAGACTGTCCTACGGCCATTAAGATTTCCGTTGATTCCGAGGGCGGCATTCGCGCGGACCCGCTTCCCGAAGGGTACGATTGGTGTAAAAAACATCTTCGGTATGCGATTGGGGTTCTCCGACAAGCGCGTAAAATGGAGGATCCTCCTACCGAACGAACGATAATGTGGTATTGATATAGCAGATCTGACAATGAAAAAAGGACGGGGGCCCGTCCTTTTTTCATGCCTTCGGAGGACATTGTGGGAAAAGTCGATGAATATATAAAGCGGAGGAGAATCCGGCTTCTTTCCCGGAACGGAGAAACACCTTCATTCTCAGATCGAGTAACGGCTTTCAAGGCCCGTCGCGCAGCTCGGCTCGACGTACGGAATAAAGAACTTGAAATGCTGAAAAATGGGTTGACTTTCTCCAAATATAATGGTAACATTGCAATGGATGAATTCGTGGAAGGCGACCATCCACGGGATGAGAACGGGCAATTCGCTAAAGCGAATAGCTCCGAGGCTTCAAGCGAGTCGGGAGCTGAAACGGTAAAACCGCAACCCACGACCCCATCTGCAAAAGAGATCCGGTCCCGTTTGATCGGGCAAAAAACGCAGGACGGGCAAACGGTAAAGTCGGTGAGCGACCACGCAGTACAAAGGGTTCAGGAACGGAAGATCGGTTTTGATACAATCGAGAATTTGTTCCAATCCGGTAACGTTCGGCCCGGACACACACCGAACACGATTTGCTATGAAACCGATAAGCACAGAGTTGTTTTCGACAAAAACAACGGCAAAATAGTAACCGTGATGCACCGGGGCAATAGAGGAGGCAAGAAATAATGGACACGAAGGGCTTTCTTGATCTGCTGAATCAAGAACAAAATGATTTCATCCTCGATGAGTTTTCCATGACGCAGGATCAGCTCCTCGGCCTTTCCGATGAAGGCCTCGACGAGCTCTACGAAGAGCTGGCAGACATTGAGGTTGAGGAGACGATGAAAGCCGAAGAAACGGGCGCAGCTCTTTCGGACAGAGGCCGGATTGCTTCTGAGATCGTCACTGTTTGGGGCAACGCCTACGCCGAGATAGACGAGGAGTGAACCCGAAAACAAAATACCTGAAGGACGGATCCCCGTCCTTTTTTCGTGCCCATGTTTGAGAGCCGCGTAGGGGCTTATATGGAGGCGTTTTAACGTGAACGAAAAGATACCCGCCCAACTGAAAAACGCGACTGACAAAGCCCCCACGAAGGTCAGAAGCCGCGTCCGGGCAAAAGGGACGCTCCTGTACCCGGATTCATCCGAACGGGAGTACGCTTCGCTGGCTTTGAAGCACGCCCGGATGTACGGCGACCTGTTAAAAGAATACCTGCCGGAGATCGAAACGATTCTCCGTGAAACCGCGAGGACGGATTCCAAGGATTACCACGATGATGCGAAAATCCTTGATTTCTCCGAGCGGTTTTCTCGTACCATCCGGAAGATGGAAAAAGAGCTGGCCGAAAAGCTGGACGATTTCGACACGGAGTACTTCATCAAGAAGGTGGCGAAACGGGCAAACGGGAGCAACACCCGCCAGTGGTTGCAGCTGATAAAGAAAACCTACGGGATCGATCTTGACGGTCACTACTACAACAAAGGAACGTGGGCGGATATGATCGACAGATGGGCCGCGGAAAACGTCGGCTATGTGAAGTCAATTCCGCAGGATTCTCTGGCTACACTTCGCCAGATCGTCCAGAACGGGTACTACGACGGCTGGGGGGTCATTAAGACCCGGAACGAGATCATGAAGGCTTTCGGGGTTTCCAAGAAAAAAGCAAAGATGCTGGCCGCGGATCAAATGGGTTCCTTGTGTGCGCAAATAACCCGGAAGAAGCAAACGGACGCCGGGTGCAAACGGTATCGATGGAAAGCCCGAAACGACAACCGTGTTCGGGATGCGCACAGGCAGTACAACGGGAAAATCTTCTCATGGGACAACCCGCCGCCCGCGTGGTACATGACCAAGACGAAGGGGAAGGTCTTCACCGGGAGGCATTGTCATCCCGGCGAGGATTACTGTTGCCGGTGCATAGCGATACCGATCTTCGATTCGGACACGCTTCAACTGCCCGTGAAGAGCGGATACGAGGAGACCGGACAAACGTGAGGAAGGGAGCAATTGGAATGAATAAAGTACGCGCTTTCCAAGGGCGTCGATATAAGCGGCTCCTCGCAAGGATGGATGCCAACACTGACAAAGGAAAATGGATCACAACCGAAAACAATCACAAAGTCCATCTGAACGAGAACGGACAACCAGATATGGGCAACCCTCACGTGATCGCTGCGATGGGTGGTAGCGAGTCCTCAGTACAGGTAAGTGATCTCAGTAAGCGGGTTGAGGGACTTAAGAAGATGAAAAAGACCGAACGGCAACAGGAGCTTGCGAGTATTCTCGGTGATATGCCGGTGGGTTCTCAGATTACAGTTAAGAACCCGGGGCTTCCTGATCAAGTCATAACGAAAAAGGACGCGGAAACCTTCGAGCTTAAGACCACGATGTTTGGTGCACCATCCGTTCACGATTCTTCACTCTTCGCATTGTCTCACGGTTTGTCTAATGATAAGAGCAATGCGTATTCGTTCGAAGGCTCCGGCACAATGCAATCTCAGGCGAAGGCGGAAAGTGGCGTTAATCCCAACGCTAAAACCCCCTCCAATGTATCATCTTCAAGTTCAAGTGGGGGTGGGTCTACAGTGCCCCCCGATGCAGATGCTCTTGCTAAGACAAAGGCTCAAAAAGCCGCTGAAAAAGCTAAGACTGCGGCCATGCTCAAAAAAGCACAAGCCGCGGTAGCTAAAAAAGAAAAGATCTCACAGATTGATAAGGAAATCGAGCAGCTGGAACACGAGATGTATAAGGCCCAGCATTACGGGAATACCGAGATCGGGGATTGGGATCTGTCCCACGAACTTGAAATGAAAATCCATAATCTTGAGGAGCAGAAAAAGAAGCTCACAGGGAAGTAAAAGTTAAAGCGAGGCATTTTTGATGAATAAAACGGATGCGTACCGTAACCGCCGGTATAAGCGGCTTCTCGCAAGAATGGATGAAGTGGATGGCCATTTCGACGACGAGGGGCATTGGGTCACAACCCACGAAACGAAACGGCACATACACATAAACGAGAACGGGGTTCCTGATAAGGGCAACCCCTATATTATTGCCAAGATGACCGGGACGAAACCGAAACTCAGCGGCGAATACCGGAAAAAATCGCTGCAGGAGAGTTTCGGTAAAGGGAATACCGGTAAGGCAGTGCATTCGTTGAAGAGCCTTCCCGAAGGATCGACGATCAAGATGGCAAACGGAACGGAGTACACAAAGACCGGAAGCGGCTTTGTCAGTTCCAAGAGTAAAACGGGTGGTAAACAGACCCCGCAAGCTCTGGCGAAAATCCTTGATGGTCATACGAAGGCCGGTAAGAACTTCGAGGTCAATCCTTCCGACATTGGCGGGGCTGTCGAAGCGGGGAAAAACACGGGAGCCCCGAAGCCCGGACAGGGTGCTGAGTCCGAGGCTCCGAGTGCTTCTACGTCAGAATCGGTGCCGGAAACCGCATCAGCATCGTCCCCGGAGATCGATGCGCTTAACACGGTAATCGATCAATGGGGCGCGGGCAATCAGGTCCCCGCAGTAACCACATTGCAAGCTCTCACGGGTTTAGAAGACGGGACGAAAATCTTAGTTGACGGGTTTACCTTTGAAAAGCAGTCTGAAATCAGCGCGCTTGGGGCAGGGAAGGTCACTTCCTTTAAGAACACGGACACGGGCGAGGTCTTTAGTAAGGGTACGTTTAAGGCAATCCTGAAAAGCTATGCAGAGGAAGGTCAGCACGATATAGAGGTGCAAGCGCCCGGTCAATCGACGCCCGCCTCGGCTGAGGCCGCACCTGCTCCGGATGAGGTGGCCCCGGTTGAAACGGCTTCGACTTCTCCTGAAGTAACCAAATTCAACGACATTCTTTCAGGGTGGGCTGGCCACTACAGCGATGGGACACTTACAGAGGACGATATTGCCGCCGCAAATGCTTTGAAGGATGGCACGATTATCTCCGTTAACGGAAAAGATACCTACAAAAAGGTTACCGAACACTCCATGTACGGCGACTATCCGTGGTTTGAAAACTTAGAAACCGGGAAATGGTCGAATGTACCCGCGCTGAAAAAAATCGTGGGCGGGGATGACGTACAGGCTGTACAGGTGAAAGATCCCGCAAATGATACAACAGTTTCTGCGCCAGCTTCTGAACAAGAGCCTACGCCGACGTCGAGTGCCGAGCCTTCTGCCGAGCAACCGAGTTCTTCTTCCGGTGGTAAGACGATGAAGGACCTGACAGAGTCCTTGAAAAAGTATCCCCCGACCATGGAGGGGGCGAATAAGTTCTGGAATGAAGTCAATAGCACCTTCGATAACGCCCCTGACGGAACTGAGATAACCTTTCCTGATGAAGACGATGGAAAATGGATCAAGGAAACCCACGGGAGCCTGACGCAATGGGTAAACCTCGCTTCCGGCGATACGATGGATAACAGTGAGATGTCGGCGGCTTTCTTGGATTCCGACTTTGGCAAGGATCTCGATAACATTTCTGCCGGAATAACCTATAAAGAACCTACCGGCGCGGGGACGCCGGGTTCAAGCTCGAGCGGTTCAAGTGGTTTAGCCTCGCAGGATTATTCGGGCCAAAAAGAAGCCCTTAGCGATCTGATCAAAAACGTGCCCGATGCGAGCATTGCCGCCTATGAAACGGTGTTGGATGAATTCCCAGAGGGCACCATCATCAAGGTTGGCGGAAAAACGTATGAAAAAATTCCGTCCGGGGATTGGGGTGATCCAGATACAGGGTTGCCGCTTGGCGAGTCTTGGGATGTGGGCTACGAGCTGAAGCACTATAACCCTCAACACACCTTAGACATTTCGATACCCGGAGAAAACACCGCCGCGTCTTCCACCGGCAATGCGAATACACCTACTACGAGTTCTGACCCGGCGCAGTATTCGGCGTCTCTTTCAGGGGTAAAAAGCGCTGTAGATAAACTGAAACAAGGGAAATTCGTCCATCCGGCAGAGTTCAAAAAGGCGTGTAAGTCAATGAAAGACGGCGATGGAATCGTCACGAACGGAAAAACCTATATCAAGGGTACAGATTCGTCCGGAAATCCGGTGTTCCACCCTTCTGATTCCCCACAGCACACTTACAGTTCTACCGGCATGGTGGACATCATGGCATACCAGATCGGTTTGCAAAAAGCCGGTCTCTCAAACGGGGTTTCGTTCAAATCCGGATCGGATCAATCCAGCTCAGGAAGTACAGCCGGTGCTTCACCCAGCACGGCAGCTCCCACGGCAACACCGAGCGTGGCCGCAAAAGACACGCAGAAATCAATCAAAAATGCTAAGACCAAAGCCGCCGTCGCTTCGGCTCTGGACGCGCTTCCCGTGGGAACGAAGATCCACATGAAGAACCAAGGGGAAACCGTGTTCACAAAAACGGAGCACGGTTTCTCAAAAGAGTCTAAGTTCTGGGGCGGGACCATTCACACCCTTACCGATGACGTGGTGAAATATGTTCACGGGAAGAATAAATACGCCGCGCCCTTTGCTATCGAAGATACTTCTGGCGGAACAACCGATTTCTCGGACGGTTCAAGCTATAAAGCCCCGGCGCATTCGTCTACCGCGTCTTTGCAAAGCCAGTCTTCCTCCTCCGCCTCGTCCGCTTCATCTTCCGCATCAAGCCCGAAACCGAGTGCTTGGAACGGGCTAAAAGCAAAAGTCCAACATGCCGCCGAAGCGTTCACCCAAGCCCGGAAGAACGCGGCCCATTGGGATAAAGGGGGCGGAATGGCAACCGATAAACTGCTGAGACCGGTTACAGGAGCAGTATGGAAAAAACTAACTGAGGGGCAGAAGAAGAGTCTGGTTGCCTATACCGGGAGCGCTTATGCGAGCATAAATGACGCATTGAGAAACGGAACCGGTAAACGAGCTGCAGACATAAACAACATGACAACGGCTATCGATCAGTGCGAAGCGCCCACCGATATATGGCTTCAGAGAGGATGTTCGACATACGCATTGAGTAAGCTGTTCAACACCGATACGATGACCCTTGAAAAAGCGCGTTCAAAAGGATCCCAAGCTATTCTTGACCTTTTGTCCACCTCGGCAAACTACGGTCAGGATAAGGGTTTCATGTCATGCGGGTCTTCGAAAGGGAAGGGCTTTTCCTCTAACGATGTGATTTTGAACGTGTACTGTCCGAAAGGCACGAAGATGATGTATGCGGAACCGTTCTCCCACTATGGCGCGACAAGTGCCGGAGCTACGTGGAACGGCTCGTCTGGTACAACTCATGTTTCAGGCGAACACGAAACAATCCTGCAAAGGGGGACAATGCTCCGTCCCACAAAGGTCACGGTGTCTAACGGTAAGATATACGTGGATGTAGACGTAATCGGTCAAAACTACTAACCTCGAAATTAAACCGGTTATTACTGCTTGACTTTTTTCATGCTTTATGGTAATATGGGTTTACCTAATATGAGGGGGTAACATTTCATGGCGAAAGAAGGAAAGATGAAGCCTCGTGATTGGGATGAGGGATTCGGTGATAACGCTGAACACGGCGCGGAAGAAACGCCTTGCACCGATTGCGTTTTTCGTCGAATTGTCACAAGCGCAGATGGTAGGGTGATAGATACCGGAAAAGGATCTACCTGCAAGGCCTATCCCGAGCTCAAACCGCTCGAGGTGATGATGTATGGGGCCGAGTGCCCGAAATATCAGAAGGATAAACACGAAAAGAACCTCTGAGGCAAAGAGGATACCGAAAATGAACCCAAACAGGGAGGCAAACGCATGATAGGAGCCATCATCGGTGACATCGTCGGCTCGGTCTACGAGTTCGACAATCATCGATCAAAGATTTTTCCGCTTTTTGATTCTCGCTGTGCGCTGACAGACGACAGCATAATGACGCTGGCCATCGCAAGAGCGCTCACGATCTACGGGCAGCAGGGGACGTATGAAAACCTGCAATCTGAGACGATCCGGCAGATGCAGAGGGTCGGTCGATGCTACCCCGATTGCGGTTGGGGCGGGCGTTTCGGAAGGTGGATCTTCTCAGACGATCCGAAGCCATACAACAGCTTCGGGAATGGCGCGGCTATGCGGGTCAGCGCGATTGTCGCCGCGGCTCCAAACCTCGAAACGGCGAAGCTGTGGACGAAGCTGGTAACCGAGATTTCGCACAACCACCCGGAAGGGATCAAAGGCGCACTTGCGACGGTTGAGCTTGCGTGGATAGCAAAAGAGGCCAGAAAACGCACGAATCCAAAATGCAAAGATCGCATTTTCAAAGCCGCTTTGAAATACTACCCGGAAAAAGACTTCGCCGGAGATTTCAACCTTGATGCGATCCGCCCCAAATACCGATTCAACGAAACCTGCCAAGAGACGGTTCCGCAAGCCATCGAAGCGTTCCTTGAATCGAGAGATTTTGAGGACGCTATTCGAAATGCGATCTCAATCGGCGGGGACAGCGACACGTTAGCCGCAATTACAGGGACTATCGCCGAGGCCTTCTACGGGGTGAAGCAGGAGCATAAAGCAAAAGCGCTCAAATACTTCGACAGCCTCCAATACGGAATCTACAGTGAGTTTTCAGCTATGTACAACGATCTGCCCGTATTCGGAGAGCTGTCCGGAGAAATCGCATTCCGAACAACCGAAGACGGATCCATCGGCGGGATTTCTACGATGGGAGACGTCATTGGGTAATCCCGCGAACTGAATACCGAAGACGCAGAAATGCGTCTTTTCTTATTTCCCCGTTGAAAGGAGGGGTCGGCATAAAAGGCAACAACATAAGTCGTTTCAAACAGCGACGCGCTGAACGTCTAATACAAAGAGCGTTTAATGCGGATGCCCGTTTTGACGAGGACAAGGGAAAATGGGTGACGACCCACGAAAAGAAGCGTCGAATCCACATAAACGAAAACGGAATCCCGGATAAAGGGAACCCCTTTGTCATAGCCAAGATGACCGGGTCTAAGCCCAAGGTCAGCACTGGCTACAAAAAGAAGAATCTTCACGATCTTCTTGTAAAGGGCAAATCCGACAAAGCTGTAAAAGCTCTGAAAGCCTTGGAAGAAGGTTCCACTATCACGCTGGAAAACGGCACACAGTACACGAAGACGGGGAGCGGCTTTGTCAGCTCGAAGGGAAAAACTGGCGGCAAACAAACCCCGCAAGCCATAGCGAAGATCCTCCATGGTCACTCCGGAGGCGGGAAGGACTTTACGGTTGGTGATCCCAAACCCGATGCAGTTCCCGAGGCAAAAGCGCCTAAAACGTCAACCGTCCCAACCTACCCGAAGACATACAGCAAGGGTCAGCTTGGCGCGTCCCATAGTTCTCATATGGGAGACGATCCGGTAGACATTCCGAAAGGTCCGCCTAAAACCTATAAATCCGACTCCGGCCACGAATTCGTGGACGCGGGTAATATTCTATCAAGCGTCAAATCAACCGATACGACGAAAGACATCATCGAGAAGCAGGGATTCAGCGGTTTGCCTCGACGGGTATCAAAAGAGGAATTTCAAAAGATTGCAAAACAGAGTGGTTTCGTTTCGAAGCGAACATATAGCGCGGCCTCTCAGGAGCTCGCAGACGAATATCGAAAACAGCTCTACGAAGGGGACTTTTTCGTGGACTGCACCGTAGGCGGTGCACAATACGGGCAAGGAATGTATTGTGCCGCCGATTACACCGGCAACGGATACAACGCGGGCATCGACGAAGAGATGAAGCACTACCAAAAATTGAATGTCGCGCGGCAAGCAGATAACGCTTTCATCTTAGGGGCTTCAACCGAAGATCTGAACAAGGCCATAGACGAGTGTAAGGCCGCGGGTAAGTACAGCTGGAACGGAATGGGTTACAAGCACATGACCCCTGCCGAGCATGAGGCGTTTAAGAAGTTTGTAACGCATCAGAAGCTCAGCCCAAAAGAAGAAGAGGCCATGGCAAAGCACGGCGGTTTTTCGGATGTTCAGTTCGTGCTGTCCACTGATGTCGGGTGGAGCAACTATGGAACGGTTTCCGTAGGAAGCACTAAGAGCGCTACCAAGAACAAGTTCCTCTCGACATATAAGGGGTACAAAAAGACCGAAGTGGTCACGTTGGACCCGAGCGCGAAGATTATTAGTTTCAATGCTCTAAAGGCGAAATACAAGGCCTATAAAGGTACGAAACCGAAAGATCTGGGTGCCTTCGCCGCGGCTATGGGCTACGATGCGATCAACGCCTACGGCCATGGTAAATCCGGGTCCTACACCGTTATTCTCAACCGGACAAAATGTGTATTTATGGATCGGCCTATCAATGGCGACTCGGTAGATGAGCCGAAGGAATCCCGTATCAAGTTCATCCCCGGCAAGCATGGCCGGTTCCACGCATATCGGGACGGTCAATATCTGGGGTGGGTGGACACCTACGTCGGCGGTCAGAACTGATAGAATCGCCTCTTCCGATGAAAAATAAAATGCGCGGAAACGCGCTTTTTTAGTTCCTCACGATAGGAGGCGTTTCCGTTGAAAGAATACATTCGTGTTTTCATTCGTTTCAAAGAAGGGAGAACCGTGTGCATCTGCATGAGGGACAACCCGAAATGCAAGAAGCACTGCATCCCAGAACTGGTAGAGCGGGACAAGATGAGAGATTGGCAAGAGGCCTTCAAGGTCAATAAATACGGAAAGTAAAGCGGGGTATATCGCATATGAAACGCGTCGTAAAATCGGTTCACGATCCGCCCATCGAAAGCTATTATTTTGACGGCAAAGAAAGAGAAGGGAGGTGGTACGGATGCCGGAGAAAGAAATGAGCGTCATTGAAACCATCTGCCAGCAGATGATTAAGTCTGCGGGGGATGTCATCGCGCTCGAGCAGGTTATATCTCGGCTGGAAGACCACAATAACGATAAGGTGTTGGAGCTGTTTGAACACCTGCAAATCTCCAATCTGGAAGCCCTGCAAACCTTGACAGTCGCCTTAACGGGTGAAATGCTGGAATCCCGGAAGACCGAAAACGATGATTCGGATGATGGCGGCGTCTTTGCGCCGGGGGAGCTCGATTGGAAAAAGAAAGCCGAGGTGATCGGCCACGGTGAAACGGAGGAAGAAGCCGATGAATAAGACCATGCCTAAGCTGGTTCACGTCACACGGCTTGACAGTTTCCCCGTAACCCGTGCAACGTACACGGATGAAGGTTATCTGTCCGACCGACCGATTCTGACGTCAACCGGAATCTTCGAGTACAAAAACAAAGATGGCTCGATCAGACGGGAGCTGAGGCTCCCGGAGGAAGTTTTTGACCCTGAAAGTCTTGAATCCTATAAAGGGAAGCCCATCGTGATAACACACGATGCCGGGCTTATTAACCGTGACAATGTTCAGGAAAATCAGATAGGGACGATCCTCAGCGCCGGTGAGCGCGACGGGGATGATGTTCGGGCTGACATCATGATTCATGATACAAAGGCCCTGAAAAACTGTCGATTCAAGGAACTGTCGCTCGGTTACAACCTCGACCTTGAAGAGGAACCGGGAGAATGGGAAGGGCAGAAATATGATGCCATCCAGCGGAACATCCGCGTGAACCATCTTGCCGTTGTCAGGGAGGCAAGGGCGGGAGATCAGGCGCGGCTGAACATAGATAGCCGTTCCGATAACACAATCTTAACAGGAGGACATAGGACTATGGCCAAGAAGAAGACCCGCCGTAAATACAACAACGACGGCATCCTCAGCCCTGAACAGCTGCAGGAAGCAATCGCAAAGTATAAGGCGGAACAGGCGGCGCTTGCCGCTGAAAATCAGGACGAAGATCCTGATGAAGAGGCCGAGGAACTCGCAAAGACCGAGGTTGTAAACCCCGAGGCCGATGTGCAGAAGAATGAGCTGAACAAGGATACGGACAAGCCGGTTCCTGCTCCGCAGAATACCGCGCCGCAGGTGCTCCCCCCGAAGAAGCCCGTGGCTCCGAGCATCCCGCTCCCGAGTCAGGACAGGCCCATTGAGGAGAAGCTCGACGCGGTGAAGCACAGACGCGATCTCCGCGACGAGAAGGGTGACCCCAAGGACCTTAATGAGGCCATGGAAAGCATCGCTGAATACGACGAGGAGCACGATTATTATCGTGACATCATCGACACCCTTCTCGCTGAACGTGACTTCGAAAAGGGTAAGAAGGCCGACTCTGCGCAGGAGCCCATCCCCGACACCGAGACCGCTGAAATCGGTGACAAGGGCAAGGAGAAAGACGAGGACTGTGTGGACAACAAGCTCGACTCCGAAGACGCTGACACCCCCTTCACCGATGAAGAAGAGGTAAAGGAAGACGACGAGGAAGACACCGACCCGTTTGGTGACGAGGACTTCGCTGACGAAGATCTCACCGAAAACGAGGGTGAGGAAGAGGATCCGGCTTTTGCCGATTCTGACCTCGGCGACCCGGACTCCGCTGATCCCGATAACGAGGACGACGATGACGAAGAGGCACTTCCCGACTACGATCTCACCGATCCCGACATCGACGATGCAGATGAGGAGGAGGAATCCTACCCGCGTCTGAATCAGGATTCTATCGACCGGGCTGTTCGGAAAGAAGTGCAAAGACGGCTCGCCATCGCCAAGGTAGGCCAGCGGCTCAACATGGACGGTCTGGAAACCATGAGCCTCCGCAAAGCGAAGCGCATGGTCATTAAGAAGGTTTATCCTTCTGTCCGGCTCGACGGTAAGAGTGACGCCTACATCAACGGTATGTACAACTGCTGCGTAAAAGAGCTGAAGAAACACCCCCGGAAGGATACCGCCTACCAGAAGCGGCAGATGTTCAATAAGGTGTTCAACAAGGACTCTCAGGACTTCGATAACACCGATTCCGCGGCAACCGCGCGTGACAAGATGATCGAACGGCAGCTGGATCGCAAGCCGGAACGTCATAGCGTTCGTGCGGAAAAGAAATAATCACACTCACAGGAGGAAACAAAATGCAGACTGCTTATAAGTACTTCGCAGGTAGGGGCATCGCGGGCGGCCTCGTGGATCTCGCTCCCTACGCAATCGACAGCTTCATCAATGAGGAAGAGAACGGTGTTCTGAAGCCGGGTCTCGCCGCGATGTCCGGCACGAACGCCGGAACCCAGATCAAGCTCTACACCGGCGCTGACGCCACCTTCGAGGGCGTTATCAACAACAACCGGAACACCGAGTACGATCTTGACGGCCACCTCCGGATTCTGAAAGGCGCGGGCGTCGGTGTGGTCCGTTGGGGCCGCGTTTACGTTCGTGTGGCCGAAGGTGTAGAAGTGGCCTACGACGATCCGCTGTATGTCGTGAAGACCGGCGACGAAACCGGTTTCTTCACTAACACCGCTGGCACGGCTGGCAGTGAAACCGGTGTCGCCGTCAGGGGTCGTTTCCTTGGCCCGGTGGAGAACGGCATCGCCCCCGTCGAACTGTTCAATCAGGCCGACGCCTAATTGAACAAGAACTGATTCAAAACAGGAGGAAATACACATGGCAAACAAGCACAGATCCTATGAGAAGGACGAGGCGAGAGCTCTTCGGGACTCTGGTATTGCGAAAGCGATCATCGCCTCTGAAGGCACTCGTTTCGACAGCGCTGAGGAAGCATCTGTTTTCTTCGCCCGTGAGCTGGATTTCGTCAAGAGCCAGTCCTACGACGTTGAATACCCCGAACTGACCGCGCTGAACATCTTCCCGATCAGCACCGAAGCTGATGAGGGCGCGGAAACCATCACCTACTACACCTACGACAAGAAGGGCGTCGCCAAGATCATCGACAGCTATTCTACGGACCTTCCGAGAGCTGACGTGGATGGTACCCCCTCTGTCGCCAAGATCAAGTCTCTCGGTGCTTCCTACGGTTACTCCGCTCAGGAAATGAGAGCGTCCCGTCTCGCCGGTAAGGGGCTGGATGCCCGGAAAGCCGAGTCCGCAAGATGGGCTATCGACTCCGCGAACAACAAGATCGCGTGGGCCGGTGATACCGCTTCCGGTCTGATGGGCGTTCTTTCTGCGGGTCAGTCTATCCCGCTGTACACCATCCTCGCTGATGGTTCCGGTAAGACCAAGTGGACCGAAAAGGACCCCGACGCCATCCTTGACGACATCAACGGCATGGCGAAGCAGGTGGCCAGAACCACGAAGAACGTGGAACGCCCCGATACCCTCTGCGTCCCTGCCGATGTGTATATGCACATCGCAACCAAGAGAATCCCGCAGACCGCTACCTCCGTGCTGAACTACCTCCTCGAGAACGCTCCGTACATCAAGGAGATCGTCAGCGCGGCTGAGCTGGATGCCGATTCCGTTGAGACCAACCCCTACGCCGCGGCTTCCGGTGGTCAGGGCGTCGCCTTCCTGTTCAAGAAGGACAAGAAGAAGCTCTCCCTCGAGAACCCGATGCCCTTCAACCAGTACACCGCCCAGACCAGAAATCTGGAAACCATCATCCCCTGCGAAGCCAGAACTGCGGGCGTCATCGTGTACTACCCCCTGTCCTGCCTGATCGCTATCGGCGTTTCCTAAGATCCGAACAAGCCAAAAACGGGGGACGGGAACAGGGAACCCGCCCCCCGTCCCATTCGTGAAAACGACACATCTTTTGGAGGTTAAAAATGCTTTTCATCAAAAATTGCAGCTCAAAAGTGATTCACATCGGTAATCAGATGGTTCTTCCGGACGAAAGAATCGAAGATTCCATCGTTGACGGTCTCAAGCTCTCAGATAACGCGGCGGTCGGGACGCTTCTTGATCTCGGGTATCTGGAACTGGTAGACGTCGTTGAAGTTCCGAAGAAAACCGGAAGCCGCGAGGCCAGAGTGGAAACGGTAGAGGTTGACGTCCCTGCCGATGAACCCGAACCTGCCCCCGAACAGCCCGCCCCTGAACAGCCCAAAGCGGAAACCACGCCAGAGACAAAAACCACGACAAAGACCGGCGCGAGAGGCAAACGGGGCTAAAAATCTTCTATGAGGTGATAGCATGACCGCCCTTGAAATAATCAGAGTCGTAGGCACGGAGTTCAAAGACATAAGCGATGAAGTCCTTGAACAGTGGATCGAAATCGTGAAGCCGATGGTCTCCAAGAAGCAATTCGGGAACTTGTATGAACAGGGCCTTGCCTTTCTCGTGTGCCACAAATTGAAAATGGCCGGGGAAGGGAATAACCCCCTCGGCGACGAGTTTAATACCGCCAGCCTCGGCTTCGGTGTATCCAGTGTTTCCGAGGGCGGTAGTTCTATCAGTTTCAGCGCCTCACAATCTTCTAATCTTGCAAACGATGCGGAGCTGGCACTGACCGCGTATGGCTTGCAATATCTCAGCATCCGGAGAATGGTGATCGTTCCGATCCATATTAGCGGGGAAGGTGAGAACTATGTCCATCGGCTTCCATGATTTGAAAATGTCTCCGAAGGGCGCAAAGTTCATGGCAGAACTGAACTGGCTGGCAAACCGAACGATTCATGTCGGCTTCCAGCGGGGAAAGGGTGTCTATGAAAATGGAGCCGATGTTGCCGATGTTGCTATGTACAACGAATTCGGCACTTCCAAGATTCCGCCAAGACCCTTTATGGAGCAATCCTTCAAACGGCACGAAGTGGAGTATGTTGAGGAATGTGAGAACATCTTCAACGCCATGATTAAAGGTCAGAAGACCGACAGCCTGATCCGGAAGTTTGGCGCAAAAGTCAAACAGGATATTGTGGACGAAATAGAGCTGGGGCAATTCGTACCGAACGCCCCATCCACGGTTGCAAAGAAGGGGTTCAACAAGCCCTTGTACGAAACCGGCTTGATGGAGAAATCTATCTCCTACTACACGGAGAAAGTGAAGTGATGGCATGAATATCCGACTGTTCAACCGGAAATATACCCTCCGGTCGTTCGGCCCGCCTACAATCAGGAATGGGTATGCTATTCCTTCTGGATACACCGACAAAACGGTGAGCATCCATGTACATCCGTCTGGTGGGGATCAGGTACAGGATAAGGATGGAGCGGGCGAGGGCGTGGCAAGACGCCTCGAAGGACATGGAGAGGTAGAAATAAAAATCTCGGACAGAGAGGCCGGAACAAAAGCAGATATGCTATTTTTTGACGGCCATTGGTACGAGTGCGTTTCGTGTGAGCACTGGTTTCATACCATCCTCACGCATTACAACTACCGATTTGCCCTTGTCCCCGAACATGCAGAAGGAAAGAAAAGTGAGTTTAATGCTCCGATGACGTATGGAGGTGGATTGTGAGGATAAAGGACGTCAGAAAACTTTTTTGTTCTCTGACTGAAGAATATTTCTCAAATGCAATTGTGCTTCTTTCGCGTCAAAGCAGGATTGCAAAACCAGAACTTCCTCTCGTTTTGCTGACATTCGGGACTGTGACCCGACCTTCCCGCCCGAATCTTCAAGTGTTCGACGGCGTGAATGTGGAGCAATATGCGTCTAATGTCCAGCTTGATATAGATCTGTTTACCCACGGCATACCAATCGTAGATCAAGAGATTGGGGTTGTCGGTTATGAGGATTCCGCCGTTGAGGATTTGACGGCTTTTGATGATTTCCTTAACTCCGAATATGTTCTGGAATGGTGCGATATTCATTCCTTGACGATTCAGCGGGAGGGAGATATAGAATCCTTATCCGGTATTATCGGCGAAACGTCTTATGAATACCGGGCCAGAATGCGGCTCATTCTGTCATTCGTTTCCTTGGCAGTAGAACACGCCGCAGTAAACGATGAGAGCAGTATTGTTTATCCCACGGGAAGATTCGATGGGGATGAGGAAATCTTTGAACCGGGTGCGCCCGTAAGGAAAACGAGTACAACCGGAGGGTTTGGAAGTCCGGAAGAGGAAAAAGAAAAACGGGCGACCGTCGTTCCTCATTACACACCCACGAGCAGTGGAGGCGGATCCGAAATCCTCGCTATGTTCAATACCGGGTACTTCACCGAAGCCGAGGTGGAGTTTGTTCCTTATACCCGCGAGGGAGAATATGTATCCCATGGCTTTGCGGTCAGAGGCCATCTCGACGCCACGGCAAGACGGCTTCTTGATTACCTGCAAGAGTTAGGATTTTACCCGGTTACAGCCGACTTTGACCTGAAGCATTCCGTGACCTATGTCAGCGACGATGATTTGATCGTTGAGGTTGACGAGGAAAACAAAGCTCTTATCATCAAGCGGGGAAAGAAGACTTCCGATCCCGTATAAGTGAGCCGCAATATCCCATAAATCATAGAAACGGAGGAAAATCCGAATGAGCAAGAAAAATTACGACCTGATCGCAACCGTCGATATTGATATTGTCTCCCCTATCGTGGATGATACCAGTTTCGACAATATGCTGATCGTCGGTCCTGCTCCGTCCGTTGCGCCTGAAACCGCTCCGCCCGACTTCGGTGCTTACCGATCTCTGGATGAGGTTCTGGATACCGGGTGGAGCCTTGAAGCGCATGATCCTATCGCCGAGGCCGCACAAGTTGCGTTCTCCCAGACTCCTCGTCCGACCGTTCTGTATATCGCTCCCATCAAGGATACCGACACCGTTCAGCAGGGCGAAGGTCAGGATGCTGTAATGGTCGTGTCTCCGCTGAAAGCCATCGAGCGGGCCATCGACAGCGTGAAGTGGTACGTTCTCTGCACCGCTGGCGTGGATTCGACTTGGTATGAGGAAATCGCCGAGTTCATCGAAGCCTACGACAAGATGTTCGTTTACACGGAGACTGAATATCTCCGCAACAACAAGACCGCTTCTACCGGAGCTGTGTATAACAGAACCGTGGGCGTGTTTGGCCCCGAAAACGGGACTCAGGTTGTTGCGGATATGCCTCGTGCCAACAAGTACATGAACGTGGCGTTTACCGCTGACTGGCTGAACTACCAGCCCGGATCCGAAACCACGGCGTTCAAGCAGCTCACCGCTGTGTATCCTTCCGAGCTGACTTCCACTCAGCTTGCAAACCTCGCGGAAGATGGCCTGTGCTACTTCATCACGGTTGGGAACCGCAACATTACCATGAGCGGCAAGACCCGTTCTGGCGAGTGGGCCGACGTGATCCGGTTCCGCGACTGGCTTAAGAACGATATGCAGATTCGTGTTGTGAATCTTTTCATCATGAACGCGAAGATTCCGTACACCGATGAAGGTATCGCTCTGATCCACAACGCCATGATCGCTTCTCTGAAACGCGGTCAGGTTATGGGCGGTATCGCTCGGGACGAGTTCGACGAATACGGGATTCGTATTCCCGGTTTCGCCACTTCTGTCCCGCTTGCCTCCAGCCTCACCGCTTCGGAGAAAGCGTCTCGTATTCTGCGCGGATGCAAGTTCAGGGCGAGACTTGCCGGGGCGATCCATTTCGCCGAGATCAAGGGCAGCTTGACCTACGAGCTGTAAGAGAGGAAGGTGAAATAAATGGCCGCTGGAAGAATCAAAACCTACAACCCCCGTGAAATCACTTGCACCCTCGGCTCCCACATCGTTGAAGGGTATGCAGAGGACAGTTTCATTCAGATCGAGCCGAACGGGGACGGCATCACGAAGAAGGTCGGCTGCGACGGCGAAATCGTCCGTTCCGTCAGCCCCGATAGAACCTACAACATTCGGATCGTTCTGCTGAGATCTTCTGCTTCTGCGAAGTTCCTTCAGGACAAGTTCGATGAAGATGTGGAAACCGGAAATGCCCTGTTCCCGATCCTGATTAAGGATTTGAAGGGCGGCATGGTCTTTGCCTCCGACGCTTGCTGGGTTGTGCGTTCTGCGCCTCGGCAGTTCGGACGTCAGGCCCCCGACCTTGAATGGGAACTTTCCACTGGTGAGGCTGATCTCACCGAAGAGGGCGAATAAGCTGAACGAAAGGGGGAGGATCAAGGGGATGGTTCTCCCCCGTTTCTTTGAATGGAGGTAAAAATATGTACGCGCTGAAAAGAACGGAATCCACCCAATTCGATATTGGTGAGTATTCCTTTTACGTTACGCCTTTTCCGGCAATGAAGAGCGCCGGTATCGCCGCGGATGTGGCAAAGGTAATCGGTCCCGCTCTTGGCGGTTTCATTTCACTCGTTGGGGGAAACGGAACCGAAGAGGCTAATGCGGATAATTTACTGGCTGGCATCGATTCCCAGAAAGCTGTATCTGTTATCGGAGAAGCGCTGTCTTCTCTGAATGGGGATGAGATGGAGCGAATTATCAGCCGTTTGTTGCTCGATAACAACAATGTATCCGTCAGCGGTCCGTACACCGACTTCAAAGCTGTGCGAATGAACCGCGAAGCCTTTGATGAGGTTTTCTGCTGTGAAGCTCAAAACATATTCGTCCTCTGCTGGGATGTAATCAATCTGAACTACAAGAGTTTTTTCAAGAACATCGCTCTCCAATTTGGAAACCAAACCGAGTCTACGGAGAGTTTGACTACGAGCGCTATGGAGAGCTTGACTTAACAGCGTTCAATGATCTGGAAATGCGGATGTACACGCTGATCAAAGCGCGTCTCGCATCCAAATTCGAACTGGAAACTTGCTATACACTTGAAGAGGCATTGAAACTGTATGCCTTGTATCAGATGGAGCTTGATATAGAAGCCGCTAAATCGGAAGAGATGAAGCGGGAACACGAAACAGGAAGACACTAACCGAGGGAGGTGAGATTGTGCCGGAATTTACGCTTGAGTCCATGATACAGTTTATCTGTGACCCGAAAAGCATTCAACAGGTAAACAATACCGTCAGCGGATTAAAAAGCATGATCGGGAAAGCCCTCGGTACAATCGGGATCGGATTCAGCCTCAAGGCGATGAACGACGCCGTTGAGCAGGTTCGGTCCGTAAATCGCGCTTTGGAAAGCGCGGTCGGGCAATTCGGAAATATAGATGATATTCAGGAAAAAATCCTGAAAACTTCTAAAGATCTCGTCGGGAATTACGAGGACGTGTCAAAAAATGTGTCCGACCTCGTAAAGAACAACAAGACCCTGTTTGATGTGGATAAGGCTATCCGGTTCACCGATATTATGACCAAGCTCACTAAATTGAGCGGCGGCAGTAATTCGGATGCTTCCGGGCTTGTCTCGAGTATGGCGTCAGCCATGAAGAATGGCCGATTTGACAGCGGTTCGCTGGACGCTTTGTTTGCGAAGGCACCACAGGCAATAAAGATCCTTACGGATTATTACGGCGTTTCCGAGAGGAAGCTCCGTACTATGGCACAGGCCGGAATCATTAAGGCGAAGGATATTCAAAAGGCATTCATGGATGCGGGGGAGGCTGTAGATAAATCCTTCTCTGAGATGGGGCCGAGAATATCCGATGTGCTTTCATCCGCGCGGAGCCAGCTCAAATATTTCATCGAGGAAACCGATGAAATGTTCGGCATTACGAAATCCATAGCAAAATTTCTACAGAGCGGATTTCAGACCGTGATGGGCTGGCTTCAGAAAGCGCGTTCAAGTGTGATGTTCCTTTCGGAGAAGCTGGGCGGGATGGAAAATACCCTCAAACTTCTCGCGGTTGTCGCGGCTTCATTCGCTGTTGCCATGAACTTCGGAAAAATCGTATCAGGGGTAAAAGGTCTGGTTGGCATATTCGGCAAGCTGGGGATAAAAGGAACCTTAATCGTTGCGGCAATCGCCATGATCATATTGGCGATAGAGGACTTCATCCACTTTATGAAAGGGAATAACTCCCTGCTGGGGGTGATGTTCGAGAAGGCCGGTATAGATGCTGACGAGGCAAGAGAAAAGATAATCTCCGCTTGGAACACGGTCAAGAAATTCCTTCTTGCAGCTTGGGGTGCGATCAAACAAGCTGGCACGGCTGTTTGGGGTCAACTTACAGCGTTTTGGCAAAGAAACGGAGAGCGGATTGTTCAGGTAACGACCAAAATCTTCACGGCTGTCGGTACTATCGTCAAGGCTGTAGCAGGACAAATCGCTGGCTCGTGGGACAACATGGGCGGGTCGCTCATGAGCATAATTTCAAAGGCGTGGGATTATATAAAATCTACGTTCCAATTTGCCCTTGACTTCATCTTAGATCTGCTTGCCGTAGTTTGTGACATCATCAATGGCGATTGGAGTGCGCTTTGGGAAGATGTAAAAACATTGTTCGTCAACATTTGGAACAACATGATAAACTCCCTTAAGGAGTGGGCTAAGTTGTTCGCTTCGTTTATAGAACTTATCGGACAAGCCATCCTTTACAGTTTCACATGGACGCGCGACCAGATCAAAAAGATTTGGGATAGTATCGGCCCCTACATCACGGGCGCTTTGAAAGCCGTATGGGATAAGATCAAATCCATCGGTCAGGCAATTGCCGATTTCTTCGTCGGGTTGTGGGGATCCATTACAGAAACGGTCGGCGGAATCAAAGATACAATCGTTGAGAAATTCCAAGAGGCTGTCGATTGGATCGTTGCGCTCCCCGGACAGGCCCTCGCATGGGGTTCTGATATAATCAACAAAATCATCGAAGGGATTCTCGGGGTCGGAACGTCTCTGAAAGAAACGGTTGAGGGAATCTTTGATGATCCCATCGGATTCATAAAAGGGCTTCCCGAAAAAGCCGTCGAATGGGGTAAAGATATAGCGGGCGGTTTGAAGTCTGGAATTGAGAGCGGCGCGGGGGCTGTGAAAAAAGCGGCTTCGTGGGTTGCCGGTAAGGTTAGCGGTGTTCTTCACTTCTCCGAACCGGACGAAGGCCCGTTATCTGATTTTCACACCTATATGCCTGATATGATAAAGATGATGGTCCAAGGCATAGAGGCCGGGATCCCTGCCATCCGTCAGGTAGTTGGAACTTTGACCGGTGCAATGTCTTCTGATTTTGCATCCGGGTTAGGCTCTCTTTCATCTGTCGTTGAAGCGATAAAAGAATCCATGGTTTCTGATTTTGCTTCGGGCATCGATAAGCTGTCAGCACTTGCGGATTCCCGATTCGTTTTCCAGAAAACTGCTGGCGCTGTAACCAACAGCAACAACATTTCCCGCAATGTAGTTCAGAATGTGGAAATTTCCAACACGTTCAACGGAGACCGGGCGGGACAGCAGAAAGCATCCGCGGCTATGAAATCCGCGGCTCAGGACAGCACGGCTCAGATGGGCCGCGCACTTCTGTTTGCGAGGTGATTGAATGGCACGGGCAATACAACCGGTTCAGGTTGCTGGAATTGAATTCGATGCTCTCATCGAAGAAACGAGGCAGCTCGACGCGGAGATCCCTCAATATTCGACCGAAGAAGGGTTCCAAATTTCTGATGCGATCATCATTGACGCGGAAACCATCAGCATGACGCTTTTCGTGACGGACACTCCTGTAACTTGGCGTGACCGTCACGGGGGCGCACATATGGGAGACGTTTGCAGTCGCCTCGAAGCGATCTATTTCAACAAGGAACCCATCACGATTTCAACCACGGATGCCAACTATACAGATATGGGCATCCAGTCCATCACGTTTTCAAAGTCGTTTGAAGTAGGGTATTCCAGAGAAATACCGATCACCTTCAAAAAGATTCGAAAGACGAGGACCAGAACGATAGCGGCCCCGTCTTCTATATACCCAAGCGGAGGTATGACCGGACAGACCACCGGGCAAGTTTCTACCGAAGCGAAAAACACGGCTGAACCCGGAAGCATTATGTACGGAGTGTATTCCGGATTAACAGGCGGATCCGAGAATACTTCCACTCCGGCTTACACGGGACAGGGAACCGCGGCGGGAGCAAGGAAAAGGACTTCACAAACTGTCCAAGGCACAATAAACAACCACAATTCCGGTGGCGGGTATAATCCGTCCAAAAACTTGACCCGGCTTAATCAGATCAACTGACGAAAGGAGGCGGCGCTGAAAGGTGGATACCGGAGTAGATTATACCGTGATAACGGTTCCCAAATACAACGACAGTTTCTCCCGAATTACCCTTGACGGGACTCTGTATCAAATTCGGTTTTCCTACAACATGGCGACAGATTGCTGGAAATTCGGTTTATTCACGGCTTGGTACGAGCCGATATTCCAAGACGTGAAAATCGTACCCGGCGCACCGCTGAACCATTCGTTTTGCCAGAAGCCGTACCCCCGCGTCTGGTTTGGCGTAAAGACCAAACTGGATCGTGTCGGCTACCGGGATTTCTGGGACGGGAACGCAGAGTTCTTCTACATGGAGTTGGCAGACAATGGCTGAGAATTACGAAAACTTTGAACGGCAGTACAAGGTCACGATAACCGGAGCCGGGGGAGGGTTTGAGTTTGGAGGAGAGGAGTTTCCCCTCCATATCAGCTTTTCGTTCCAGAAAACGGATTTGTACTCTCCGAACAACGGAAACCTGACCGTTTGGAATCTCGCCCCCGAACATACCGCTATGCTGATCGAGAATGAGGAAAATGCGCATCTGACGCTTGAAGCGGGATATCGGGATCATATCACCCGTATCTTTTCGGGAGTTGTCAGTTTTTCTTCTACCTCGATGGATGGAGCAGATTGGCGTACCGAAATCGAAGTCATAGACACCCTCGAGGAGCAGCGCGATTCATACGTTTCGTTGTCCTTTGCCCCCGGTACAAACTGGAGAGACATAACGGATGAGGCGGCAGGACAGCTCGGCATTGATATTGATTACGGCCATAATGTAGAGTTCAAGGCCATAGATACAGGATTCCAGTTTGTCGGGCTTGCAGACGATGTTTTTACCAAAGCCTGTGACAGCAACGGCCTTTCGTGGAGCGTTCAGGATGGAAGGATCCAGATGAAGAAGAACGCAGATACGATGCCGCCCGGTGTGATCTACGTTATATCCGCTGATACTGGTATGATTGAAATGCCTGTTCGTGTTTGCATTGCCGGGAGCGCAGAAACTGGGGATAAGATCATAGGATATGATGTTACCTGCCTTTTGAATGGAGACATAAAAATAGATGATTACGTCTATTTGGATTCAAAGATCGTCAAAGGGGCATTCCGGGTTTACTCCATCGAATACACGGGTGACAGTCAGTCCGGCGACTGGACCACAAAAATGCGTCTGCTCGAAAAAGGGCTGTGATCGGAGGAATCCATGCTTCAAGAACTGGTCAACATGACACAGGAGCTGATCCGAAAGCATCTGAAAAAGATGCACACAGCGGTTCCTGGAAAGGTCGTAAAGTACGACCCTGATAGGGGGATGTGCGACGTCCAGCCCGTCATGCAATACAAAAAACCGAATGGTGAATGGATCGATTATCCGGAGCTGAAAGACGTCCCTGTTTGGTGGCCGCAGACTTACGGGCAGGAATCGACCATCGTTTACCCCATCAAGAAAGATGATGAGGTGCTTGTCCTTCTGATGGAACGTCCCATCGACTACTGGCTTTTCGGACAGCAGACGAAACAGGATCTGATGTTCGATCTGTCGGAGGCTATCTGCATCCCCGGCCTTTTTGCAAAGCCGAACAAACTGGCGAAAACCGCTCAGGATGAGAAGGCAATCATCATCCAGCGAAAGGATACCTTCGTAAAGATCAAAGAAAAGGAAATCGAGCTGAACTCCAAAGAAACCGTGGTCGTGAATGCCAAGAAAGAAGTCACGGTCAACACGGATACGGATGTGATTGTCAACGCCAAAAAGGACGTTACGGTGAATGCAGATGGAGATATAGCCCTTAATGCAGAAAACACCATAGAGCTGAACGCGGAGGAAATCCTCATCAATGGTTCTGAAATGAACGCCACGGCGTCCCTGTCCTTTGACGGAGATATGACCGTCGCCGGAGGCATTACCGCTTCGGGTGATGTGGTCGCCGATGGAATCAGCCTGAAGGAACATACCCACAAAGATGGGGACGATGCTGAAACGACGCCCCCGAACGCTTAACGCACACAGCAGCGAAAGCTGTGAAAATATATTTTTGATGGAGGTCAAACCATTATGGAAAAGATCAATCTGAATCTTTCTACCCCTTGGTACACTTTTCAGAGAAAGGTTCACGCCCTGTTCCGGAACGATCCGGATATTCAGGTCGGGGAAATCTTCGAAACCAATGATCCGGTTGCGCAGTATGCTTTCGATATTGAGGTGAAGAACCACGAGAAGTACATCGCCCTCGACCGCGTTCTCCCTAAGATCCGGAGATTCGGCAATGTGGCCGTCGCCATTTTCCTGTACGATGAAGAAAACGGAGAGGAACAGGATACCGAAACCCTGTTCAAAACCATCTTTGACGGGAATCCGCTCATGGATGAGATCGTCTCTGCCGAAGATTTCACAGGCACGAAGCATACCTACGTCATGTTCCTGCCGAGAGTTATCCAGTTCTTCAACGATGATATTTCCGACCTGAACGGAAACTGGAGCGGCATCGCGCAGGAAATCGCCCGTGAGGTTTTTGAGGATGCAAGGGGCGTCCATTTCTGCACTTCTCCGTTCATCGGTGAACCAGAAGCCAAAGAGGAAGAGTAAAACCGTTTGTCTGCCCCGTGTGGCGTTTGTACGCTGATTTTTCTTGAAAGAGGTATTTCCATCCATCCGAAAGAAACGAGGCGTATAAACGGCTCCACGGGGCTGTAATATAGTCCAAAGAAAACGGAGGCCGACTGACATGATGGACAGGCTGGATATACGGCTGTCGCGGGACGGAGATATAGTCCTGTCGGACAGTGGGGATATACAGATCACCAACAGCATACAACAGGCAATCTTGATCCACCTCCGGTGGATTTTTTCTGAGTGGAGGCTCGGCCCGGATTACGGTTTCCCGTACTTTGAAGACGTGTTCATCAAGAATCCCGACATTGAGCGGATCAAGCGGGATATACGAATGGAGATCATGAAGGTTGAAGGGGTCCGCCGTGCAACAGTAGACAGCGTGACCTATGACCCTGCCGGAAGATCTGCGACGTTCGTATATACCGCCGTGACCGACGAGGAAACTTTCAAGGAAGAGGTGACTTTGTATGCCTGATTATGGATTGACCCCTACCGGTCCGAACACAAAACGGCTGGACGTCATCCTCGACGAAATGCACACCCAGCTTTCGGAGGCGTGGGGGGTTAATACCCGGAAGGATCCTCAGTCCTTCTTGAACCATCTGCTGACGAATATAGCCGACCAGCTTGCCGACCTTTGGGCGTTCGGTGAGGACGTCTACTACTCGCAGTACCCTACCTCGGCGGAAGGGGCGAGTCTTGATTACTCCGCAGAGTATGGAGGAATTGTCCGGGAGGCCGCTGCAAAGTCCTACTACCGGGTTCTTTGCACGGGCAAAGACGGAACGATCATCCCGGCCCGGACCATCATTGCATCGAATACGACTCCGGCAACCCAGCTCTCGATCACGGAAAACGCACAGATCACGAGCGCGGATTTCAATACGGCAAAGATCATCATAGCCGAACCCGGAACGAAATCCGTTCTTGCTGTTGAGTTGAATAGCGAGCTTTATCAGTTTGAGCCGGATTCCACGAAAACGGACGCAGAAAACCTCGCCGGACTCGCTGGGGTTTTGAATGCCGCACCGGGATTCACCGCGAAAGTCGAGGAGAGGGCGATTGTCCTTGCCGCAGAGGACGAGATCAGCAGTAACACCCTGATTATGTCGGAAAACCTGACAACGGAATCAGTCGGATCCGTTATTACATTTTCAACTGTTGAGGATGGCGATATTCTGATTCCTCCCGGCGTGGTTACGAAGATCCAGATGGCTGTTGCGGGGCTTGAATCGGTTACGAACGTCGGCGGCTATATCGCTGGCCGGAAGGCTGAAACCGATACCGAACTGCGGCAGTCCTACATCGATAAAATCTATAACCGGTCTTCGTCCATGGCAGAGAGCATCCGGTCGGCGATTCTTGAACAGGTTCAGGGTGTCTCTACTTGTACCGTCTATGAGAACTACACCAACCTTGTGGATGAGTATGGTCGATACCCTCATTCGGTTGAAGTGGTTGCGGATGGAGAGTTTGACGAGATCCTTCTGGCTCAGGTGATTTTGAATACTAAAGCTGGTGGCATAAATACATATGGCTCCCGCGAAATCGATCTTCCCGGATTATATGGAGAGCCGATTACGATTCGATATAACAAGCCTGTTCCGGTTTACATATGGTTTAAGGTGGTCGTTTTCATGAATGGATCGACGAATGCGCCGACCAACTATGTGGATTTGATCGAAGGGATCATTACGGAATGGATGGATGGCCTGAGCGCGGGCGACGATGTTGCGCCTCAGACGATCATTCATAAGTTGTATGCCATGATCCCGGGCGTGGATTATTTCGATATTTACCTGTCTTCCACGGAAGATGAAGTCGCGTTGCCCAGCGAATACCCGGATCGCAGAGTTGAAATAACCGACCGTCAGAAAGCCTATACAAGTCCCGGCAGGATTGAGGTGACGCTCGGTGGCTGAACTGGAATACAGCATTGACCTGAAAAAAGATCTGGTAACACAGTTTACGGATCAGCCCAACATATCCGTGCTGGCAGAGGTTATCCAGAAACAGTTTGCGGATGTGTGCGATTTCTTTGCGCAGCTCAAAGTCAGGCGATGGCTCGATCTGGCTGAAGGAGTTCAGCTTGACCGGATCGGAGATATTGTCTGCCTGACCCGAGGCGAAGCCGGGTATCTGGCTTGTATAGACCAATCTGTTGAGGTGCTCCCGGATGATGAATACCGGAAGTACCTCATTTTCAAGATTTGGAAGAACACGAACAACTGCACCTACTATGATGTTCTGAAAGCGTTCAGGATGTTTTGGCCCAGACCGTTGTACTACCACGAGGATCCTGAAAGACCCGCAACTATGCTCTTCGAGACGGAGATCCTGAAGCCGGGTGAGATGGATGTACAGCAACTTTTCAAAGCCCCGATCATCCGGGCGGCTGGCGTGGGGATCTGGATTACGGCAATCACTCAAGCGGACGAACAGACCTCGCAGCTCTACACATATTCGCATCTCGGCAGGGGATTGAGTATAACCCCGATACCAGAGGTGTTCCCTGAATGGCCCAGCGACATTAGCCTGTGGCTTTCCGGTATGATGCCCCGGTGGTACAAGACGATCATCGAACGGGACGAAACCAGAACCGGTTTGGTCGTTCATCCCGTGCCGGAAACATGGACCCTTGAGATCTGGGAATATCTTGAAATCCTCGGAAACCACAAACTGCGTTCCCGCGCTGACGAAGAAAATCTTACCGTCGTGATAGAAAACGCGGGGCTTGCCGTGGATGAGCACAACCCCACGAAATCGCTCATTATTACAGGAGGTTAAATAAATGGATTATGGATTCGCCGTAACCGATGCAGGGCGTTATTTGATCGCGCGTCTGTTAACAGGGGAGACCATGCACATCACCAAGATCATGGTAGGATCCGGAAAGGTCCCGGATGGAGTGCGGCTTTCGTCCGTTACTCAGCTCTATAATGTTGTGGCACAGGCCACGTCCGACGAGCCGAAATGCAAGGACGGCGTAGCCTTCATGACCATCGAATACAACAACTCCCTGAACGGGGGGCTTGAAAGGGGTTTCTTCCTGAATGAGTTCGGGATCTGGGCGATGGACCCCGCTGTCGGCGAGGTGATGATCGCTTACGGTACGCTGGGGGATTATCCTCAGTTCGTAGCTCCGTTCAATTCCGCGATTGGCGTTGATGTTCGCCGATTCCCCGTAGCCATCGCCATCGGTGAAGACAGGGGCATGGTGGTCGATTACAAGACCGAGCTGTGGCTTACCGCGGAGGATCTGGAAGATTATTACAATCTGACGATCAAGCCGCTCATTCTCGCCGAGATCGATGAAAAGATCGATGCTCACAACAAAGATCCTCACGCCCATATGGAAATGGAGAGAGCTTTGAATCTGAAAGTCTACCCCCGGCTCGCGCTTGCCGAGGCCATGGAGGAACTTTCAGACTTGACCTCCGACGACCACACGGGCTATGCGAACGAGTATATCGTCACGTTTGAAACACTGGACGGGGCAGACGTCACGGGGGTATGGAACGATGCCCTTTGCCGGATTGAGTTCTAAGGAGGTGAAATGAATGGCAACGAAAGATTTTGGAGATCTCTCGGCATCGTGGAAGTCGATAGATGATTCGATTTGGCCTATCCTCTACTCCCCCTATAATGCGTATTCGGGTTACACCCGTGGGAGCACCGGAAATCTCAAACTTCGGGTAATCGGAAACACGCTGGAATATGAAGCCACCTTCAAAACGCTTAGCAGGTACAATTCAGGGCAGGGGACAACTGACTATACGCATTTCCTCAGATCGCTCTATATGGTCTATCCGGGTGGCAATGTAACAATCAGCAACCCGGGTTCCCGGTATATTTTGCAATCGGATGACACCGAAACTGTAACCGGATCGGTTACAGTTTCCGGATATGGAAAGGTTACAGTTCGGCCAAATATGCTCTATGATGGTGTGTGGTCCGAGGAAAATCTTGCATACGAAGAGTATGAGGGATGGATTCCGAGACCCGCTCCGACCATCGGCATCACGTTCCCTGCTGGTAGAGTAGAGGCTGGAAGAACCGCTTCGCTGAATGTAACTGCCTCCAGCGACGTCACATCCGGAACCGTCACGCGATACTACAGGGCATCCTCGAGCGATCCTTGGCAGATCAAAGATATCAAGAGCAATGTCAAAACCAATCAGACGGTAAGTGACAGCATTCCATCGGATTGGGTTGGTTATCAGGTTAAATGGAGATACACGGCGAGCAACGGCACTGAAACGTACAAAGAAACCTCGGTGTACACCGTTGAAGTCTATGACGATTCAACCGCATCGATTTCCCTTCTGAGCAGTACCTTCTACGAAGGCGGAAAGGTTACCGTTCAGTGTTCAAATACCGGAACGGTAAAATCCGGCGTTGTATCTCGATATTATCAGGCGAAGGGGAGTAATTCTTGGACGGTTACCCAAATTGCCATAAACGTGACTGCGCGGAGCACCAACATCGAGGACACAATTCCTGAAAATACCGGTGGCGGTACTATCTACTGGAAGTACGAAGTCAATGACGGAAGAAAGTCCGCCGAAACTGCTCAAAAAGCCATCACTGCCAACTCGCCGCCTACGACTCCCCCTTCGCTGACGATCCCTTCTGCGATCACAGCGGGGCAGAATTTCACGGTTTCATGGGGAAGCTCTACGGACGTTGATAATAACCTTTCTGGCTATGTTCTTCAGCGTTCCATCAACCAAGGGGCGTCTTGGGATACCATCTATCAAGGCCCGGCTACCTCTTTTACTGACAAGCTCTTATTGAATCAAGCTGCCACAGTTCGGTATCGTGTTAATGCCTACGACAGCTTCGGAGCAACGTCAGACTATATATATGCTCCCTCCTCCGGAGATCGCACGGTAACGAACAACCATGCTCCGACAACCCCTGCGGCTCCAATAACCGTCACCCCCGCCACTTTGACGTCTGGCATTACAGCCATCATTTCTTGGGGCACGTCCACGGATGAAGATGGTGATAGCTTCAATTATGTGCTTGAGCGAGCCGTGGATGGTTCCAAATCTTTCACGAAGATCTACGAAGGCACGGCACAGCAGTTCACTGAAACGGTAGGAAATTGGGAGACGGTAACATACCGGGTAAAAGCGGTTGATTCAAAAAATGCTTCTTCTGCTTACCGCACCGCAGACGCTAAAGCTGTTTCCCAGAACGCCGTTCCGACCATCACCTGTGCCAATGAAGACGGCGCGGATTTGGGGACGAAGAGTGAGGTATTCAGCTTCACGTATTCCGTCAATGACACAAACGCTTCCGACACTTTGACCGTCAAGGAGATGGTTGACGGAGTAGTGAAGAAGACGATCAATAACGCCGTCCGTAACCAGAACTATACGTTCAACTTCAGAACCGGATCTGCCGCGTCCACAACCTACTGGAACAAAATCTTGAACGGATCTCACACGATTACGATTTCCGTCTCGGATGGAACCCGTACCGTTTCGAAATCGTTCACCTTCCTGAAGAGCGTCGGGGCTTGTCTGATTACGATGGCCGAGGCGATCACTGCCAACAAGAATATCGACAAGGCCGTGGTTTCGATCTGCGGTAACATTCCTGCCGGAGGGCTGACTGCGGTTCAGGTCACAGCGGATGATGGAACGCATTGGGAGGACTGCATCCTTGCTTCCGGAACCGGCGTAACGGAATCCGGGATCGGCAACCGTAAGAAGATGGCGACCGGAGCATTGACCGAGGAGCTTCTTGGCGGGCATTATCTTTTCATCCATACGATGGCGAACACGGGGAAGAAATTCAATTTCCGCGTTCAGGCTCAGAAGGTCGGGGAGAATGGGGGACATATTTCTTCCGTGCAGGGTACCTTCACTGAGGTGAACACATAAGGAGGGCTTGAATGTACTTCAAAAAGCTGAAAATCAACGGTATTGAGTATGAAATGGAAACCCATATTGTCGGAGAGGAGGATCCCACCTCCGAGACCGAAGGCAATCTGGGCCAGTTCTATTACAACTCGAATACCGGCATCTTCTGGAAGTGTACCTATTCCGAGGATGGCGTGTACTCTTGGGAAGAGTTCAGCACGACCGCCTTTGATGAAGTCACGATGGATGAAGAAACCCGGCTTCTCCATTTCCTGAAAAATGGGGAAGATGTAGTCGATCCTGTGTACATCGCGGGAGGCGGCGGAGGCAGCGGAGGCGGCAGCGGCAACAATGCCGTCCTCACCGTTACAAACATGACCGGATGGCTGGCGCATACGATCAGCACCGGCGCGGACTGCTATCTGTCTATCGACTGGTCTTCCCTCGAAAATGAGATGGAGACCGGCGCGGGCATCCTGACGATCCGCGTGAACAACGTGGTGAAGCGGACGCTGGACATTTCTCAGGGGACCGTCCGGATCAACCTCAAGGATATTCTTGCGACCGGATCCAACAAGGTCAAGCTGACCGTAACCGACGTGTACGAGAACACGAAGTCGATCACCTTCACAATCAAGTCCGTCGATCTGCGGCTGGCAAGCTCGTTCTCCACGGTTTCCGAATTCACCGAGGGCGAGGCTGTCGTATTCACCTACACGCCCTACGGCTCCGTTTCCAAGACCACGCATTTCGAGGTGGACGGAGCGGATGCCGGGACGCAGGTTGTGACGGCCTCCGGCAGACAGCAGAGCTACACCCTCCCGGCCATGGCCCACGGCGCGCACAGCCTGAAAGTCTGGTTCACGGCTGAGATCGACGGGGAGGAAGTGTCCTCGAACGTCTTATGGTTTGACATGATCGTGGTCGGGGATTCGACCGCGCCGATCATTTCGACCTCGTTCCGCACCTCCGAAGCCGTGCAGTACGAAACCCTGTACATCAAATACCGCGTCTACACCCCGAACAGTCTGACGTCCGTTGTCAGCCTGTATTCCGGGAACACGAAGATCACCGATCTGACCGTGGACCGGACGGAACAGACATGGACCTATCGCTGCGACGGATACGGGGAGCTGAATCTTTCGATCCGGAGCGGAACCGCCGTCGTGAATTTCGTGATCGACGTGGAGCAGTCCGACATTGACACGGAGCCGGAGGCCGACTCCCTCGCCCTGCATCTTTCGAGCTACGGGCGATCCAACAACGAGGAGCATCCGGAGGTCTGGAAGGACGAAGAGCACAACATTTCCTGCCAGCTCACGGGATTCAGCTACGTTGCAAACGGATGGGTCGCGGACAAGGACGGCAACACCGTCCTTCGCGTCTCCGGAAACGCCCGCGTGACGATCCCGTACAAGCCCTTCGAGAGAGATTTCCGCACCACGGGCAAGACGCTTGAGTTTGAGTTTGCGACGCGGGATGTGCTGGACTACGACGCGGTGCTGGTTTCCTGCATGAACGGAAACCGCGGATTCGAACTCACGTCCCAGCGGGCAACGCTGAAATCCGAACGGTCGGAGATTTCCACGCAGTACAAGGAAGACGAGCACGTCCGGATTTCCTTTGTGGCGGAGAAGAGAACCGAAAGCCGCCTGATCTACGTTTACATCAACGGCATCATGTCCGGCGTGGTGGAGTATCCGGAAGACGACGACTTCTCCCAGCAGTCTCCGGTGAACATCACCATCGGCGCGAACACCTGCACGACCGATCTATACAACATCCGGGTCTACGACAACAACCTGACCCGGTTCCAGATCGTGAGCAACTGGATCGCCGACACGCAGAACATCACGGAAATGCTGGCCCGGTACGAGCACAACAACGTGTACGACGAATACGGGAATGTCGTCATTTCCAAGCTGCCGAAGGATCTGCCGTACATGATCATCGAGGCGGAGGAACTTCCGCAGTACAAGGGCGACAAGAAGACGGTTTCCGTGGAGTACACCGACCCCGTAACCCCCGGCAGGAGCTTCACGGCGACCGGATGTCAGGCAAACGTACAGGGGACGTCCTCCGCGCCATACGCCCGGAAGAACTACGATATGCAGTTCAAGGCGGGATTCGTTCTCGCGGACAAGTCCTCGGCGGAAAACTACGAGCTGGCCCCCGGAATCATCCCCTTCAACCGTTTCGTTCTGAAAGCGGATGTGGCGTCCTCGGAATCCGCAAACAACGTGGAGCTGGTGAAGCTGTTCTGCGAGGCCGATCCCTACAAACGCCCCGAAGAACTGTCGAATGCTAAGGTCAGAAAGGGTATCTACGGCTTCCCGATTGTGCTGTTCTGGCGCAATCCTGCGGACGGTTCGGAACAGTTCATGGGGAAGTACAACTTCAACCTGCCCAAACGTGCTCCCGGCCCCTACGGGTACAGCGGAGACATGGAGTCTTGGGAGTTCCAGAACAACACCTCCAACCTCATGCTTTTCCTGAGCGACTATTTCTCCGAGGCACCTCAGGCTGATCCCTCCACCGGAGAGGTCAAGGCCGCATGGCGATATGATTACGAAGCGCGTTTTCCCTCCGACGAATGGGTGGACTACTCCAAACTTCAGGAGTTCCAATCCTTTGTCTTCTCGACCTACCGGGCCGGGGCGACGGGGAATGATCTGGAAACGCCCGTGACCTATCAGGAGACCCATACCGTCTATGATGAGGTGGTGGATCCGGAAACCGGAGCTGTGGACTATGTGGAGCGGCTTGTGACGGAGGATGTGACCTACACCAAGGATACGGCGGAATACCGTCTATCCCGCTTCCATCATGAGTTCGGTAAATATGCGGAGGTGGATTCGTTCCTCTTCTACTACATCTTTACCGAATTGTTCCTGATGGTGGACTCCCGTGCGAAGAACCTGTTCATCGGCTTCTCGGGCGGGCCGACGTCCGGCCTGACCCACCTCGACCGCAAGGCCGTTGCAGAGCCTTACGACATGGACACGGCGATAGGTACGAACAACGAGGGCTCGCTGGTTTTTGACTACGGTCTCGAAGACACCGACCACCTCGCGGGCGGCGCGGATGTATTCAACGGCCAGAATTCTGTCCTCTGGTGCAACCTGAGAGACGCTTTCTCCCGCGAGATCGCGCAGATGTATCAGTCCCTCCGCTCGGCGGGCGTTCTGTCCTACGCGACAGTTTCTGCACGGTTTACCGATCACCAAGCCAAATGGCCGGAGGCGATCTTCAACGACGATGCGCAGTTCAAATACCTCGACCCGCTGGTGAATCCCGATCCCGGCAAGGAGCCTACGGCCGTCTACCTGCCCATGCTTCAGGGATCCAAGGCGGAGCAGCGGAAATGGTGGCTCTACAACCGGTTCCGCTACATGGATTCCAAGTGGAACGCCGGGGACGCGCTGACGGACGTGATCCAGCTCAGAGGCTACGCCAAGGCGGATATCACGGTCACGCCCTACGCGGATATTTACCCGACCATCAAATACGGTTCCGTTCCTGTTCAGGCGAGAGGAAAGCATGGCGTTCCCCAGACGCTGGCCTGTCCCCTCGATAACGTGAACGACACCGAAATCTATATCTACTCCGCCTCCCAGCTTGCCTCAGTTGGAGATTTGTCCGGGTTGAAGGTCGGTTTCGCTGACTTCTCCAAAGCGACGAAGCTCCAGTCCATCAAGGTTGGCTCGGACGAGGCGGGATACACAAACCAGAACCTTACGGGCCTGAGTGTGGGTACGAACCCGCTTCTCGGATCCGTGGATGCCCGGAACTGCACAGCCCTTGTCGGTACGGTGGATCTGTCGGGTGCGGCGAACGTCGAAACCGTTCTTCTGGAAGGAACTGCCGTTACCGGTGTTGCCCTTCCGAACGGCGGCATTCTGAAAACGCTCCACCTGCCCGGTACGGTGACGAACCTGACCGTGCGGAACCAGCCGGGGATCACGAGCTTCGTCATGCCGGACTACGAGAATATCACGACCCTCCGCGTGGAGAACAGCCCCGGAATCCCGGTGGAAGACATTCTCGCCGAGATCCCGGAAAACAGCCGCGTCCGCATTCTCGGTTTTGTCTCCGAAATGACGACGGTCGAAGAGGTGGATGCGTTCTACGCGCGCCTCGACACCATGCGCGGCCTCGACGAATCGGGCGGAAACGTGGACACCGCGGTTGTGGCAGGGAAGATCACGGGGCTCGACACGATCACGGGCGCATGGCTCGCAGACAAGCTCTCGAAATACCCGAACATCGAGATCGAATACCAGCACATCACCAGCAGTCTGCGGTACTACAACTACGACGGTTCGACGCTGATCACCACCGAGACCATCACGGACGGCGGCGACGGAACATACTCCGGCACTCCGTCCAGAAGCTCGACGGCACAATACAGCTACACCTTCGTCGGCTGGAACCGGAACAAGAACGCGACCGCGAAGGACAGCAGCGCGACCAAGGCCGTGACCGCCGACCGGGACGTTTACGCGGCCTATACGGCCACGGTGCGGACGTACACGATCACATGGAAGAACAGCAACGGAACCGTTCTCGAGACGGACAACAACGTGCCTTACGGATCCACGCCGAGATACAACGGATCGACGCCGCAGAATCCCGACAGCTCGGGCGGCGCGTTCCGCGGATGGACACCCACGGTCACGACCGTCACCGGGAACACGACGTACACGGCTTCCTATGTGCCGAAGTATGACGTGAAGTTCTACAACGGTTCGACCCTGCTCCAGACGGTTTCCGTTTTGGAAGGAGGAACGGCGGTATATACCGGAGAGACTCCGGTTGACGCGGGCGGAGCCGAGTTCCTTGGATGGGCGGCTTCGGCCGGTCAGCACTCCGCGGACGCCAATATTCTGAAGAATATCACGGCGAACAAGAGCGTCTATGCGGCGTTCAAGTCTCCGATTGAGGTTCCCACGGCGACGACTGCGGAGGGGGCTTACGGTGTGGAATGGAACTACGGGGCGACGGCAACCACCCTGACAAGAAAGGGGCTGGCAGCTTCGTTCGGCAATCCCGTTCCGGCCGATTCCCTCACCGGTTCCGGATCCTCTCCGTTCGATACGGTTGCGCCGTGGAAGGACATGAAGCGGTACAACGTAATCGACGGGGCGGTCTCGTATTCGCAGGACGACGCCGGATACTCCGAAACGGACTACGATACCGTGGTCTACATCCCGGAGTTTTATTACACGGCCTACAAAGACACCGCCGATTCCAAGTGGCTGTGGGCGATCTCTCCGACGCCGCTTGAGGGTTTTGTGAAGCACCCCGGTTCCGGTCGGTACATCGGGCGGTTCCACACCTCCGGAAGCTCGTCCGGTGTATTCTCGAAATCGGGCGCTGCTCCGCTGGCGAACACCACCCGTGCGAACTTCCGGATGTACTCCCACAACAAAGGCGAAAAGTGGCGTCAGCTCGACCTCGCGGCGTGGTCTGCGCTTCAGATGCTCTACCTTGTGGAATTTGCGAACTTCTATTCGCAGAGCACACTCGGGACGGGCTATGATACCGGATCGGTCGGCACGATGGGCGAGACCGGCGAGGCGGCTTACCATACGCTGAAACGCTCGAAGGCGCACAATATGTACCGCTGGATCGAAGATCCGTTCTCGAATGTTCTGGACTGGTGCGACGGCTTTGTCGCTTCATCCAGAGCTGCCTACACCAGCATCGACTACGGGAGCTACAAGGATACAACCACGGGCATGGATAAAACCGGCATCACGCTCCCGAGTTCGAACTATATTTCGGGATTCGGATACAGCGCGGAAGCGCCTTATGCGTTCATCCCTGATAAAGCGTCAGGAGCAGAAACAACCTACGTTACAGACCGCGTCTACTCGAACACCGGGACTTGCGTCCTGTACGTCGGCGGTAGCTGCAACGCGAACGCGGACTATGGGTTCTTCTGCTTCGGCGCCTACCTCTCGGCTTCGAACACCTACGCCAGCTTCGGCTCCCGCCTCCTTTATATCCCTTAAGGGGGACCGGGGGTCGCAACCCCCGAGAGCTTAAAGCTCAGGCAAAACAAACAGCAAAGCAAACACAACAAACGCAACGGAAGTCCATATCCGTCCGCGCACAGCGGTCGGATATGGGATTTCCCGGGATTCCCTGCGCAGTGGAGCGGTGCTTGTATCCTTCGCGTCAACTCGAACACCGGGACCTGCGTCCTGTACGTCGGCGGTAACTACAACGCGAACGCGAACTATGGGTTCTTCTACTTCAACGCCAACAACTCGGCTTCGAACACCAACGCCAACATCGGCTCCCGCCACCTTGTTCATACGGTTTGTGATATGCGCGCAGGGCTTTCCGTACCACTTGGTAAAAATATCGCCGCAAGGAGAGTGTTTAGTAGGACTATCTCGAAAAACGCTCAGGCGAACAAGGAGAAAAGATGCCAAAAAGAATTGGATTTCTCTACGACAAAATGTGCGACAAGGTTTTCATCCGAACCGCCATCCTCGAAGGCGCGGTCGGAAAACACAAGCGGGCCGACGTGAAAGCGGTTCTCGAAGATCTTGACGGCTATGTGAACAAGACATACGAAATGCTGGTGAACCGCGCTTATGTTCCGACGCCGCCGAGATCGAAGCGGATCTACGACAAGACCTGTCAGAAAGAGCGGACGATCCAGATTGTCCCGTACTTCCCGGACGGAATCATGCACTGGCTCTGCGTCAAGGCGATGCGGGGCGTTCTGATGCGCGGGATGTACCGCTGGAGCTGCGCGTCCATACCGGGCCGCGGGAACAAATGCGCATGGAGCTATGTCAAGCGCGCTTTGAAGAAGGATCCGAAGGGGACGAAATACTGTCTGAAGATGGACATCAAGAGCTACTATCCATCGATCAGGCCGAAGCGTCTGATCTGGGCCCTGGCCCGCAAGATCAAGGACAAGCTGTTTCTGAAAACCGTTTACAGCATAGTGGCTTCGAATCCGGATCCCGGAATCGCGGTCGGTTTTTACATCAACCAATGGCTCGCAAACTATTTTCTCGAACCGCTCGACCGGCTGATCTGCTCCCTTCCCGGTGTCAAACACTACGTGCGGAACATGGACGACATGGTAGTATTCGGGTCGAGCAAACGGGATCTGCACCGGGCGCGGGCGAAAATCTCCGAGTTCCTTTTGGATCGTCTTTCTCTGGTGCTGAAAGGGAACTGGCAGGTATTTCCCGTGGACGGGCGCGGCGTGGACTTCATCGGCTATCGGTTCTTCCACTCGCACACCGCTTTGAGGCGGAGGAATTTCCTGCGCTTCATCCGGCAGTGCCGCAGGGTGGCCGGGATGGCCGCGGACGGGATCGCCATTCCATTTCACGAGGCGTCAGGTCTTCTCTCCCGGGCCGGTTCGCTGAAACACTGCGACTGCGCGGGCGCCAAGCGGCGGTATCTGGACGAGGGAGTCAGCGTCGGGCGGCTGAAACGGGTCGTGAGAGAACATGATCTGCACCTCCGCCTGACGACCGCATAGGGAGGGCGCGCATGAATACAGCGGAGATCATCGACAAGCTCTGTTCCATCACGGAGGAGCAATCCAGAATCATCCGGGAACAGTTTCTGTTCATCCGGAACTGTCTCGCCGTCGATCAATCCGTACTCGAACACTTTGAAGGCATGATCAAGCCGGTCGAGGACGCCCTCGATCTGGCGGAGTATTCTCTTCGGCGCGACAGAAATTCATCGGACGGCCCGGATCCGTCCGGGCGCGAAACGGCAAACAACGAATCAGGAGGCAACTCATGAGCGAATGGGTAAAGTTTTTCCTCGGCGGGGGCGTCGCCCTGTCCATCGTCGAAGGCGTGAAAGCTCTGATCGGCTGGCTCATCAAGAGGAAAGCCGCGAAGGAAGACCGCGCGGAGGACAGGGCGGAGCGGAAGATGGAGGAGCGGATGGCGAAGATCGAGGGGCGCGTCGCCGATCTGGAAGGCCAGCAGGGCAAGATCGTCGACTCCCTCGAGCTGCAAAGGGAGACAAACATCTATGTTCTGTACGACCGGATCCGCTATCTCTCAAAGTGCTATATACAGGACGGGGAGATCAGCTTTGAGGACAGGGATTCGCTGAATCAGATGCACACGGTTTATCACCGGAATGGAGGCAACGGGAACTTGGACAATGTGATGAAGCTGGTGAACGAACTGCCGCTGAAGAAAGGATAAGGTGGATCATGGAATACACAAACAGTCCGCTGGTGAGCTACATGCAGCTCAGCCCGAACCATTCCGGATTGAGAACCCACAGCATCGACCGCATCTCCCCGCATTGTGTGGTGGGCCAGTGTTCCGTAGAGACGTTGGGCAACATATTCGCGCCGGTCTCTCGACAGGCCAGCTCCAACTATGGAATCGGTGTGGATGGAAGGATCGCCATGTACGTCGAAGAGCAGAACCGTTCGTGGTGTACATCCTCCAAAGACAACGACCAAAGGGCGGTCACGATAGAGTGCGCGTCCGATACCACCGATCCCTATGCGATGAACGGTTCCGTTTACGCATCCCTTGTGAAGCTCTGCGCGGATATATGCCGCCGAAACGGGAAGAAGAAGCTGGTCTGGATCCCGGACAAGGACAAGGCTCTGGCGTACAATCCGAAGACTGACGAAATGCTCCTAACCGTCCACCGGTGGTTTGACAGTCGGAAGTCCTGCCCCGGAGACTGGCTGTATAACCGCCTCGGAAACCTCGCTGTGGAGGTTACAGGGCTTCTTGCCGACCCCGTTCCAGCCCAGCAGACCGGAACACCGGGAGATGGAAATACGCCCCATAAATGGGCTGACGAGGCTGTAAAATGGGCTGTGACGAAGGGGATCCTGAAAGGATCGTCCTCCGGCGCAAAGGACTACAGGCTGAACGATCCCGTAACCCGCGAAGAGGTTCTGACGTTCATCCATCGTGCAATGAAGGGAGGCGATTGAGGATGGAGAAGAAGAAATCCAAATTCCGGATCTGGTTTGCCGAGAAGCGTAAGAAATGGAACGAAACCTATGAGAAGCGGCTTTGTACCCTGATTACATCCAACGCCATCGCGTGGGTGTGGTGCTCTTACGGACTTGCCTTGCTCAGAAGATATGAGATTGCGCAGTCTTTGTCTCAGGAGGCTGTGCGAACGATCCTCGGGGTTGCGATAGCATATGCTGTGAAATCCCTCGGCGAGAACGTATCGAAGTACGGCTACAAGGGAAAGCAGATTCCGGAGCCTCCCGCTGAAACCGAGGACGAATTTGCCAACGCCAGAGGCAATGATGATGAGCTGTAACCACGTCCTCGATCAACAGGAGGTGACGGATGCTTCAGGATTTCATAATGATAACCCGGCATTTTCCGGGAAACGATGATCTGAAGATTTACCCAATTTCCGACGTCCATCTCGGCGCAGCGGAACACATGGAGTCCGCTTGGCGTGAGTTCCGAACGAAGGTGATGGGGGAAGAAAACTCGTATCTGGTGCTGGCGGGTGACTTGATAAACAATGCCACCCGCTCAAGCGTCAGCAACATTTTTGATGAGACCATGCGCCCCAGCTCCCAGAAGAAACTCATGGCCGAAATGCTCATGCCCCTAAAGGATCGTATCCTTTGTGCAGTCCCCGGAAACCATGAGGGGAGATCCGGGAAAGATGCGGACGATGATCCGGTTTACGATATTTGCTCCAAGCTGGATATTGAAGACTTGTACCGCGAGAATATCGCTTTTCTGAAAATCCAGATAGGGGATCCTGCGGCGAACGGGGCAAGAAATCCAACCTATGTGATAGCCGTGACCCACGGAGCGGGTGGAGGAATCCTTACCGGAGGAGTGGTAAACCGCGCGGAGAGATTCGGCTATGCGATTGACGGAGCCGACGCTTTGATCCTCGGACACTCCCATAAACCGTTTACAACCCAGCCCGCCAAGTTGAAGGTAAACCCCTACAACAATACGGTATCCGTAAAGCCGTTCAAGGTGATCTCGGCTACCTCGTGGCTGGAATACGGGGGCTATGCGGCGCGGAAGAATCTGCTCCCCTCATCCCATGCTCCACAGGTTTTGAAGCTCTGCGGCACTCAGAAAGAAATCAAAGTTGAAATGTAAAGATGGAGGTTGAAATGGAGTTTACCTATCATGATGTTTTCGGCATCATTTCGGTGGTATGTTGGATCGCCCTGATGATTGCCATGTTCTACTATCAGGAGAAGGGCAACGTAATCAAGATGATTACGAAGTTCATAGCCAATGCCGAAGAAACCGGCCAGCCCGGTCCCGACAAGATGGTGATGGTTGTGGATTGGATGTATTCCTATATTCCTGCCCCCTTCCGTTCCATTCTAAATAAGGAAAAGCTGAAAGTAATTGCTCAGGACGTGTTCGACTGGACGCGCCAGTACGCCCTTGACTACCTCGAGGAGAAGGCCAAGAAGGAAGAAGAGAAGAAGCATCCCAAGGATCCGGTTTTGCCCGAAGAGGATTCAAAAGACGATGATGATTTCCTCGTCGAATACGATATTGTCCCGGAAATCTGCGATGCCGGGGCCGGTGATGACAAGGATGAAGGATGCGCGGAGTGTGTTGACGATGCTTGTCCTGTCTTCCCTGAAAAGAAATAACTTTGACGTTTACGGGTGTTGACCTCCCGCCCGTTGCGTCCGTCGCGGAGGGAATCCCCTGTTCCCGGTGAAGCGGCGGTATATAGATTCAGCCCTGTGGTGTAAAAGCCACGGGGCTTTTTTTGTAACAAAACCGGCCCCGGAATCGTAACAAACGAAGTGCCACAAACGGAGAGTGAATCCTACTCAACTGGTAGGTTTTAGCCTGTTTTTCCGGGAAATCGCCTTTGTTACACGATTGTTACGGAATGTGACGGAGAATGTTTCACCCGGAAAACCGTTACAGGAAGCCCTTAGTCCTTATAAATGTAACATTGTAACATTAAAATAAAGAAATAAATAGTATAAATAGCCATTTCTGGCCGGCATACCCCTATACCCCTATATAGGGAAATTTATAGGAAATTCTTGTTTGTTACGTTTCATGTTACAAAGGTTGAGACCAACCGAAAACGCGCTGAACCGTTTCGGCAGGTCTTTGATGGCGAGTTAAAGAAGGATGGCTCGATATATGGGCTTATAGTTAAACAGCTTGCTCTAAAAAACTGCAAAAATGGGCTTGACTTTTGTACGATAATTGCTTATAATACCCGATGCAAAGGGAGGTGAAACGCTTTGAACGAACGGAGAAACCGTATGACGGGAATAAAAAGAAAAGCAATCGTCCAGCATCCCAAACCGTGACGGTTGCTTTTACCCGAAAACCCCGAAATGGTTTCTCCCGGAAACCGGGATTCCACTTAACTCGGAGGCCTTGCAGAATCTATTATACACTGTTTCCCCCTCCGTGTCAAGTGGAATCCACTAAAAAATTCGGAGGAAAATATGGAAATCACAAAAGAAGAAGCCCTGCAGATGCTCAAAGCCGTCACGATCCTGCTTTTGGATTGTGTTGACCGGGGAACCCTGTCTCAGGAAACCTACGTTGATGTGCTCGAGCTTCTCCTGAAGCTCGAGTACGTTTTGGGCAACTGATTATGGGAGTCCCGACGCGCATAGGACGTCAACCAGAAAGAGTCATCACGGTAGATGATTATCTGGCGGCGGCACGTATCGTAGCTCGGTGCCGTTCAGAACGGCTTCCGTATGTGCTGGAGTTGCTTTGCAGAACCGGGATCGACTTGATGAAGTTGGATTTTCCGGAGGTTCCGGATCCAGTCTTCGGTACAGATTTCCGAGTCCGGTTATCCGCGTGGCTTGATGAGCCTATTCCGGATAACTGGAAATCACTGTCGATTTCGGAACACCTTGACTGGTATGTAAAACCGCACAGGGCCGTTGCCCGAGACGTCGGTAAGCGGTGTGCGGTTTCACCGATCGAAGTGTGGCGTGAAATGCTTTTACAGAACGGCCCGCTTTCCCGGTCGACGTCTATACGCATCAACACCGAGATTGGATTGATCCCGGGATGGACCTATAACCCAAAAGCGATGCGGTGCGGTCCTTACGGCGCACAACGAGGCTTCGTCAGAACGGAATAACAGACTCTCCCGGTGGGTTTATCCCATCGGGATTTTTTTATTTTTCTTGTTAAAACCCCTTGACTGGTTAAAGAAAGTATGCTAATATGAAGCCAGTTAAAGAACTTTAGCGGATTTCCGCGATAGGAGGTTTACCATGAAACAGGGCAGAACGCTTTCCGCGGTGTTAGGCGAGCTTAGCACGCAGAAGAACGCGAAGCGGGACTTCATTAGCCCAGCAAGAGCCGCATCGATCTCGCCGGACGCCCGGCATTTCATCCTCAAAGGATCCGAAACCCACGAATTTGGGATGACCGACCTTTTCCACCGTCAGGTCGGTACGGCGCTCGGTATCCCGGCCAAGTACTACGAGGCCATGCGAACACAGAAACCCGATCTTCTGGCCGAGAACGTAAACGCTTGGCTGGGCGACCTTGAGCAGAGCTACATGGTCCGGGCTTTAGAGTATGACGGGGTCTCAACCGCGCGGGCATTCCTTTCGGACCGATACCATAGGATCGACAACCTTGAGGTAGCGACAGCGGTCCTTCCGATGTTCGCCGGGAGGGAAGGAATGGAGGTAACGAGCTGCGAGGTCACGGAAAGCCGATTGTACCTTAAGATCGTCAACCACCGGCTTGAACAGGAAGTGGTTCCCGGCGACATCGTTCAGTCCGGAGTAGTGATTTCTAACTCCGAGGTCGGGCTCGGCGCGGTTGCGGTTCAGCCCTTGCTTTACCGTTTGGTCTGCTCCAACGGCATGATCATCAACGAGATGAGCGAGAGACGAACGCACATCGGACGGGCCAATAAAGGATCCGACGCGAGTTTCATTTTCTACACGGACGAGACGGTCGAAGCCGAAGATCGAGCCTTCATGTTAAAGCTGAGGGATACGGCGAAAGCCGCGCTGGACTCCGCGCGGTTTGCGCAGTCGATTGATCGGCTCAGGGCTTCCACCGAGGCCCCCATTACCGGTAGAGTGCAGGAGGTAGTTGAGCTGACCGGTAAGAACTACGACCTTTCAATCGGTGAGCAGGACAGCATCCTGAATTACCTGATCCGTGGCGGTGACCTCAGCCTTTACGGGCTTTCGAACGCCATCACCAGAACGAGTCAGGATGTGGAGTCCTACGACCGAGCCACGGCCTTGGAGGGCATCGGCTGGCAGGTCGCTACGATGCCCGAAAAACAGTGGAAAGAGATCAACGCGTAACGAGAACACGAGAAGGAGTGTAACCGATGAAGTGCAGAGTGGAAAACCCCAAACCGCTTAAGGTAAAGCGGGTTCTGAGTGGACGAGAAAAGGCAAAACGGGTGCTGATTACAGCCGCGGCGGTTGGAGCCTCCGCGGGGGTCCTTGGGATCGGAGCGTGGGTGGCAAGGAACACCCACCTCCGCCCTGCGGAAGAAAGTACGGAGGTAGCGCAGTCGAAGGCCGCGGCCGCGTTCGGCCCTTGCTCCCTTTCTGATCTGCCCGCATACGAAGCCGACCTCAAACCCCGGCTTGAGTTTTACGCAGAAGGTGACAGCCCGATCCCGGCTTGGTATAACCCCGACGAACCGATGGCGGTAGTATGGGACGGGTCTGCCGGAACCGACCATATTGCTGAATCCAACAAAATGGTTGGGGATTTTGTGCCCGACATTTTTGTCGGGGACACGGATGTCCTTTGCAACGCAGAACCGCACCCACCTGTGGGGATTGACTGTGGCGGGATCGATTACAACATCGAACCCGAAGTGGTCCCCGACTACCTTCTGGACATTCCTCTCGACCGATACCTGCAAGAGTACATCTACAATCTCTGTGAAGACAGCGGGCTCCCCTACACCTTGGCCATCGCGGTGATCGAACAGGAAAGTACCTACACCCCTTGGGTGGTCAGCGAGAGCAACGACTACGGGTTGATGCAGATCAACACCGTCTGCCACGACTGGTTGGCGCGGGAACTCGGGATCAATGACTTCCTGAGCCCCTACCAAAACGTACTCGCGGGCATCTACATCCTTTCCGGTTACTACGAGGAGCTCGGCTGGGAAAGTGGGACTTTGATGGCCTACAACATGGGAGAGGCCGGGGCAAGGGCGCTTTTCGAGCAGGGAATCTACTCCACGGATTACTCCGAGCGAGTTCTCGGGATCAAGTACCGACTGGATACGGAGGGGCGTTAACGTGAGAAACCGGCAGAAGCAACGGGCGCTTCGGCGTTCCGGGAAGAAGCGGGATTCCCCGATAGATTTCCGGAACGCGGAGCATTACCCGGATCCTGTTCCGCACGACGCGGTTGACAGAATAATCAGAAAGGAGAAAAAGAAGGTCGTATGATTGACTACGAAGGCAAGCGAAAAGCCGCGGCAGAGGCATTACAGCACAGGCTTGCCGATCTGATGGATGACGCGGGAATCAACTCTAAAGTGCTGGCAAATGCCATCGGTGTAACCTATTCGAGCATCAACAACATCAAATCGGGGAAGACGGAACCCGGTTTCACCCTTCTGGTGTTGCTGGCAGACTATTTTGCGGTCCCGCTGGATTATCTCACCGGGAGGTGCAGCTTGCAAACCGCTGAGGACGTGCTGAAGAACTATCCCGAACGGTTTCAGGTTTTACGCCGGGCAGCTTATGAAGAATATCTTGGATTACGCAAGTATATTCGGATTCCGCTCGGGTATGAAAGCCCGTGGCCCTACAATCTGGTAGAGAGCGTTCGGATGCACTACGCGGAGGAGGTTTTACGGGAAGATCAGCTGCGCGGGCTGGACAAGGCGATAGACTCCCTGTCAGAAAGGGAACGCGATTCGATCTTGTGCTATTACCGGGATGGTTTTACCTTACAGCAGATCGGGGACCGCTGGGGAGTTACCCCGCAACGGGTGAGACAGGTTTTGGAAAAGGCCGTCCGAAAGCTCCGTCACCCGGCCCGACAGAAACTGGTTCTTGAGGGATACGACATCGTGGAGGAGAAGGCCAAAATCGAAAAGCGAAAGGCTGAGTTAAAAGCAGAAGAGGATTCCTTGAACCAGTTAGCGGATGCGCTTATGGCCAAGCGTCTCAGGCTGTGCGGGCTTCACCACGATCTTGAAGCACTGATTAAGTGGGATTCTGAATTGCGCGATGTGCGGGGAGAGACCCCGACAATGGATGTGCCGATTGAAAATCTGGACTTGACCGTTCGAGCTTACCACGCCTTGCACCGTGCCGGGTTTCGCACCTTGGGACAGGTGATCGACGCTGAGGCCGCAGGGAACCTTAAAGGGATCCGTCTGCTCGGCCCCAAGAGCTATGATGAAGTGCTGGGGCGGTGCAAGTGGTTTCTTGAAAACACTCCGATCTATGAGAATAAAGGTAGGGGTGGCGAAAGATGAAACTCACGGATTTCAAGGTCGGCGATAGGTTATGGCGTGTTGACTTCGACAAGAAGACCGGCGCGGTTTCATATACACCATTTCCGATTTCAAAGGTCGGTCGGAAATATGTGTATGTCCGGATTGGGTGTTGGGATACGCAGTTTCAGATGCACATTAAGGAAGGCTGCTTTTTGGAAGTGAAGGATTGGGGTTCTCCTGAAGTTCTATATTTCTCGGAGCAGGATGCTCGGGATTATGTAGAGCGGAGGAATTGTGAGGATTTCCTCGCCCGGCTCGATAGCTGGGGATTAAGAAAATACAGTCTGGAAACCCTGCGGAAAGCCGTCCGAATTTTGAAGACGGGGGAAAAAGAAAATGGCTGAAAAAACATATGTACAATGCAAATATCGTGTCGAGTATTATGCGACGGAAGAGGATGCAATGAATGGTTGTCCCACTCTCGAAGACAGATACATCGCTGGCGAGTATAAACATGTGGAATGGGATGGCGCGGTTTTAACCGTTGGTAAGAAAAAAATATATTCAGAATATGCCGAAGAGGTGTACGGCTATACAGGTATAGATTTTCTCAAAATAGATGGGACGGTTTATGTAGGAGAAGAAAGCGGAGGAGGTGAGCAATTCTGATGGAGTACAATGACTATCGGTTAAGCGATGCCGAGTTGGATCAATACGCTGACATACTTGCTGAGGACACCGCCCACACACAGCGGTTTGAAGGCCACCACGACACCGTTGCCGAGTGCGTATTGGAGCTGGTTCGGCGCGAGCTCGAGAGAAATGAACTCGGTAGTGATGATGCGGTTCCGGTACTATCGGAACAAGGCCCGCGATTGCTGGCCTTGGCCGAGGTGCTGGCCTACACGGACGATGATGTTCTCTACATCGAAACGGCGGTCACAAATGAAGCAAAGCCCGCAATATACCAACCGGCGACTTCAGATCTGGTTGGAGGGGCCTTGTATTTCTCAAGTTCTAAGGCAAAAACCGGGCTTTACAGGATAAAGTTCTACGGAAAAACGTGGAGGTGCTGGAGCGCCAGACCTACCTACGAGCAGAGAAAAGAGGTGCCTTGGAATGGCTGAAAAACCGATCCTGTTCGGCACAGAAATGGTATGTGCCATCCTCGACGGGCGGAAGACGCAGACACGGAGAGTTATCAAACCCCAGCCGTCTGATGGAAAAAAGCCGATGGTCGATCCGTTCTATGGAACATATGGCTATGAAAGAGCGGATGAGAAACGGACCCCATACGCCATCGACGATATTCTTTGGGTGCGCGAGACATGGAAAAACGCAACCGGAGATCCGGCTGGTGGCGGGTATGCCCTTTTTGACACCTACATCTACAAAGCCGATGGACAAGCAAAGGTTGACTATCCGACAGATGAAATGCTGGTTGAAGACCGCTGGCGTCCCTCTATCTTTATGCCGAAGAGTGCCGCGCGGATTTTCCTCCGGGTGAAGAACGTGTGGGTCGAACGGCTACAGGACATCGATGCGATAGATTGTGTTGCCGAGGGATGCGATGCTGATATGCTATCCGGTGTTGGTCCGGAGTTTACACGCGGCGTTTTTAACGGGATATGGGACAGTACGATCAAGGAGAAAGATTTTCCGTTTTATAGCTGGGACGCAAACCCATGGGTATGGGTGCTTTCATTCGAAAGAATCCAATGAAGAATCGGGTTTGAAATTGCAATGAGGAGGTGCGGGATGACAAACCGTGAGGCGTTCGGAGTTTATTTGCGGTGCCAGTTAGAAATCGGCGTTCAAGCGGTGGAAAAACTGAGCGATTTCGTGTTCGTGGCTTGGGCGTTCGCAAACAAAGAAGCGGCCATCCGGGAGAAGATCAACGATGCTTTGACTTTCTTCTGGTACACGCAGGGCGGGAGGAAATACGGCAAGGGTATAGACAATGTGGTCTTGTGGCTCGGTGCGGAATTCGACGGCGACATCGACGAATGCCGGAAGATATGGAGCGAATCGGACTGTAGCTGGGCTGAAGAGATCACAAAGGGTTTCGGGGAAATTAGAGGAGACAGCGATGATTGAGTTTGAAACTATGGCACAACCCAAAGCGCGAAAACAGCACAAATGCTATTTGTGCGGGTATCCGATTGTCTATGGTGAGCGCTATTTCCGCCATTCGGGAAAGTGTGACGGGGAGTTCTTCGATAACTGCTACCATGAGGAGTGTTCCGATCTGATAGAATCCTACTGCCGTGAGTTCATGGAAACAGAATGGGACCGTGATGCCATAAGTGAGTGGCTGAGTGACCGTTATTGCCGTGATTGTCGGCATGGAACAGAACAAGACGATGATTGCGAAGTCTCTGTTCTCCTGTGTCGGTCGATCCGTGCAAAATACAGAGCAGAGCACAGACAGAAGAATCGGGTTTGAAATTGCAATGAGGAGGCTGGATGAAACGAATAATCTGTGATCGGTGTAAGGTCGAATATGCACCTGCTCCGGATTGGACGCAAGTCCCGAAGTTTGAGTACCGGGTGCGTTACTACTATTACGGCGGAGGAACGTATAGAGCCGCGACTTTGGACCTCTGCCAAGAATGCCAGAAAGATCTGGACGAGTTCATCAAGGCAAAAAGCAAAATCCAGAAAGGGGATAGCACAGATGATTGACACGGAATGGCTGAACGCGGCTATCGCCACGATCCAATCCGGGATAGCCGACAAGCTGACGAAGGGGAACGTCACTGTTTACCGGGTGCTCAATATCATAAGAATCGACATCAACTTGGGGGCGGGAAAATGAATAAGTTGCTGGGTTTCCTAAAACGTTGTCAGCGGAATCGGAACAAGCCGGATCTGCATTCATTCTGGATCGAGATAGACGGCGGCAGAGCGTATGTAGACTGTGACGGGGACGGTGTGTACATAGAGGCCCACACCTCTGCCGGGATAGCCCGTTGGCGAGGAAACCTCGTCGAAGCGGCTAACAGGCTATCCGATTCCGGGGCGGTCTTCGGATCCATCGATATGTGAAGTGAGGAGCTGAAAAAGATGAAAGGCAACGAAATCAAAGAGACAGATCGCAAACGATGGGAGAAAGCCGGAATGATCCCCGCTGCTTGTCGCTTTTGTGGGGAGATTATGCTTTTCCCGAAGGAAACCTATAAAACGGAGCAGTTAGCCGGATATGAGTGTGCGAACTGCAAGGCGCTTATGCGTATGTTCGGGAGAAGGTAAGCGGATGAGCGACTTTGTAAGCCGTCAATGGCTGATTGATGAATACCACCGGAGGCATCAAGGACCTCCGGGCGGTGCGCTGAAAATGATCGAAGAAGCTCCCGCCGCCGATGTGGAGCCGGTAGTTCATGGGTTCTGGTACTTACGAGGTGGACGCCCATGTTGCTCCGTGTGCAATACAAAGGCGCTTTGGAAAGACGAGGGCGGGACTGGCGGGTTCTCACACGAATACGTCGGAGCCAAAAGCAAACGATGTCCGGAGTGCGGGGCCAGAATGGATAAGGGAGGAAAAACAGATGATAAAAATACTGTGTGATAAGTGCGGGGCTGATTGCGACAGAGTTTCCTTTGCGGTGTCCGTTTCATTGATTCATAATCCGAGCCCTTTGTATGTAGGGGATACCGGCAACCCCACGTTAACCGACGAACCCAATAAACATGTGCAGTTCATTCTTTGTCAAGATTGCTATACAAAGTTGGGGCTTCCGAACGTGTACTTACAACGCCCTAACAGCAAGCGTATCGCATGGCGAGAGACCGATGGGGACAGCGATGCCAAAGAGGTCAGTGATGCCGAATAACGAGTATGTTTTGCGGAGCGATGCGCTGAAAGCTGTCTGTGAGAACTGCTCTATGCACGGATCGGACGGAGAGCCTTGTTCGAGTAGATGCGAAGATTATGCGCTGGTTCAGAAGATCCCCGCTGCCGACGTGGAGCCTGTGAAGCACGGATATTGGGTTTATAAGATGCGGGAGCGAAACAAATGCGAGTTTGTGTCCGGCTTTGATCACTTGGGGGATTGGCACACTATAACCGTGATTACTCATGTCAAAGGGCCTGTTCCTTATTGTGGATTGTGTGGTGCGCTGGCTGCGGAAAGTTTTCTGGATCATTGCCCGAGGTGCGGCGCGAAGATGGACACCGAACCGCCGAAGGAGGAAGATAATGCTGATTAAATTCACAGGTAACACTCCGGATAATTTGGCCGCATATATCAATCCCGCATATGTATCTGCTGTATTGCCACGGCGCAATATATTAACAGGGGAAGTCCTTGATGGAACTTCAATCTATTTGGTAGGCGATGAAAGACCCATACATGTGAAGGAAGAGGTGGAAGAGGTCGTTGATACGATATTGAAAAGCACTATGGTGACATTCCTTGTTCCGGATCCGCCAAAGGAGGACTAAATAAATGACAGTTTGTGACCGATGCAGAAAAGAACTCCATGATCGGGTAGTTATTCGTAGGTGCATAAGAATATTCGGGAATATCATTTTTAGCGAAGACGGTATTTTGTGTAAGGAGTGCTGGAACGATTTCAAGCGGTTCATAACGCCGATTACTACAAAGCCGTCGAAGGAGAAGGACGATGAAAAAGCAGATTGATATAGAAGACAGCATAGGTATTATTCAGAAGGTTGCCAACAACGGGAAAATGCTGTGGGAACTCCATGAGGGAGAAGTGGTTTCGATCACATACAACCGCTATTCAGGGCGGCGAGTTAAGGCGAGGGGTTTTTATACCTTTGATGACGACGCTATAACCGACATCGAAAACAATACCGCGTGGTTGAAAGAATCCCCCGCATTGACACTTGTAAATGAACCGTTTATCCTGACGGACGAGCTGAGACAGCGAGCGAACCGGTGGATCGAAACTCAGAACGCAAGAGGTGATGACGATGCCTGAACGCCTGAAACGCGTGTACGCATTCCAATGCCCGCATTGTGGCCGAGAGATCAAATACAACCGAAACTACTACGACAAGAAGATAGCTGAGCTGAAAGCGTCCATCACGAGCATCCATGCCCAACTGACGGAGCATAAAGACGACGGGGATCCTGATTGGAAGAAACGGTGCGTTGCGGCAAAGGGAGCTATGGAACAGCAGCTCGCAGAGCTGAAGAGTTTCCGGGCCGAGGCTAATGTGCTCGTGAAAGAACGAATTGATGATGCTTTCAAAGGGGTGGTAAAAGAGAAGATAGGAGAGGAAAACTACATCAAGTGGATGCAGGAGGCCGAACAGCGGATTGAGTACGCCGATACCAAGGAGCTGATGCGACATGACGGGGGAGGCGTTTGAAATGCCTGATCGAGAAAAAACGATAAAGGGCTTAGAGCATTGCACGAGGTTGTTTGATTGCAACGGATGCCCGTATTTTTCCAAAGGAATTGATCAGAAGACTTGTATGCTACGAAATGGAAAAGACGCCCTTGCCCTGCTAAAAGCGCTGGAGCCGCGGTTGCTGACGCTCGAAGAAGTGCTGAATGCTGACGATTTTGTGTGGGCTGAAATTTATACTCCTAAAAAATGGAGTTGGTGCGTTGTCTATGCCAAGATCAGTCCGCTTGTAGGTAACGATGAGATTGTGTTAATCGAAGAGGACTGCGGAACCGGGTGGGCGAGGAACAAGGCGGAATACGGCAAGCGTGGATTCCTTGATGGCGGCTGGCGGTGCTGGTCTGTGCGGCCTACGGAGGATCAGAGGAGAAATGAACCGTGGCAATAAACGATTTAACCGGGAGCGTATTTGGAAGATGGACGGTCATTAAACCAAGTACAAAAACATCTTACTTTGTTTGTGAATGTTCATGTGGAATTATCAAGGATGTTCGGAGAGACCATCTTTTGAGTGGTAAGTCCAAATCATGTGGCTGTTTGGTAAAAGAAGGTCATTCGCGGATTTATAAAGGGAGACCTGATCGGCGGTCGCTCAATCGTGTGTACGGTTGTATGATTGGTAGATGTTATAATACTAAATCCGATTCATATGCTTATTATGGCGGCAGAGGAATAACGGTATGTGATGAGTGGAAAGAATCATTTGATGTATTTGCTGAATGGGCATATGAAAATGGGTATAAAACAGGATTAACTATTGATAGAATCGACAATAATAAGGGATATTATCCAGAAAACTGTAGAATTGTTACCAAGCAGGAACAGAACAACAACAAAAGGAACAATGTAGTTTTGTTAATTGATGGTGTCCGATATACTGTAACTCAAGCGGCGAACAAAGCCGGGATAAAACCTTCAACAGTATTTAATTGGATATATCGAGGGGCAACGAAAAATGAGGTGATTTCAAAACTAAAGGCGGTGAAGTGGGATGCCTGAGCGGAAAAAGGTGATGTTAGAAATCGAAAAAGCTATCAATGAAGCTGACAGCACGGCGGCGTTTGCGCTTATACTGACGCACACGTTGAGGGACGCCCTCGCCCTGCTGAAGGGGCAGGAGGCGCGGGTAGTCAATGTTGGCGACTTCTACGGTGGAGAATTTGGCTATCTTGAATACAGGTCGGACAGACCGAGCTTCTCAAATTTTGAGCCAAGTCCCGTGCTGATAGGTGACATCGACGAGGAAAACGTCACTGTTATATTCCGTAGTGCTTCGGTACAAAAGCTACAGTTGGACAGGATGAACAAAAACTGGCGTATATGGAGCGAATATCCGACGCATGAGTTGTTAAGGACGGTGAAGTGGGAATGAGGATCACACCAGAAATGATGGTCGAAGACGAACAACGATGGCATGCCCGAGACGTGATCACGGAACTCGGCTATTGCGGAAGTTACATGCGTGACCGAAAAGACATGACAAACCTTGACATTCGGTTTTATGCCTACCTCATGCGCAAGGCGCACGATATGCTGAAGGAGCAGGAGCCAAGGGTGATGACGCTCGAAGAGGTGTGTAATCTGAAATATGACGATGTTGTCTACTATCAAGGGATCAATACGAATTCCGTGGAGAGCGCTATTGTTCTTCACGGGGAAAAAATGGTTCCAGAGGTAAACACAAGAGTTGTCCAGTTTAGACACGCTGACGGAACTGGTGGATGGAACGGTATCAATAATGCCGATCTGAATGGGTACGGTAAAAAATGGCGGTGCTGGTCTGCCCGTCCGTCAGAACGGCAGATGCGGGACACGCCATGGGAAGGAGAGAATGATGCCTGAATATCATCTTGGGGTTTCCCCGATTACCAACACGATCTACGCCGGGACGCTAAACAAGGCGAAGACGATGTGGCTGAACAAAAGTGACGTTACCGATGAAGCGGTCGCCTGTGTTCGGGACCATCTGAAACGACTCGCAGACGACGAACCGGATTCCAAATTCGGGTACGAGTGGGATCTGAAAGACGGAGGAAAAGTTCAGCTGCTTGTTAAGATTTTACCGAAGGAGGAGACCGAAAATGCCTGATATCAAGCGAACCATAGACCAGATGAAGAGGCTCGAAGAAACGGTTGGAGACTCCACCATGCAGGGGGCCGGTCAGGTTCTCCGGGATGCCATTGCGCTTTTGGAGGCGTATCAGAAGGTTCCGAAATGGACCCCGGTAACGGAAGGCCTCCCGCCTCAGTTTGAGGTTGTCTGGGCCACGGATGGCGAAGATGTCGGCCTTGCAGCTCTGCAGGGATTCTGCAATGACGAGCCACTGTGGACCGGTGTCTGGAATTTAGACTATCTGGATGATCCGGACGATGAAGACTACCTCCCCATCATCAAATGGAAGCCGCTCGAAACGCTCCCGGATCCGAAAGGGGGTGAATGAGTCCGTTTTACCCACGAAGCCAAGAGTCAATCAAACCGAAAATGCAAGAAAGGAAATATCACATGAGGTTTCACGAATTCAAAGAACAGCTTGCCAGCCATTTTGCGGCGGCTGTAGGAAACGGCTATCTGTACGAGACTGATGCCGACAAAGATAGGCTGTGGGAGATTTATCTTTCCAGCTTCCCGAGCGGATCCAACCCGATCTACCGCGTCCGGACGGAGCATGATTGTTCCTGTTGCCGCCATTTCATCAAGGAAATCGGTCGAACCGTGATCATCGACAAGGATCTGAATGTTCACAGCATCTTCGACTTTGAGGCTGGGGATGCGAACTATCAGGCCGTGCTTGATGCTATGCGGGATTATGTCCAGTCCTGCACGATTGTCGGGGTTTACCTGTCCCCTACTGCTACGGTAGGAACCCCGCGTACACAGGAGAGATCTGAAAGCGGGACGATCATCACCTACGAGCACTACAGCTTGGCTCTTCCCGCCCGTCTTGTACACCGTTCGAACAGAACCATCGACACCGACAAAGGCCAGTTCCGGGACACCCGTAACGTGTTCAAGCGGTCGTTGACCGAAATAACGGCGGAGGCTATCGAAACCGTTCTGGAGCTGATTCGGTCGAACACCCTGTACAAGGGCGCAGAATGGGAAAAGCAGATCAACGACCTGCTGAACTGTAAGCGGGAATTCGATTCCCTTACTAACGCGAAGAAGGACGCCTATTGCTGGGCTAAAGCCAGTGAGGTTGGTCCGGTTCTCGGCAGAATCCGCAATCACAGCATCGGCAAGTTACTGACCGATATTTCCGAGGGGGTGGACCTCGACGCGGCAGTCAGGGCATACGAGCTGATTGTTGCGCCGACGAACTATAAACGCCCGAAAGCGATCTACACCCAGAAGATGCTGGAAGAGGCCCAGAAGACGGTCGTCGAAATGGGCTACATGGATTCTCTCACCAGACGCTATGCGACCCTCGACGATATTACCGTCAACAACATCCTCTTTTCCAACCGGGATTCGGCAAAGCGGATCGGCGGGAGCGTGTTTGATGAGATGAAGTCCAGCATCCCGTTTGATCCGAAGAAGTTCAACCGCTTCGAAGAAATCGGGATAGAGAAATTCGTGGCCGATGTTCTCCCGACTGCAACCGAGGTGGAAGCCTTCGTCGAAAACCGTCACGCTTCCAACTTTGTGTCTTTGATCGCCCCGGTCAACCGGGAGGCTAAGTCCATGTTCAAATGGGATAACGGGTTCTCGTGGGCATACGCCGGGAACTTGACGGACAGCGATATTCGGGAAAACGTCAAAAATGCCGGAGGCCGCGTGGACGGCGTTCTGCGGTTCAGCATCCAGTGGAACGACGAAATAGAGTGGAACCGAAACGATCTCGATGCGCATTGCCGGGAACCCAATGGGTATGAGATTTTCTATATACGGAAGCGGGACGAATCGTCCGGGGGTAACCTTGATGTAGACATCATCAATCCCCAGAAGAACGTTCCGGCTGTGGAAAACATAACCTTCCCCACAAAAAACAAGATGAAGCCCGGACGGTATGAATTCTTCGTCCACTGTTTCAGCAACCGGGGAGGATCGGATGGGTTCAAGGCAGAAATCGAGTTTGACGGTCAGATTTACCGCTTTGAATATAGGAAGCCCATACGCCAGAACGAGAATGTTCCCGTTGCCACTGTTCTTCTGGATGAAAACAGAGAGTTCCGGATGGTAGAGGCTCTTCCCAGCTCTGATGTTTCCGGGAGGGAGATCTGGAATGTTAAGACCCATACCTTTACCCCTGTGTCCGTTGTGATGCACTCCCCTAATTATTGGGACGACCAGCAGGGGATCGGTCATAAACACTACTTCTTCATGCTCAAGGGGTGCATAAATCCCGAGAATCCGAATGGGTTCTACAACGAGTTCTTGAAGTCTGAACTTATCGATCATAAGCGGGTGTTTGAAGCACTCGGGTCAAGAATGGCTGTCGCTCCCTCTGACGATCAGTTATCCGGCGTCGGATTCAGTTCTACGAAACGAAATGACCTGATCGTGAAGGTTCGCGGAAACAGCGGCATGGAACGTGTTATGAAAATCAAATTCTAAAGCCAAGGAGGATACATCAATGGCTAACCTGTTCGAAATCGCATCTAAAAAGAAGTACCGCTTCCCCTACAAGGGACCCATCGGTACGGAGGATCTGTGGGATTTGGCCCCCGCCCAGCTTGACAGTGTCTACAAGGTCCTGAATAAGACGGTGAAGGCGCAGGGCGAGGACAGCCTCATGGACAATTCCGGTGTGGACGAAGACCTGAAAAACCAGATCGAGATCGTCAGGTACATCTACACCGTGAAGAAGGAGGAGGCCGCGGCGAAGAAGACCGAGGCCGAAAATAAAGAGAAGAAGAAGATCGTCATGGAGATTCTCGCGGAAAAGCAGAACGCCGCCCTTCGGAATATGTCCGAGGAGGATCTCCAGAAGATGCTGGAGGAATTGAATTGATCTTGGGCTTCCTCGAAGCCCGCGCCTTCACAACCGGGCGCGGGCTTCGGCCCGTATATAAAAGGAGGAAAGCCGTGAAAGATGCAGATAGAAGACGTAAGTATTATGAAGCGGAGTATGCCAAGGCCTACCGTCGCAAAGCCGCGGGGCTGTGTGTGTCGTGCGGTGGACCGGTTACCGGGGTAAACCCTTCAACGGGGAAAGCCTACGTCAATTGCACCGCTTGCCGGGCCGAGAAGTTAGCACGAAAAAAGATGCGAGCTGAGGAAAGTCGCATTGAGGCCGGGCGTACCACCTACCGGCAATACCGGGCGACGAATCCGAATGATGATCCTATCGAAGGGGATGCTCAGGAGATTGCACAGCTTCTTGGGTTATCCGTGATCTACGTTCGGGCCTTAGCCCGCAGTCACAAAACTACGAGACGTGGTTGGTCGATAGTTCAGATAGGAGGGTCGGATGAAAGCAAGAGTTCCCTCTCGGTATGAAAAAGAACTGCGAAAGGAAGCGGATAAGGTGTTGACAGAAATGGCGAAGCAAACGAAAGCGGCCCTCGCAGCGGAGGTGGAAACCGAGCTCAAGGCACGCGTTGAGGCGGCGAACAAGGCCTATGAGTTGGAACTTGATGCGCTGGTGCTGTGGACGCTCCATGCGCGGTTTGGGTTCGGTTACAAGCGCCTGTCGGCCTTCTATGAGGCCCTGTTTCAAGAGCGGCAGGAGTTGCACAATCGGTATCTGCCAGCTGCGCCGGATTACAGCGACAACGGGGTTGAGTCCGGGGTGGCGTACCATCGGCTTCGGGATTTCGGGTACGATGTGAAGACCCATTTTGCCGAATTGAACGCAAAGTACCCGATCCAGACTTTTCCGGAAAATGAAAAAACGGAGGGGTGAAATACCCCTTCCGTTTTCACGGGTTACAGTTCGGATGAATCCAAAGCATCCGGGCGGTATTCATCCGCCGCGATTCTGGCCCGGACCGCTTGCGCTACCAGATCCGTGATGGATCGGTATTTTTCCGGGTACTTGGCGACGTGATCGGCCATCTCAGCCTTTAGTCCTTTGGGTAAGGCGAGGCTCATTCTATCATAATGATCGTTGATGAAGGCGTTTGCCTTCCGGGAGGCTTCTCCTGCCATGTTCGGCTCCTTTTTACACAAAAGTTTACTTATAGTGTAACACATTCCGGCTGTTCTTACAAGAGGCAACTTGCACAATTTCTACCTGTACGTTTGTGTAGTATATGTTCCGAAAAAGGCTTGATATTCTGCAAGAGTAGAGGTAGTATGTAGGCACAACCGAAGAACGAAACCTAATAGAGCACAATGCTAAAGGAGGCAAACATGAGCACGAACGAGCTGATTGCGAAGATCGAGGAGTTGCGGGGCCTTGAGGAACTGGTTAAGGAGGCCGAGCAGGAGATCGAAGGGATCAAGGATTCCATCAAGCAGCAGATGAACGACGCGCAGATCGAGGAGCTTGAGGCCGGGACGCACATCATTCGGTACACCACGGTGATCAGCGACCGCTTCGACAGCACCCGGTTCAAGAAGGAGCACGGGGACATGTACCGGGAATACAGCCGGAAGTCCACCAGCAGACGGTTCACGATCAGCGACTGAGCCGCAGAACCACGAGCGAAGCGCCCGCCTTCTACAGGCGGGCGCTGACCCCTACCTCGTCGCCCGCGGGGGAAGAAAGGAGCTAACAATGAAGTACAGCGTTAAGTTCAGTTGCGGCCATACTGAGACCAAGGAACTGTTCGGAAAGGTTTCCGAACGGGAACGCAGGATTGCTTGGTGGGAGCAGAACGGGATTTGCACCAACTGCTATCTGGATCAGAAAGCCATCGAGAATGCCATCGGCCACCACGAGGTTGAGATGTTCTACGGCGACTACAAGCGCGACTACGCCAAGTGCAAGACGAAGCCGGGAAGTTACAACGGCGACACAAAAACGATCATCGTTTTCGTGCCGGATGAAGCGCCCGTCTGCTAAAGCGGGCCTAACCTGATTATGGAGGAAGCAAATGGAGAAAATAGCGAGTTTCAAAATCAACCACGACATGCTGACACGAGGGTTGTACATCTCCCGCGTTGACGGAGATGTCATTACCTACGACCTCCGGATGAAACTGCCCAACGGTGAAGACTACCTCGCTCCCGCTGTGGCACACACCCTTGAACACCTTCTTGCCACCTACCTGCGGAACTCGGAGATTGGAAACGAGGTGGTGTACGTCGGTCCGATGGGGTGCAGGACCGGGTTTTACATATTGTTACGGGACACCGTAAGCCCTGAAGCAGCTATCGTGGAAATCTACACGGCCCTGTGCGTCGCCGCGAATTACATGGGCGACATCCCCGGAGCGACGAGAGCCGAGTGCGGGAACTACAGGGATCACGACCTCGTGGGGGCGAGAATAGAGGCCCGTAAGATGCTCCCCATTCTGCGTATGTGGACAAAGGGTCAACTAAAGTACCCCGAATAAAACACACAAGTACGCCGCTCTAAGTTTGTGTAGTTTATTTTCAGGTATGGGGTTGATATTCTGCAAGAGTAGAGGTAATATGTGCATGTAAATAAACACCGCCTACGCGCGGGCAAGCCTGACAGGGCAGAAAGAGGAACCCCACAATGAAGATGGTCGAAATCAAACTTAGAAGCACTACCGCGGAACTTGAAAAGCTCGAAGCACGGGAGGCCAAGGCCGAGGAACGGCTCCAGAAAGCGATTCACAAGGCTCAGAAGCTGAACGCGGATTTCCCCACGGTCGAGGCTTACAGGGCTTGGATGGACACCGTTGAGACCGACGAGATAGGCTTCATAGTAAACAAGGCCGACATTGACCGCAACGGCGCATACCGGGCCATGGGGATGGCACAGGACGATCTGGACGACATAAGAGACCGGATCGCAAAAGCCGAGGCCCGGGTTGAGAAGGCGCAGGTCGAGGTTGACGCTTACCACACGGAGATGCAGAAGCAGCTCGACCACGAGGCCTTCGAACGGCTGATGGAAGCCGAGTTCGAGAAGGAACAAAAAGAGTGGGCGAAGGACGGCGTCAAGCTCGAGGGGCGGTACTACGGAGAAACCCCGAAGGGCGAACGCTTCTGGATCGAGGGCAACAACGGGTTCACCGAACGGAGCCGCCACTGCTTCACCCTGACGGTTGGAGGCCGGACGATTTTCACGAGCGGCGAATTCTGGAGATGCTACGCCACGATCAAGAACGCCTGACGAAACATAGCCCGCCCCTCCGAGGGCGGGTAAGCCCGGAAGGGCGGAAAGGACATCGACGTGAAATACACACTCGAATACAACGGCAGGAAGGTCGTCCGCATTGCCGACACCGCACAGGCCGCCGTTGAAAAGCTCTGCGACCAGTATGGCTGGCGCTGCACCCTGAAGCAGTACGACGCCGACACCCGCGGCCTTGAGTGGGCCGAATGCGCAGTGGACGCTGACGGCGGCATCAACTGGAACCTGACGATCCTCGCCAGCAGGAAAGAAAACTGAGACCGCCCGACCGGGCAGAAAGGAACCATCATGAAAAAATACTATAAGATTGCGGAGTCGCAAGGGCCGTATATCGACCGGCTGAGAGTCAGATATCCCTTCCGGATCCGCCGCACATCGGAGCCGCAGAACGAAGCCGTACTCGTCGGCATCCAGCCTCTCCTCGAAGGACAAGAGTTCCCGCTCTACCGGTTCCCGGGCGGCGTCTGCTGTGAAGATCCCTTCGGAAACGGCATCGAAATCATCGAGTGGTAATCCCCCGCTCCTGAACCGTCGAGCGTATCGGCGGTATCCCACCCGGCAACGGGGAAAATACATCATTTCAAAGGAGAAAGACTATGGAAGGCGATTTCGCAAAAATGCTGAGAGATCTTGAAACTATGGCGAGAAGAATGGAGGGAGAAAACGACCCCCAAGCACGCGGTAGAGAAGATACCGTAAAACTGAACCGGGGCCAGTACCGTAAGCTGTTCGGAAAAATGGCCGGAATCGAGGCCAGCAACACCAACAAGGAGCACACGGAAATCCGTCTCGGACGCCTCGTGGTATTGGAAAACCTTCTCGGCCACGACAAGTTCGGAGACCTGATGGCCACGCTCGGAACGCTCTTCGAAGAGTACCTCTTCGGTCTTCCGGGCGGCGAGCCCAGCGAATACCGCGTCACGGAGGATAGCTCTGAAAAAGACGACCGATAAGCCGTAAACAACATGGCCCCGTGGCAGATCGGGGACCGTTGAACCGTAATAAACTACACAAGCGTGGGGTTCTAAGTTTGTGTAGTTTATTTTCAGGTATGGGGTTGATATTCTGCAAGAGTAGAGGTAGTATGTTGCTACCGAAAGGGAAAAACCACGAGGCCGGACACCCCGGCAGAAGGAGAACAACATGGAACGCACCTACAACCGCGAACCCTACTACGAGCTTCGGTACCAGATTCCCACAGCGAACGGCGACCTGCGGGAAAAAGCCATCCGCTTCCACGGCAACGAGAAGAAGGCCGAGAACCTCCGCAAGTGCAAGGAATACGGCTACACGGTAGTCAGCTGCGACAAGCTCTACCCCTTCAGCATGCTCCGCAACGGCCACAACATTGAACTGGCCTACAACAACCAGCACATCATCTGCCACGAGATGGAGATGGGCGAGCGGCCTTGGAACGACGAGGCCTTTGATGCCCTTGAGGACATCAGCGAGGTCTACGGACACGCGATTGGCAACGCGATCTACTGGTGCAACGGCAAAGAGTACGCGAAGCTCCGCGACTGGAGCGAATGGGCCGAGTGCCACAGAGCCGAGGCGAACGCCCTCGCAAGGAACGCCTGAAAGGAGGGGCTAAGCCCCTCCATGGAAGATCAAAAGGCCGGGCGACCCGGCAGAAGGAGGACAGCATGAAATTCGAAGCCATCAACAAGAAGTTCACCGAGGCCGTGATGGAGTGGCTGGCAAAAGGATACCACATCAACACCGCCTCGATGGGCGGTAGCCAAGGCGAACTCGGAAGAATCGATCTCACAGACGGCACGGAAGTCATTCGGATCTTTGTAGGATCCTTCACCGAACGGGACAACGGCTTCTTAGAGGGCGTTGAACTGGTGGCCGGGCGGGTTACCAGCAAGATAGAACCCGACAGCGACAGCGACTTCTACACCATCTGGAATCAGAATTTGGAAGTCTTCAACCGCGAGAGGTTCTACATAGTCGGCGAAAGAAGAAGCAACAAGTGGTATGGCAGTAAGGAAGAAGCACGTGCGGCGAGCGAGCTCGCACTCAAAAGGTACTGCGCGAAATTAAACTACACGAGTTGGATGCTCGGTGCCAAGGCGGGGAAGATTGTGCTCGGTAAGGTTCGCAAGCATCGGGGGTGCTCGAGGGCCAAGGCCTCCGAAATTAGAGTGGAGAAGCGTGTGTACGATAACAAGGTCCACTACATAGCACACTACGAAGACAAGAGCTTTCAGTTGGCCTGAGTCAAAGAAGGAGGTTTGAACCATGAACAAAGCAGTGAAGGTTTTTCTGAAAGGGAGCCCTGAGTACCTGCGGCTCCAGCGGGCGGCGCAGATGTTTACGCGAGCCAGCCCTTTGAGCCGAATGTATTTTGTAGGGAACACTACCTACGATCTGTGTCGGAGTTGGGAGTGGACCACGATCTTGTGCGACGGTGGTTTAGGCGCGTATCAGGTCTTAACACCAACCGAACAACAAAGGATTCTCGATGCCAAAACCGAGGACGAGATTTGGGACGTAATCCACGAGGTCCTCGCTGATCGGTATTGCCCCGATCAGATCAGATGAAAGGAGTCAGACCGTGAAAAGCACGAAGGCAAACTTCGAACGTGTCATGGCGATCCCGGATGAACAGAAGCGGCTCGCAAAGCTGAAATCCTTTGAATTCGAGAACACCGGATCGAACTACTGGTACAAACGCGCACGGGATGAGGTTCAGAAGATTGAAGGGACATACAAAGAGAAGATCTTCTGGCTTCATGGGACGCCCCCGGCTATGAGTTGA